TAATATAATATAATATAATATAACATAATATAATATAATACTAGCGCAATAGTCGACTTACTAGCGTTCGTTTCTATTGCTTTATAGCATATGCAGTCATGTTTGATAAACATTAAAGCATATTAAATATTTAAAATCAAAAACTAGCAGTTTTTAGCTATAAAACGGTGAGAGCAATGTGTTTCTGCCCCTCCTCTTTTTAAAAAAAACTAAAAATAGCCAGAAAATGCTTAATAGGAGACGTTTGCTAAGTGTTATACACCCTCCTCCCCCACCCTATAAGCAATACTACACTTATAAGATGTTGTCGTCGGGGCGCTCGTGAGGCGACAGCGGGCTTATTTATTTTTTTATTTATTAATTATATTATATATAATATATATATAGCCAAAGCTATATAGTATGTTAAGCTACGCAATAATTAAAGGCGGTGCCTCTAAAACTCTATTATTTAAAAGGCATATATCTGTGTTATAGTATTATATAGACAGCCTTATTATTATTATATATATTTAAATAATAATTATCAGTCTATATACGAGGCGCCAAGTCCTCTCTTAACACACGTGAATTGGCTCAATCAGGTGACGGTTATTTGGAAAATAATCTATACTTAATAATTATACAATAAATGTATAATCTATTTAGGTTATCCTATTAGTATCTATATATATAATAAATTAATACCAAGCATTAAAAAGTCCTTATAAAATCTAGACTTTTTAAAACACAATTTTTTGATAAAAAAATACCAAAAAATACCGCTCATTTCTATTATACAAAAATAATGTATAAATAATTATTTTTAATTTCTTACCGCGATAAATAACTCTAATATGTAATATACCGGTGTAACAAGTTACACCGCTCGACAATTTGCTACTCTAAATATATAATATGACCTCTCTAAAATTAATTAGGGAGGTCTTTTCTATTATATATATAATATAATAAACACAATTAAAATAAAAAATTATTTTAATAAAATTAACCCGCGCTGCTAACTTAACATGTAATATACCGGTGAACACAGTTCACCGCTTGAAACCTAATCGCCCCGGTCTAACGATCGGGGCTTTTTCTATTATTAAGCATAAACAAAGTTGGCCCATTTTAAAAATGCTCCAAACTCTTACTAACGTAATCTGCTGTGAAGATAAACAACTCGCAGAGGATCGTACACGAATAACCGTTTAACGTATTCGGGCCTTAGTCCTCGGTACTACTTAATTATATATAATATAATTATTATTCTAATATTATTTAAATTTAAATAAGCTTCACTATTATTATATATAATTAATATAATAATTTATTTTAATATAATTAAAAAACCGTTCGCCTAAAATATTCGGTGTCCATTCTCTCTATCCAGGACAACCTAGTAAAAGAGGGAACAGTATAACGCCGGAACCAGAGCAATAAAATTCCAGCTAACTGGTTAGAGCTTTCAAACTCTAACAACTTGGAATGATTATTATAATATAATAATTGTATCCTAATAACCATTACTGGTTATTATAAATTATTGATTAGAAATTATTAATTATAATAAGCAAAGCCTTCGTCACGAACTATAACACAGAAAATTGTATATACGCTACGCTAATACAACCAGCCAACTTCGCTGCGCTATCTTTGATCTGGACCGGAGCAAGACATTCTTTTTATTTTAATTTTAAAAAGAACCAAAAGGGATTCGCCACCTGATATAACCTTCGCTACTAAATTAAATGCGTAGTCTCACTTTATATTGAATTAAACATATAACTAAAATTAAATACTTAAAACTTTAGAAATATGACAATATTTTATGACGTTTAATTTTGAATTGCATCAAAAAAAACTGTCAAAGGAATAAAGTTTAATCCCTATACTGACTGGCCCAAAGGCATCGTCAGTTACAATTTTATAATGTTTAAAAATAACCGGCGGCTCAAAATAATTGAATTATTTAAATTCAATTCTAATCACTATTGCTCACCTAATTGAATAACTAGCAACAGTGTCCTTTAGTACTAATATAATATATATAAATATATAATTACTTTTAGATAAAGTAATACAAAATAGATATCGGGGGCGAAAAATATTCGAAATTTTCCAGAGCTCAATTTCAGATTTTTCAGCCCAGATTTTCGCTTTTATATAGTATTCGCCATAGTATATCGCTCACGGTCGTCGGCCTATGGCCTCCTTATCGCTAACGCTCACTGGCGTTCACTACGCTTGAACGTTTGCTATACGGCCTTCACTTCGTTCGGCCTCCTTATACTATACATATAGATAGCTTAAGGCAGTCGCTTTAATCGGTCGCTCCCGCTCCCTCTTCGCTTCTTTATCTAACCTATCTATATCCTTACGGATCGACTACTATAAGCTAAAAGCTTAATGCTTACAACTTACTTCTCTTAACAAGAGAAGCTAACAAGAGAACTTAATATATACTATACATATATAATAAACGCTCACTCACATACGTTCGTTTCGCTTATAATATAATATATATAATAATATACATACTTACTTTCTTGGGAAGAAAGATAACAAAGAATGCTATACGCTCGCTTCGCTCGCTCTTAATATAAATAATAAATACACACTTACTCTCTTAGAAAGAGAGTAACAGAGAACTCTAATAATAAATAATAAACACATACTTACTTCTCTAAAAGAGAAGTAACAAGAGATTAATATACGGCTCGCTTACGCTCGCCTTGTTAAATAAATAAAATAAATTACCTACTCTCTTGAAAGAGAGATAGCAGAGAACTATTAACACCGGCCTCGCTTGCGCTCGGCCTGATCTACAACAAAAACTTAATTCGCTCGCTGGCGCTCGCTTATAGGGCGCTCGTGTGGCTTTACCAAGCGTTAATAACTCCACGCTATAAGTAATCATAGCCACCCAATTAAATATCATATACCGAAGCATATAATATTCAAAAAAAATAATTTTAGTACATACATCTATACGGGATTGAAATCATACTCCAATATATATGTATATATTAAAATAATCTTTAAGAGCAAGCCGGAATTCTATATACAGGACTCCGCATCAAAAAAAATATAGCTTTAGTCGGGAGCCATTAATACTCTCCCAAACTAAAGCTAATATTATGTCCCCGAATTTTTAGCCTTATTATGGCACGGGCATCTCCATAGGCTCCATAAGTTTATTTTACAACGTTTAGCTTATGGTTATACGTTGGTCCGTCCACATCAGCTTTTATATATTGGCTATTCTATACTGCATGGTAGTGTGTGGCACTAGCAAGCCTCCATACAGCTGTTTAAATAAAATAAGGTTTAGATAACAGATGCGACCCACTCCCGTGTGCTCCATTATCTAAACCTTTAATAACTAAGCTTGAGCTTCTTGATTAGCTTCACCAGTAACCATAACGATATCTTTACTACTATCACCAGTAGAGCCAAAAGATTTCTTAATAGAACGAATTTCATCGCTCTTAGACAACTCAGACCAGCTAGCTTTTGCTTCATCGACAATGACGGATGTTCCGCCAATCCCAAGCTCAGCGACCTTTTTAAGACCGCCAAACAAACCTTTGGAGGCAATCTTAATACCGCCGATACCAGCATCTTTAGTGATGCCAGCAACGAAGCCAACTTTCTTACCGCCCCAGTTCAATAGGCCAGTAGCTGTAGACTTAACCTTAGCCATTTTATAGGCAGTCAATATATCATCGACTACCTCATCTTCACATTCAATAGTCACGGCATTTTCTTCAGCCGTAACTGTAGCACCGAATTCTTCTTGTGCTTTTTCTTGGATATACGCCAAAAGATTTTTATTTTGATTTACAAGTTTAAAAGTTGCCATTCTATGGTTCCTCCTTATTTAAATAAAAAATAAGGGAGCCATGTCGGCCCCCTTTAAATTAGAATACACCGTCAGCTGTTTCTACCTTACGGTTAGGAATTTCTCTAACCAAGTTAAATGCTTTAGATGCCAAAGCGTTAATTAATTTGTTAGTAGCAGTTTCCGGACGTTTAGCATACAAATCGCCATTATGGCGAATTGCAACTGGGTAAGAATAATTACCCTTCATGTTATTAGCAAATCGAACGCCTTCTTCACTAACACCGTCTTTAAATGTTAATACTTGACCTTCTGTAAGTACTACATCTTCTGGAACTACTAAATCAAATCCAGATAGTTCAGATTGACGCATAATGCGCAACTGAACGTCTGCTTCTTTGTTTGCTTGTAATGCTTCTGCTAATGCAACATATGATTTAGTGTGCTCTTCTGTGTCGTATTCAGAAGTAGCCAATTCGGCAGATTCTTCTGCAGAATGACCTTTTGCAAGCAAACCCATTAGTTGATAACATTTAATAGCGATATTGTCTGGTTGTACGAATGGAACAACCATGTCGCCGTATTCGTCGCGTTTTGCAACAAATAAGCCTAGTGTATCAACTACGTGAGAAATACCAACTGGGATAAATTGACCTTCGCGTTTAGCCAATTTCGCTACGTTTTCTTTGCCGTGTGCTTGAAGTCCACGAGCAAAACCGCCGTTTTTTGTACCAACCAAAACTGCGTTAATAATGATGTTTTTCTTAGCCATGATAATAGCCTCCTTAATTAAAAGGTCCGATATGGGTCGGACACCCCGTTATTTAAAATAAATTACTGCCTCCCTTATAAGACAGTATCCAATATACTAATATTATATATTAATTAGTATACTCGATACTGCCGTCGTCTAGTTTTCACCGACGACAGTTGTAGTAGAGAGGAGGAGAACCAGATATTTACTATCTGGATAAATGACACAGTTCCGTTAGTTAGGATTGTTTGTGTATAGGAGTTCAGAAAGAGGTTCTTTTTTAGAACTATGCCATTTATCCAAACGGTAAATCCCGCAAAGAAAATTTCGTGGCGGAGCCGACCGAATGTCGTACCGTACCAAGCCGTAAATTACGCAAAAAAGAAAAGGAAGAAGCGATATGATGTGATATCGACTTCTCCCTCGCCACACTGAATGATTATTTTTTCTTCAACTTTACAACTAGGTCTGTTAATACATAGCCTAACATAAAGAAGAAAATTCTAAAGAGCCAAGGGCTTTCATTATACTTTTTATCTAATGCAACTAAAATTTTGTCCATGATAGACCTCCTGTTAAACAAACAAAGATACAATACTGTATCCTAGAGCAAAGAAACAAATACGATATGTCCAAGGGGACACTTCGTACCAAAGATTTAAATAAGATTTAATTGCGTTCATGATAATTCTCCTTTTTTGAACGAATGATGCGGGCGTTAAATATTCATTTATCTAACGCCCTTATTAATTAAATTAATTAATCAGCTGTAATCATTCTGTATCCGACAGCATTACGGCTAATAAATTGAGCACCTGGGTACTCAGACAAAACAGACATTACAGTGTCTTCAGAAAATAGAGAAATATATTCTCCGTTTAATAATAATGTGTAAGCGTAAGTTGTAGCAATCATGATTTTAATCCTCCTGTATGAATGCTGAAATAGAGGGAGAAATTCCCTCAAAAGAAATTTCGGGCCGGAGGCCACATTATTTAAATAAATCTAAGAAACTTTGAGGAAGCTTTTTATATTCGTTTTCCTCACATATAAACATAGGATGACGTTCATATGAAAAGAATTGTTCTTCTTCCTCGTCCCAAATCTCGGCCCAAGCCGAAATCTCGACAAATTCGACACCAGCAGTTTGTGCCTTACAACCAGCACAAACACAATCGGTATAGTATTCATCTACGATGATATCGTAAGCCTCCTTATAAGAACCGGCCTCGATAATCACATCTTTATATAACTCACCGAAAAATACGTACTTCATAGTTTCCTCCTCATAAGAATAACGTATTAAAGGGAAAATTCCCTCAAAGAAAATTTCGCCCCGGCGGGGCATACTTATACTAGCAAACTGATACCGCCGGATTGAATAAATTAAGAAATAAAATAAGTTTAGATAAAGAATATATATAGTACTATGCCGAAATACATAGTAAAGGTGACAGTCGAATATTCGACGACTAGAGACGAAATGACCTGAGCGATAGCGAAACCGTCATGAGCGCCAGGAGTCGAATATGGTCCCGTATGCGGGCGACTGCCACCGGACTTTATTTAAAAAAATAAAGCTTTAGCTACAGATATATATAATCCACAACTAAAGCTTAATAAATTAAATACAACCGTTATACCCTGCGATAGCAGAAGAACGTTCTTTATATGACACTAGGTCTTCTAATAATTCTGCTGTTTCAGCGTCTAAAGAATTTAATATTTTTTCAAACTCTAACGCTACTGCAATATCGCCAGTAAGAGCAATATCTTCCATAGGATATTCTTCCATGACTTCTACGAAGTCTTGAGATGCTCTATCATAGACAAAGTAAGAGCACACAACTGTATGCTCTTTTACTTTTTCGACTTTTAAATTTTTACCTTCGCCAGGTTTGGCACTTAAAGAATACCAAACTTGACGAGATAATAAATTCTCGTCGTTTAAAAAGTTAGATACGCAGTATTTTTTTTCATCGTATACATATTTCATAGCAAAATCCTCCTATAATGCTTCGCAGTAATCTGCGAAGTCTTCTTCTAATTGAGATAATACTTTGGACGCAATAACTACGTCCTCTGTCAACACTTCAGTATAAATTTCTTCTCCGGTAAAATCGAAGTAAAATGTTCTTAATTTTTTGCCGTGAAGATATGTGTCGATAACGACAAATAAATTGCCGTTGTCTTCAAAAGAAATATTGGATACGTCTCCTTGGAGACCTTCAATAGGCTCTCCAATAAAGAAACCGTCCATTTTATTTAAAAGGACGAATAGATTATAACAGTCGTTTTTTTTGTAATTTACAGTATTAACTAATTTCATGATATCTCCTCTGCCGGTATTTTTACATGGAACGGTCGCCATGAAATATATTAAAATAAAGTGAGGAACAATTCCTCATAATAGATTTCGCCACGGAGTGGCTTTCTATTTTTTGTAAGATGCTAACTCCATAACGAGAGTATTCGGGAAGCTATGCTTCCCGAACTAAAATATCATCTGGAACGTGTCCAGCTGGGAAATGGAGATAGGTGACATCTCTTACGATGAAGCCGGGCGCGAACCCAGCCCCATTATTTAAATTTAATACTACAGGTATACCACCTGTAATATCGATATTAATAGAAGCATAAGCTTCTTTAACATCACAAATACTAGAACATGGTTCCATTGGTTTTAATTCAGTAGAACCTTTAAATACAAAACCTTCGGCATAAGCGCCGTAAATAACGATAGTGTTCATAGTTTTTTCCTCCTATCTACGAACAAAGAACTGAGGGCAAATTTACCCTCGTATAAAATTTCGTAGCGGAGCGTTTGCTTTCTCTTTAGCTCCTACTCCGCTACTAATAACAAGTGGGGCGTATCCGTCAGGGATTGTAGAAAGAATTTTGTTTCTTCTTTTGAATTTCCCTAACGGGCCCCGAAGGGGGATGTACTATGCTTTTCTGCAAAGAAGGCAGATGGTATGTACATCGTTACCATAGCCTTCCTTTTCGATCGTATTAAACATTGCTTCGTCTAATACGACTTTGCCACAGAACTGAGACATGTATACTTTGTCTCCAGGAATTTCGCAGTCTACAACTTTTACGAATTTTCCTTTTGTTTCTGGTTTATCAGAAACAACGTACAATCCATCTCCGTTACCGCCTTTACTATTGGGTAATAAGAAGAACTCATACCCATAGTTTTTGGCAGCAAAGATATTCTTCGCATTATCTAAAGATTTCTTTGTACCAGAGACACGGACAACAAATTTTTGATCATCTACTGGCTCTTCGATAACTTCCATTAAGTGGACTACAGTAAATAATCCACCAAAGTTATCTCTGAATACTGGACGCATTCCATTAACAATGCGACCAGTGAAGAATCTACCATCTGTAGATTCGCCATTGACGAATTCAACTTCGTCACCATCTAGAATATTATTACATTCTTCGCTTGTGCAGAAGACATCGTAACGTCTAAATAAAGGTGAGTCTTTCAACTCAATTCCTTGCTCTTGACGATACAGTGTGCCAGTTCTCATAGCATCCATAATCAACTCGTATTCTAAAACCGTACTAGCGAAATTGAAGCCTGCGTTTTTAGCTTCTTTAAAAGCGTCTTTTTCTTCACCTACATATGTGCGAATCATATTCGCAATATATGGCTTAGCCTTAGAGAAGGCTCCTTCAACTTTGAAGCCTTTGACAGATAATGACTTTGCACGACGAAGATCATCGCAAGTCATGTTTAAAACTTCAAAGATAGAGCCTTTTTTAGCTTCTAACTTTTTGTATCCTGGTTTAATGCCCATTTCTACAACTTGTTTATTTAATTCTTCTACGACGCGCTTTGCAGCTTCTAACTGCATATCGTACAACGCATCTTTCAAAACTAGCTTTTCAATTTTTTCTTTTCTCATTTTTATTTCTCCTCTTGACTGAAAATTTTATGTTCAACTATTTCGAATTGAGCAATTTGTTCGTTCCAAACTACAGTTGGTGTGTAGTTACGACGAGCTTGTTCAATATCTTTTAATAAGAAACACAATGGATCGAATACTGTCAACCCAGTCTTTGCGCTATCGATAATCATACCGATAACTGCTGGAGCGACAGCTAGACAATCCAATAAATAATTCTTGATTGATTCTTTTGATCTGTCAGATCCTACGAATGCAAGAGTCATTTCTTTAATCTTGTCATTCATAACTTGATCCATAGATAAATCAGAAGTATCATCATATCGACGAACATATGGAGCATTACCGTGTTCTTTACCATATTCTTCGGCGATATTGTCTTGTAATTTCTTAACAACTTTTTTGTTATTAAGGTTTTGTAGAACAGTTGATGCACAGCTATTGTAGACACAGAAAATACCTACAGCTGTGTTACCTGTTGCCAATGACGCAAGATAAACTCCAGTCATTAACTCAGAAATGTCGGCAAATTTAATGCTGACATTTTTACCAAGTTCGTCAGGGATGTCAACAGATCTGCTGACGCGGCCTTCGAAGATTTTTAAGTCTTCTCCAACCATGAGCATACATCCGTCGGTGTCATTATCCATGCCACCTAACAATCCCTTAACTCTTGTGCTGCCTGTATATATGAATACGCTGTGCGGTGTATTTCTGTATATATCTAGCAACATTTTAGCTTGGAATTCTTTAAGCTTACCAAGCTTTGCATAAATTTCAATACGTTTTTTAATTGTACCAAAATCTACGATTTTTGCCCTGAGATTTTCACCTGCAGATGAGCAAGGAAATCTCATTAAAACAGCAATTTTATGACGTAAAATCTTTTTATTTGTCACAAAGATTTCATCGTCACGTAATAGCTTAATTCCAAACATTTTTCCTGGGTCTCCTAAAGCTCGGAGATATTGACTATCTTTATCTCCTTTTGCTTTAAGATCTTTCAACTTTTTAGTGATATTCTTGGCGATATCCTTGCCTTTATGGCTAAAGATATAATCATCCATTGCCAATCTAGGATCAGCAAGAATGGCACATTCAATTCCTGTGCCGCCAAAAGAGCCTCTTTTGTAGGATTCCAAAATTTGTAAAGCTTCGTCCACAAGAATGCTTACAAGATATTGAAATTTTTCGTTATTTAAAATATTATTCATTTCTCCTCCATTGTTATTATCTAGCATACTCATTAAAGTCATGCTGATGCATTTGACCAGATGCTGTAGCTTGAGTAGCCTTGATAACCTGTAATATTTTAAATTTATTATTGGCTGGCTCTATGAACTGAGGAACAGCTTTAAAGCCGTTAAAATCAGTCACATAGACCAATTCGCCAGTAGGATTACCGACGATCCATACTTTTTGTGGACCATCATATCCTTTATCTACTTGGCTTAGAGATTCAACATTCTCTTGTTCAATTTCTGACGCCATTTGAAACCATCTATTCATGTTTCTCATTGGGGTAGACCCTGTTTTGGTACAAGAGCTAACACGCACTTGTAAATACGCATTAACGTCTTTAGGCACGCCGTAATTCCTACAGAACCAGTAATGACTATGATAGCTTTGGCCATCTAGCTCTGACTCTGTTCCAAGACTCATATCATTGAAAATCATGATACAATTCTTAGAGAGATCCAGTTCAACTTCTCGTCCATTTGCCGACCAAAGGTTAGCGTAAGTTGAAGTCTTTGTAGCCTTACCTACGCTAAGCTCGACGATATGGTCAAAGAAACCAATGCCGTTATTAGCGGCTTTAATTTTAGGCAACCAAAAATCAAGACGATCTTTTGGAACAACAAGTCTCTTACCATTTCTAAGCGATGCTGCAGACATCGCGATAGTAGAGTATTCAACTCCTTCTATTGTGTATGTCTGCATCGCTTCTTCATCAGTATCAAAATTGTACGCGATTATAATACAGTCACGTATGATTTCTTCGACCAACATAAGAGATTTATTAGTATAAACAAAATCGTCTTCGCGAATTTCGCCTACGCCTGTCAAAACCTCTGCAGCAGGAACTACATCAGATTCTTCAATAGCTCCTGTTACATTATAGCCAACAATAGTCATATGACTATTGCGGCTAGTAAGATATAACAAACGGATTTTAGCAGTTTTCAAATCCTGCTTGGTAGCAGAGAATTGAGTCCAGCTTCCAGACGGAATGTCTCGAACTGTATTTGCAAACTCTGCTAACATAAAATTCTTTCTTTGTCTGTTCATATTATTCTCCTCTTTTAACAAACAAATAAAAAAATAGTTTAACGTCATTTCGGACAATATACATTAATAGACCTATTTAATTTGTTTTAAGTCTGTATAATGTTCAAATGTTTTGGATGGGGCATTATTTTCTCTCATCCAAACCTTTGCCTCTTCTAAGCCATTGAAGCCTTTATACTTCGCCGACTTACCATTTGTGAGCTCTTTGCAACGAGCCCACTCCAAAACAAAACCTGTGAACTCTTTGCTAATAATAGCATAAAAATTCTTATTCTGTCCTTCCGGACGAATGAATTCTCCATTGGCCTCAGTAACTTCCTTACTGATAATGGTATGTTTGCGCCAGAAAAACTCATTTTTTTCTGGTCCTGCAACAACCATAAGTTTATCATTCTTACAGCTGAATACTCCACGGAAACGTGGATCTTCTTTAGAGCATCGAACTTCTGTTTCGATGCCCTTACTTGTGTAATATTCACAAGCATCTAAACAGAATTGTTCTGGTGTACGGCTACTAGTTGTAACCACTTTTTTAAACTTAGAATTAGAAATAGTTTCAATAAAAATAACCTGTGTCATGATATTTCCTCCTCATCATGAATAAAATAATAAAAATAAAGGGCATAAATATATCCCTTATATAAAAGCTATATCGTCAATATAGCTCTTATATAAAGAATGAGTTAGTATTTATATAGCGTCCTAACTCACGACGCTTAAACATCTTTCATAATGTTCACCTCCTAATAGCAGCTTTTAATTTGTCCAGGAGTTCGCTACATCTCTGCATAGCGATACCGCTGCCGCACCTTGTCGCTCAATAGATAGATATTTCCTTATGGATATCTTTGAGCCAGAATATGACATCATAGGGGCAGAGTCCTTCTCTGCATCCACCTCCGCCATATTAAAGCCATCTTTTGCTGTTAATAGCTAGGCAGGTCTTTCCTAAGTAGTTCATAAGGTACCAGCTTTTACATGCATCCATAATAGCATCACCTCCTTATATATGGATACTATATTATTTAAAATGATGCCATATTGTCATGGCAGAATCACGACTAGATTCGTGATCCCATACCAAACGATAGGCGTCATTTTTCTTCAAATATCTTTTAAACTTACGGAATCCGTAAGTGTGAAATGATACCTGAAGTTTCTGACCATTTACTCTGCATGTGAAGTAAACGAGCAGATTTTCACCTGCATCGACAACTCTATATCGGAAGGGACTATTTCGATCAGAAGCGATCAAATTCAGAGCCTTCTCGATATAGTTGTCTTTCATGTCATATCCTTGATACCATGCACTCTTGTTCATATGCATGATCTCCTTGATACCTTTACCACCATCTGATGCTACTTGAGCATCCAAAATGGCTTTCGCAACAATACGATCTCTGTTCATTTACTTCACCTCCTTTATCTAAACGAACAGAACAACGTTGCTATAGTTTATAGTCATACAGCTGGACTATGTTGTTTAGCGATAGATAGGAACAGCTATCTTATCGCCAATCTTTAATTGACGAGAAGTTGCACCTCCTTCCATCTTAGCTGATTCAGCTACTGCTTCTGCAACAGCATCACGAATATCGTAATCGATACTCGTATTACGATTAGAGTCTTTTACTATTGACTCTAACGTTTCACCATATTTTACATGATGAATCTCATAATGATCTGGTGCAACTGGTGTTGCAAACCACATTGTCATTGCTACTGTTGCTGTTGCCATCATTGCTACTACTGTCTTTTTCATTGTTTCCTCCTTGGATGCTTTTAACGTCTTCCCAAGACTTAAAGATTAAAAGACAGACATCGACATATATGTCTGCACGGTCTCGAGGCCAAGCTCTCCCTCAAATAACACCCTGAATCAAAGCAGGGGGGGCGAACTTTAGCTCCGAGACCAATTATATATAAAACACTTACCTCCTTCACCAGAAACCAAATTTTAGCCCTATATAGGAATTCTCAATTAGAGACACAAAAATGAGAAACTCAAAAATAAAAATTTCAATTTTTCCTCCCATATATGGTTTTCTCATTTAACAAACGCAACTGATAATATAACCTTAGCCTAACAAATTTACACTCATTAAACAAAACAAAAAAAGAGAAAAGAAAGAAGAACTTCATCACAAAAATATATACACAAAAAATTTTCCTTATATAGCAAACATATGTACGGACCAATCGTTAGATTGGTCCAGACAAAAAGAAAACCCGTAGCTTCCTACGGGTTAGTAATGATTCTTTAATTTAAATATATCAGCGATAACATGATCGACTAATATTTTACTATGTTCAACTTCGTTAAACATATGAAACGCCATAAGAATACATCGTTTATCCTCTTTACTTAATCGATAACTCATTTTATCGTATTTCATAAGTAAATTTACGCTCCATAAATTTCTTAATTGCCATACTTGCGCTTTCGGATGCAATCTTTTCATGATTACATAATAATAATTGAATATCATAAAAACCAAAAAGTTCTCATCCTGAACGCGGTAATTAATATATTTTTTATGTTCTTTAATTAACTTGCGTATAAAAAGTACTATCTTGATTTCTCGAGCTCCGTTCATTACTGTCATTATTTAAATCCTTTTACTCAATACAACTTCGTCATAAAATTTACACATGTCGTCGAGTATCTTATTATATGTAATCATAAAGTGATCTACTGCGTTCTGTTTAAAATAATATAATATAACGACCTGAATGAAAACTTTAACATCGTCGGCTAACGGTATCCGACTTTTAGAATATTTAGCATATTCACTAACTTCGACAAAGTTCGTATCAGATAAATGATCGTGCCAACTATCTTTAAAATCGTATAATAAACGATGTGCTATATTATATATATCAGCTATCATAACGTAACGATCTGATGGATAATTAATCCTCCAATGATTTAAATGAAGAAACTGATTTATATAAAGTATCATATCTTCTTTTAGCTTGGCGCAATATATATCGTATTCTTCTTCGTTAAGATATTTAGTAATGCTCATTATTTAAATTTCTCCACATAATGCTGAGCTAGATCGACAAGATCTTTTAATTTAGAATCTTCATATTCCACTTCGTTATAGTTAAATAACGCAAGCTGTATTATTTTCTTTTCTTTCTTAGACGGATAATATTTATTTTTTGCTTTATGAGTCATAATGAGATTAAAATGAAATTTTGACGCAATCGGCTGTATTCTGTCTCTCGGATAAGATGCTTTAAACATAGCATAGAATAAATTATAAACGAAATGTACGACGAAACTTTTATCATATATCTTATATTTTCTATATCGAAAATTAGAATTAATAAGTTTATATATATATTCTACTATTCCTTTTTGTCTGTCCATTCAAATTTTCCCTTCGAATAAATTTTTACTTCGTTCAATAATGTCCTCTACAAGTAGAAATAAAAATCTATAATTCTTCTGGTAATAATAAAAAGAAATTAACGTAATCAACTTACGATATTTTTCTGATAAAATATATTTTGTATCTTGTTGAATTAAAAGATGTGATCTAATAGCACCAACATTTTTTAATACGTGATGACCAGGCGATAATTCTCTTATTATATCTTTATATATGTAATAAATAGTACAGACTATATTTTCAGAAGTTTTATTTATATATCGAGATTTAGCTGACTCTATAGAGTTTATATATTTAAGTACGGCTATCGTTCTATTTTTGGCATTCATATTTTCCTTCTCGTATAGTTTTACAAATTTTATCGGATAAGTTCCATGGCAGATCACGAATATTATTATATAATAGATACGTAATTTTTATATAACGAATTGCTTTTTCGTCTTTAAATTTTAGCGAAGAGCCGTCGGTGATAATTTCTCTTACGTCTTCTTCATTTGCATCGCTAAGATTACCATAACGTACATTAACGAATTCTGCTAGCACATCGACTAACGTTCTATATAAATAAGATACTACACGAAATTTATTTAAACTATTATTAAATCGCCAAGAATCTTCATCGACCATTCTGTACAAATAAAATATTAATGATGCTCTAGTTTCATAATAATCCATTATCTAACCTCATTTTTTTAATTATCGTATCATTATTTTCTATATTGCGATACTTACTATAATATAAAATACTAAGCTCGATTAATTTCTTCTCGCTACGCTCAAGCATCTTTTTATTAGTACAATCTATAATATAATAATAAACAGAATTATAACTTATTGATCCGAGTTTTAAATAATCGCTATGCTTAAAATCGGCAAGCACAAGCACCGATATATTATAAATATCGGCTACTTCATAATATTTTGGTTTATAATGTTCTAAAGTCCACCATGTCTTATACACGATAGAGGCAATATAATAAATGATATCAAGCTTAAAATTCTCAATATTGTGTATACTTAATGAATTTAACATCTCGTACTCCTCTTATTTTATCCTTATAAAGATTAAAATATCGCTCGTCGCATTTATTAAACATATAGAACGAATTAATGAGCATCATAATCAGTACTTTAGTTCGTTTACCTATAATACCATAATTAGTATGTTCTCTATCGATAATACCTTGATAATCTAAAGCATACGACCGCATTTCGTTATATAACGATATATTGTGTTCGTCTCTTACGATATCCATTAATAAGCGAAACATTTCGTGCGATATCGATAAAAAATCGAGAGTGCCTCGAGTATAAGGAGCTAATTCAACTAGCATCATAAATAAAAATTTATGAACCATAGCGGCTCGTGGATATTTCATACTTTCCTCCATTCTTAAATTAATTGCTTATAGATTACTTCTTTAAAAACAATATAAGCTTCCTCCTGGTTTACTGGTTTTTTAATTAAAAGAATTTGTTCAGTAAGATTAAGAATTTCTTTTAAATTGTTATTATCTAAAATCTTTTCTATAATGTCGGTAACAAATAACGATGGACCATAAGAATAATTATAACCGTGATTAACTTCCTCGGTTAAATAAAAAATATTTTTATCATAGCGATAATGTATATTATCTAATAGAAAATTATCCATTATCGATCTGTACCACATATCGACAATAAGTGCAAAGGTGTCGATTTTAAAATAACATTTAGCAGAATATTTAAAATTAATAAAACGTAATAATTCCTTGGCTTCTTGTTTACTCATAATAAAAAATCCTCCATATGAATAATAATTTTATATTGTTATTATATCATATAGAGGATTAAAATTAAAGGTTAAATACGCTTATGTCGTCGCCATTTGGAGTAAGACTAGTCATATATAAAGTATTACCTTCAACAAAGAAAGATTTTACTTCTTGTCTGCCCTGGTATCCAGCAATAACGTCAGTTGCTACGCCTTTTATTAAGATGGCAAAACAATTTGTCATATAATTATACCAACCATCATCATTATCAGATGCTCGTTGTTGAATAGAAGAATAAATGATAATTTGATCCCAGTTTGCCGGAAGATCGCAAACTTTAAATTTTGGCTTAGATCTGGATCCTCTATTATTCCTAACAGTAACACGACCGCTCCAAATTTTATTAGCCGAAATCTTAGCGAATGTAGTAGAGCCGCCACCTTTAGGCATATTACTTACTTTATTATTTAATGCTTCGATTTCTTCCTGAAGGGCAAATTGTTTAACTTCTTTTGTCGTAGAATTATACCAACCTGGACGGCTAACACAACATAAATTAGTTTCGTATGTATTACCGTCGTAATCGCCTAAGTCGAGATGGGCCTTACCTTGCGCGATTTCTTCCAGCGTAGAGCCAGAACCGATACGATGATATTTACCAGTGCCGGGTCCTGTCTCCATAAGAATCGGATTACTATAAGCAAATTTAAGAGGGCCAGTGATAGTGTCGCCATTTTTATTTAACTTATTATCTAACTCTGTCGTTAAACTTCCAGAAAGTTTTTCTTTCGTAATAGAATGATCTCGTAATTTTCGAGTCGTAACACTAGCATCAGGATGATCCAACTCTTCGAGTTGTCTATGTTTAGATAACTCTCCTTTAAGATCGTTAAGTTTTTTAAGTGTTCCACTACCGGCATCATCTAAAGAGGATTTCAATTCATTTTTTAAATTATTTAACAGCGAATCGATCTGATCTTTTAAATAATATTTAGCAATAAGATCGCTCAGCAAATTATCGACTTGATCTTTCGTATAATGATCTTTTAATAGCTTAGCCTTAGACGGGAATAATTTATTTAACAGAAATGCACTTAATGCTTTATCTTCGCTAAAGCCAGATTCGCCTTCGACATACTCGTCGGACGAGATAACTTCTTTTTTGTCGACATGCTGTACTCTGTCTTTCAATCGATTAAGCATCTCGGCACGTTTAGGCTCGCTTTCGCGGACGCTAAATTCATAATCGTATATATTAGTTTCTGGCATATGAATATGTCCTTTCGTAGATTTAAAATATATACTACTATATTACAGAAAAAATCCCCGCACTAAGTACGGGGATATATCTTTATTATAAATGATCGTTAGGTTGTAACGGGATGATACGCCAAGATCCAGGGCCTTCAGTAGACTCTGCAACATAAAGCGTATCATTAACTATTATCATTTGACCAGCAAACGCCGGAGCTTGTGTAACATCGGTTGCCATAAGTTTGTCGATGCGAACATAATCTTTTAATCTATCCCCGACATCGGCAGCATTAACGATCCATTTAGTACCGTTCCAGAATACCGGCATATCGAGTGTCGTATCGAAATACTGTTGACCGACAACTAAATGTTCAGTCGGACGATTTTCTGTCGAGCCAGAATGAATAACCGGAATAGTTTCATATGTCATATTAGACATAGTATTAAGATTAGATCCAGGTATAAAATAAATTTCCATATTAAAGTCGCCAGGAGCATTAACAACATCGGCTTTATAAACTTCTGGAATACGAAGCTTCATTGTTTTAGCTGTAGGATCGGCTTCGACGATAGGGAAATTGCCCTTACCTAATGCACCTAATTCAGCTCCGACTCCGACTGGCTTGCCGGCATGAAAACCGTTTTGCCATGTTGGATATACATCGAACCCAATCGATAGAGTACGGTCACCATTATTAACGACAGTAGTCGGTTTATCGTGTACATATTCTGTATCGGTCGTATATTTATATGTCGATACATAACCTAAATGACCGGTAGCCTTAGGATCAGATTCGATATATAAATCGCCGGAAATACCAGCCGCGTAACTGCTATAATCATTATCTTTAACGTCGACCTTCGGTTCGCCCTTAGCATTAAAATAAATAGCAGAACCTTCTTCTTGGAATAACTGATTTTTTCTATAAGTACTATTATTAGGATCACGAATCGAACGATCTCGGCCTACGAAAATTCTTGTCTTAGCATTTTCTTCGGCACGAACTTCGAATCTTCGATTTACGTAACCTTTAGCACCATATTCATCGGTAGAACCTAAGTTAGTGAATAACTTTAATTTATCGGATTCTTCGACACCGTTAGGAGCAATCGATAACTGAGGAGCATCGATCCAAGAGAATAAATATCGATCGGTAAGTGCTGCGAAATTTTGAACAAAGTTAGGGAATTTTAAATTATTAACTTTGATCTCAGCTTTATCTTCATTATTAGACTCAATCTTAATAAATGGAACAGGATAATCTTCGGCCGGTAAATATTGAGCTTCACCAGAATGCGTAATATCCAAAGTAATATTATTTAACTCAGTAGAAGCTATAGCAAAAATATCGAGAAGATTAGTCGATAAATTCCAACGGCCAGTCAATTTAAGATTACTTAACTTATTAGCATAAAGCATAACGGACGATACATTAGCTAAATCAAAATCGTCGGCATAATGAATCGTTACATTATCGATATCGGCATAAGAGTAAGAAGAAATACCCATATTACAGTTATTAGAAATAACATTGCTAATCTTGATACCGACGCCATCTGTAGCCTCTATTTGTATAGCATATTGACCATAATCGCAAATAATATTATCAATCGTAGAATAATGTATTTCACGACTCAAATCAATATTTTGACCTTGACCGTCTTTGGCATTAGCCATCTTCATATTTTTTAAGACAAGATTATAATGACGCATATCGAGATTATTGTCGTCATTTATAAATTTAATATCGCTACCACTAATATCTTCTCGTGCTACTTTAAAGGAGAAGCCTTTGATAGTTGTATTATAAACATCATGATGGTCGCCATTGTTATCGTCTGTACAACTTAAAATAAAGCCGATAGTATCGACACTAGAATTAGTTTCGTCGTGATCGCAATTAATAACGGCACCATGTAACGTTTCAGATTTAATGGTTAATTCTTTGCTACGATCTTGAGGACAAATGATTTTTACTTTATCGCTAATCTTATAAGTACCATCAGGAAAAATAACTTCAGTATATCCTTCGGTATTCGCCTTAGTAAAGATTTCGTTTAACTTAGCTGTTACGTCGGTAGCGCCTGTATTATCGACACCTTCTGTAACGACGTTAAGAGATTTCTTAGAGCCCGTTAGGGTTGAGATTTCAGCTTTCTTAACGAACAATTCATCGGTCTTAGTTTTATTATAAATTGCTTTATCGTAATGGTAAGTCGTAAGTACGGTATAAGAATTAGTACCGTTATAATGTTTTAATTCTTTACCCAAGATTGTCGTAAGATTACGTTTATCGCCGACTTCTAAATTGTTATTAGCATTAATTTTAGCCATAACATAATTAGTAGCTTTATCGACAGATTGGCCGTGATAACCAACTTGATTACCGACTACGATACCGTTATTTAAAAAGTCGTTATTAATATTATTGAAGTAGCTTCTAGCAAAATCGTATTTATAGATACGAATATAATCGTGGCTATTAGCTGCCATATAAATAGCACCGTCGACTAATGCGAAGTCTTCGATTTCGGCTTTAGGTTCGAATTCGAGTTCGCGAACGATAGTAGCCGTATTATCGTTAATTTCGACTTCTACGATACGTCTCATTAAGCTGAAGATAATTTTATTACCGATGAACAAAGCGCCGTTAGAATCGTTATTTTTCTCGTTCACGGTAACGATATATTCTTTACCATTGGTTAAATCGCTATTCGCATAAATACGAATTTTACGAGTACTGTTATCGGCTCCAGGAAGAATACTTACGTACTGACCTGTTACCGGATTATAACCGACATTATAAAAATTATCGGTATAATCTTTATATTCGCCAGGGGTTAAATCATCCCCTACGGTATAAATACGGTTACCGTTAGCAGCGCCGTTAGTAGCTCGTAGTTTGCCGTCGAAGAATAAAGTATTGCAATGGCCAAGTTTATCAGCACCAGTATTCTCGACGCTTCGCGCCACAGTAAAATCTTTATTTAACTCATATAAGATTTGTGTCGTACTATCAGCATTAATACAAGCTACGATAAATTTTTCTGTTTGAGGATTATACGTAAAGCCCTGGCACTGATTTACTTTTTCTTTGTCGAAAGGAACTTCGGCTACGAGAGCGATATTCTCGGCATATTGCATAACCGGCTTTTGGTTCTTCTTAAGAATGGAACTAAGACCTTGAGCAATTTCAGAAATAATAGACATAGTATCTCCTTATTACAAATAATTAATTCCGTTCATCTTAGCGATTTCACGAGCACGGTTACGAATCCAGTTACCGCCAGCAGTATGTAAACCATCTTCAGTACGAGTATGGCATTCTGGTACAAGAATATCGAGATCCCAACGCTCTGCCGGATAATCGTATAAATCTTGACGTGCTAAGCAACGTTCGCCGTGAGTGAATACTCGGCTTAACGGTAAGCCCCAAGATACGCAACATAAATAAATTACAGTTGCCATAGCTTCGAGTTGCAATGCATTAACTGGTTCTGGCCCAGGATTATATGTGGAATAACCAGTAAAGCCGTCACCATTTAATTCAGAACCATAATTAGAGCAAGCCGATATACCAAAGTTATTTGTGTTTTCACGATAACAGTGACTAGCACGATTATCTAAATCTTGCATTACATGTACGTTACCAGATCCATCGATACACATATGATAGTCATCGAACAACTGGTCGTAATGACCAGCTGTCCAATGCAAAGTAATCATAGTATTCGAAGAACCTTGTTGTCGTATAACGGAATAAATATTTTTTATTACATTATCACGAACTTGTTTTAATTGTTCTTCGTATGTCATATAAATTATTCACCTATATCAAAAATAATAAAGCCATTATTGATGCCAAAATTTCCAAGATATTTTTCTTTACCGGTAGAATCGTATAAATATGTCGTTAAAGCAGATGATTGATAAGCAACAATATCTTTAAGATCTCCTGAAGTTACTTGACCTGATCTTATTCCAAAATTATCGACAATATAATATGTTATCGGATTATTATTTTTGAATTCGATTTTTTTCTTAAAATTAATTTTAGACGTATTATAATTTTTAAGAACAGAATCTTTGTCAAAATAAAGACCATCTTGATCATAATCTCTTGTCTGATCAAATAATTCATTAAATTTTTGAATTATAGATGAGCTAAAACCATTTGTTGCAATCTGTGACCCATAATCGCCAACTAATTGTTGATTGTTCCAATCATGAATATAGCCATAATAAACATTGTTACTATTTAATAAATTTTTGATAGTAAGTGGATTTTCTATTTTAGCCTTTTTTTCAATTTTAAGGTTATTAACATAAATATCAAATGGCGCTGTATTTTTAATAATAATTTTATTATCTAAAAATTCTGCCTTAAGAATATTTGTTGCATCATCGTTATATATTTTTTTAGAAATTAAAAATTTATATAACTTATCTTCTTGTTCATAAGAAAGATCAAATGTTTTATTCCCGATATCTTCTGTTTCAGAAAAAGAGTCAAAAGCTAAAGAAGAATCTTTTTCTGCTTTAAATGGTGTAGATTGAACTAATAAATTTAAGAAAATTCCATTTTGAGAAGATACTTTTGCATCTTTAACAGTAACAGTAACGATACCATTATCGTCAAAATTAGCATCTTTACCGTTAACATTTACATAAGATTTAAATGGCCCAGATAATTTTACTGTAATATCAGAGCCATTAAAGTCGTAAGAAATAATTTCAACGTTAGGGATATTTAATACGCTATTAAATAATCGTTGTATATATAAATCTGTTTGGTTTGCAAATGGAATATTTTTATCGGCTAAAAATTTCTCAAATTCTGGTTTAAAACCTTGAGAAAATAATGAAGCTATTAATTTAGAAATTTCTTGAATTTGATTGTTTTCAGACATATTAAATTATCCTTATATTATAATGAATCAAAAAACATACCTTTTATTACAAAACCAGTAGCAGCTTCAATCGTAAAATCATCAATAAAATCACTATGTTCGCCGATTTTAAATATCAAATTATCTTTTGATTCAGTATTATAATTTATAATAAGATGATATGATCCATTCTTTTTATATGCTTTAATAGAATTCACCGATTTAATTTTATTAATACGGCTAGTAATATTGTAATTATAAGTTGTTGTATATTGTTTATTTTGAGCAAACGGTATAATTTGTAATCCGCTAATATTTTTCGGTAAATTTTGAGAATTTATTAAGTCGACAGCACCAGATTCATCAGTTTCTTCTAATGTTTTAAAAACATTGTCGATAACATATACATATTTATTTATTTCAGTATTATATCCATAATCGTTTTTTTGAAGATTTACTTTGTTGCCATCGAAACCAAATTCTTTTAATTCATCAAATGTATACCATTGATAAAAAATATCGTCATTGTTAAATAATTGTTGAATACAATCTTTACTAAGTATTGTATTACTTCGATTATGTCGTTGTTCTTTTACCCAAGGATATTTGAAGTTATTTTTAATTTTTACTTTTACCTCGGTAGTCCCAGGTTTAATTTTAGACAACATACTTCCACGTATTTTGTCATCAAATTCCATTGATTTTTGTCCGACAGGAATCGTAAAAGTTTCACCTAAATATTCAACTTCTAATGGTTCATAATATCGATTAACAATATGGTGTAAATAATCAGAATTAGAACTAGAAAATAGTGATTGATTTATAAAGAAATATCGTCCAAAAACACTAGGCACAGTATATACTGTTGCGCTATCGTCAGGAACCGGAACATTTCTTGTAGAATGAAGGACATCTTTAAATTTGCCTTTATAATTAGAAACAATATCGATACTATTTTTTAATTCATTGAATGTTTCCGCTAATCGTACGCCATCTTCAATCGTTGCAATACCGCCGCTATCGGCAGTAAATTTTACACCGTTAATTTCGTATTTCTTATTTGGAAGCAATCCACTAACTTTAAGAATTCTAGGATCGTTTTGATCTGGATATATAGAGACATTATCAAAGAATAAAAGTTCCGATGGATTTTCATAGAAAATATATCCAAATTTAACATAATTTTTATTTCTGTGTTCACTATCATCTGCCATAGGATAAGTAAAATCTTTAGAACAGTTTTCCAAATATTTACTTTCTTCTGGTTTTTCGTAACCTTTAGGAAGATTTTTGTTCATAGGAACCCATAAAATTTTAGCATATGGGAAAGGATTTTCTGCATCTTGTTTCACTGTTACAGTCAATGAACCAGATTCAGGAAATTTATATACAGTATCATTAATTTCGATATAGCTAAAAGGTTGCCCACTAAATGTTAAAATATAATTATCGTCTTGTTCTGTAACGACATTAATATTTACACCAGTACCATAAGCAACACCAATATTGCCAAATAACTTTTTTAAATAAAATTTTGTTTCTTCAGGAAATGGAGCATTAAGATCCTCTAAAACAGCTTTAATTAAAGAAAGAGTTGTGTTCGGTTTATAGGCTGTAATCTCGTTAGCTATATCTTGTATTTTATTATCAGGCATTTATATCTCCTTAACTTATACGTTTCCACATATTAACGACGACATATGGAGGCATGTTATTATGTGGTTGGTTTTTACCGATACTACTTGTATTTACATTAATGTCTTTACTTACGTTAGAAGTACTGGTTTGTTTATTAATGCTAGTAAACAAATTATAGCTTTCATTGTCTGTTCTTTGATAACGATCATTACCATTCCCAGAGCCATTCCAGCCAGTCCAATATTTAGATTCAGGAAGTTTGAATCCACTTTTTAAGCTACGACTAGCATCACTAGTTATAAAATTACCATTATTATTGATAATAGTACCGATAGCATGATAATGCTCACCAGCATTTGGAACAGTAAAAGATATATTTGTATTTAAATTATGTTGATGGCTAGGCATTTCATCTTCTACTAGACGATGTTCTTTTTCGCCGCCAACTTCGTTAAGATTAAAGCCATCACCACTATTCACTAACATACGACCAGAAGGCATACGTTCCCAGCTACCACCAAAAACAGCAGAAGGTTCAACGTTATTAACGTTCATATAAATAGAACCAACCGGATATAATTGACCAGCTAATCGGTTAAGTTGATCTAATGCTGAACTCAGTTTTTTATTTAACTGCCCTACCGTTACCGCATCGTTAGCTTCGACTCCGTCTGCTACATTACTAATAACACGTTTAACTTCGTTATTACCGACAGATATTTGATTGGCGAGCGGAGCGACAGAATCTGCACCTAATGCAACACTGTTTTCACCAGTTGCTGAAGCATTAACGCCAACGGAAGTACCACGGCCCAAAATAGAATTACCGATAGACATTGCCTTATCTCGGAGCTTGTACGCAATTGTCGTAGCGATTTTTGGGCGACCGCTCTCATTAGATATAGAAATATTGTCGCCAGCAATAATGCCATTAATACCTGTTCTTTCATCGATCTCCTCTTTAGTATACGTTTCGTCACGACCAATAAACAATTTAGCTGTTTGCGTCTTCGTATAATAAGGACTTAAATCGACTTCGGCACTGATTTCGTTATCGCTATTGATACTAATAGAACTACCGGCCTTAAGTTTATTTTGTTTTGATTCTTTTAAATTCTGAATATCTTCAAAATTCTGAATCATTTCATCGGGATCTTGAATATAGATCTCGCTTTTTTTATATTTATTATTACTCTTAGCAGTCTTTAATTGCAATGCATTTAAAATATTGACTTTAAGAGATTCGACTTTTAATTTATTCACGCCATAATCCTTTCGTTATTAAATAACAGATATACATTATATTACACCATTATTTAACTAACCTAAAGAAATTAATGCGATTTGCGAGCATACAACGTGAAGGATTTTTTCCTCCGCTTACGCCTCTAAATTTATAACCGAGATAAATACTCTTTTTAAATAAACGGCACCATCTGCGGTCGTCTTTAATACAGAATATTTTATTTTTCATGTCGATTGCAACATAATAATCTTCTTGATCGACATATACTTTTATATCTCGAGAATGAACGTGTTTACCGAAAACATAGTAAGCAAATCCGTATCCACAATTTCGATATAACCAAGCACATCGACATACATATCGTTGGAACCATTCTTTAAGAGTAAAATTATCGTCGATTACGTCGACATAGCCCGGGATCATATAGCCGTCGCCTTTATTTTCGAAATGATATAAATAATGTTTATTAAAATCATAACGAGCAAACTTCGGCACATTGCCTTCATAAATCATCCAAGCAACATCGAGACAATTATCATATGTTTGCCATAATTTAAAAATCTTAGGAAGATTACCTTTATTATCGGCAAACAATACGACAAACCAATTCGTTAAATAGCATAGCATCATGCAGAGCAAATTTGCTCCGCACAACACTAACCATTTTAAATAATACTTATTCAGCATCATTTTTTTCCTTGTATGTACCAACTTCGCTATTATATTTACTATTGATAAATTTATTAGCGATTTGAGTAGCAGCAGAACCGCCGCCAGTTAAACTAGCGAGGGTTTCATAATGTTGCCAGTTGTGACCGGTAGCAACTAAATATAAAGTTACTCCGATCAACAAAAGCAACAAGGAGAAAGAGATGACGCGTGTATAACTTAATTGTTCATTTTCAAATAACATCATTTTAAAAATTTTAGTCATCTTTCTTTTCCCTCAATTTAAGTTTTAATTCGCCTAACGATACAGTATCGAGTCGATCTAATACAGCTTTATCTAACTTAGAAATAATATCGTGATTATATTTAATCAACATATAATTTTCTTTAAAGCTCCATAATTCTGTAATAATAACGACTAAATAACATATAATAGATATTGCATCCAAGAGTTGAGCAAATCCAGTATGTACAGTAGTCGGTATTTTTATTACGTCGATACCGAAAGCGAATAAGCATAATAAAGAATATTCAAACAACTTAAAAACAAAGCCGCGATAAAACACGCGGCTTGATTTCTGTTGTCCCCATCCACCCCAGAACACTTCGATTATCGTTTTATAATGCCATATACTATGTTTAACGATAGTCAAACTAAAAAGCTTCATTATCGTATCGATTATAACAAGAACAAAGCTTATGCAAAAAAACATAATTAAGCGTTCTACGGCGTCAGGAGCATAATTGTTTAAGAACATGAAGAAATTAAATAATTGCATATCCTGTTCCTTAAAGTTTTAAGCGAGAGAAGATTTTGAGACTCTAAGGAAGAGCAATATATTATTCACCTTTTAATGCTTTAATAGCATCGAGGATAGGTTGCAAATCAGCTTGAGTAATGAAGCCTTTTTCTTTTACCTTAGTTTCGATATCTTCAAGTTTTAAGAATTTTTGTTCGGCACTTACAATAGTTTCGTATGGAGTCAAATCGACTACATGACTTTCAGCAATAATTTTAATTTTAGATTTATTGCCGTCGTCAGCATCTTCGAAAGCTTGAACTGTAATGCCGTCGCCACCAACGATACCGTTGAAAGCAAATGCTTCGAAATCGTTTTTTGTTAAACGTGCTTCAACGGCACTATCGATTGCAGCTACTTTAGTATCGTAATCAGTTTTAGCAACAGTTTCAGATTTTTTAGCATATTCGCTAAGATCGATTGCGGCACCACCAGTCGTTTTGATAACGAGATGAGGTGTATGATGTTCGTCTTCGCCGATAACTTCTTCAATATGAATACCTTCACCAGCTTGGATATATGCTTGAATTTCAGTAGATAAATCGACTTTATCTAACTTACTATCTAAGTGCTCAATAATATTAGATGGATTAAGTAAATAACGGGATGTTGGATCGCTCGCGATATGTTTAGTATCTTTAAGAATAACATCTGGATCATTTACGTAATAAAACTTTTTAACTTCAGCCATTATTAAGTATACTCCTTATATAATTTCCCCGCCATTAAGACGGGGAACATAGCTATATGATATATTTAAATTAGTCAGCTTCTACTGCAATACCAGTATCACTACCGACTATGGATTTCCATTCTGTACCATTATAGAATACAGGAGCATTTAAGTCTGTATCGTAGTACATTTGGCCAGCTACAGGAGCTGCAGGACGATCGGAAGTAGCACCAGATTTAACAGTTAATTGTTGAATCTTAGCTTCGAGTTCAGCAATTTTAGCTTCGTATGCAGATTTAAGAGTATAAGGACTTAAGTCTACAGATACGCCAGAAGCACTTAATGTTTTAGAGCCTTCGTCGTATGTTAAACCAGAACCGAAAGTAATTTTATCTTGTTTACCGGCAATAGTAGGATCGGCTTCGATAATATCGGTTACGCCTTGAGCTGTTACGTAAGTACCTTTTGTTGCATATAAACCATCGGCAGTATCTTTATCTAAGAATGCTTTAGCTGTAATAGCATTATTAATAGCGTTAGTAAATGCTGGGCTAGTAGCAACATTATCTAAATCGCCACGAGTCATATAATCGCCACGAGCTTGGAATACGTTTTGAGCAGCAGTTAAATCAAGTTTACCAGCAAGAGCCGTATTGATTTCATCGAATTTAGTTTTGTTTTTACCGATTTGATCGTCGACATATTCAATAGTCGCATAGTTTCCTACGCCTTGATATAAACGATCGGATTCATTCTTAGTGATGTAACCATCTTTAAGAGTATTAGTTAAATCTTCACGAGTTAAGTAATTACCTTTAACTTGGAAAATGCCTTTAAGAGTTTCGAGGTTAGTCGCAAGTTTAGCATCGATAGCAGCATCAGTTTCTTGAGCTGTCATCATATCGTCTTTAATACGAGCAATTTCAGTACCGTATACGTCACGAGTCCAAGCAGCAAAATCGACTTTAGTTTGATAAGCAGCAGCAGCTTCTTCAGACTTATCATTAATAGCTTTTTCTAATGCAGTTTTTGCTGCAGCCAAAGCATTTTGTTGTGCTGTAATAGCTGTATTAAGAGTTTGTTTTGCATCTTCAAAATCAGTAGTTGCTACTTTACCGGCTACTTCATCTTTTGTAGCTTTCTTAGCCAATTCAGCAAGAATAGATTCAACAGAAGATTTATTGTCGTTAACACCAGATTGGATATTAGCGATAGTTTGAACGGCATCTTTAAGAGCGCCTAATTTATTGTCGACAATACCTTCGACTTGAGTTTGAGTCAAACCAGAACCGCCGGCAGCGATAGTTGCATTATCTAATTGTTGTTTTGTCGCAAATGTATCGTCGGCATATTTTTTAAGTTCAGTAGCTTTTGCACCGATTTCAGTCGTTACATCAGCTTTTTTAGCATATACATCGGCATCATTCTTCGATACATATACATCGCCAAGACCGGCAACGGCAGCAGAAATATCTTCTGTTACTTTAGCAGCTTTAGCATATGTATCAAGATCGGCAGTATGCACCAAAGTATCTTTATCGAGGCCGTTAATCAAAGCTTCATTAGCATTAGCTTTAGTTTTAACTTCTTCTAAAGCAGCAGCTGTAGCATATTCGCCCTTAGGTTGATAATCACGATCAGCAGCTTCTTTAGTTACATATTCGCCTTTTTCTTGATAACCAGCTAATTTAGCAGTAAGTTTAGTATCGATTAAATTAGGAACAGTAGCAGTTTCTAATGTATTTAATTTATTATCCACTTCGTTGGCTTTAGCTTCAAATACAGCTTTATCGGCCTTATCCGCTAACGCGGATACATCGGCTTTGCCTAACAAGTCAGAAGCAGCTTTATCAGCTTTAGCTTGAACTGCAGTTAATGCACTTACGTCAGCTTTATCGGCAAGTTTTTCGTTAAGTTTAGCTTCGCCTACGAATTTTTCTTGAGCTACGAGAGCATCGACAACTTCTTTAACTTTATCGGCTACAGCTTGAGCATCCAGGCTAGCGCCTGTGCCAGTACCACCGTTAAGAGCAAGGTCGTTAACTTTAGTTGTTAATTTACCAAGATCTTCGATAGCTTTTTCGACTTTAGTTTTGGCTGCTTCCAAACCTTCAGCATTTTCTGTCGCTTTAGCTTTAGCTTGTTGAGCAGTCGTATTTACTTCACGAACAGCAGCATCGGCAACAGCTTTAGCAGCTTCGATATCTTCGGCTACTTGTACTTTGTCAGCTTTATCTTTAAGTTTAGATGTAACGTCATTTTTCTCTGCATATTCTTCAAGAGAAGCTACGTCAGCTTTTTTAGCAAGAGCTTTATTAACTTCGTCTTTAGTGAATACTTTATTTAACTTATCAAGTACAGTAGTCAAATCAGCTTGACCAGCTAATTGTTGAGCCAAATCTTTTAAGGATTGAAGAGTAGTAGGATCTAAAGAACCGATAGCTTGTACTTCAGCTTTAGTTGCATATTCACCTTTTGGTTGGTATGCTTCATCGGCAACTGCTTTGGTTACATAGTTAACGAGAGCAGCTTCGACTTCTTTAGCTTTAGCATCGGCAGCTTCAGCTTTAGTTTTAGCTTCTGTTACAGCTTCACCAGTTTTTGCTTCAGCTTTAGCTTCGTCGGCAGCAGTCTTAGCAGCTTCGACAGCTTGAGCCAATTCATCTTTAGCAGCTTTCAAAGCTTCTTTAGTTGCTAATGGTTCAATAGCAGTAGCATCGGCCTTGCTTTCTAATGCAGTGTTAGCTTTAGCAGCTTCTTTTGCAGCATCGGCAGCAGCTTGTTTAGCTTCGGCAGCTTCGGCTTTAGTAGCTTTACCTTCGAGAGCAGTATTAACAGCTTCTTGGTCCGCCTTGCGGCTTAACGCTTTTTCGTTTTCTACTTTAGCTTGAGCCGCATCAATTTTCAATTTAGATACGTCGTCAGAGATACCTTTTACTTTAGCATCGTTAAGAGTATCGGCAGCTTTACGTTCTGCAGATTCTGCAGCTACAGCAGCTTTGTTTGCATCGGCTTCTGCTTTAAGATTGTCGAGAGCTGTTTGATCAGCTTTAGCAGCAAGAGCAGTTGCGTCAGCTTTTGCCGCAACTTCTTCTTTAGTAGCTAAAGGAGCTAAGTCACTAGCATTAGCTTTTTTAGCAAGCTCAGTATCGACAGCAGCTTTATCGGCTTTATCGGCAAGATCGGATTTTTTAGCATATGTAGCTTCTACTTCAGCAGCTTTAGCAAACGGAGTTAAGTCGACAAGAGCTTTAACTTTTTCAGCTAAGTCAGCAGCTTTAACTACGTCGTCAGCAGTAGCCGCTTTAGCGATAGCTTTTTCAAGATCGGTATCTTTATCGTTAAGTTTTTTGATCAACTTATCGATAGCATCTTTATCATATACTTTATCTTTATCGGCTTTTTTAGCGATTTCGGCAATGCTATCTGGGTTATCGCGAAGCAGTTCAATAGCATCTTTTAAAGTTTTAAGATCTTTAGCAGATACGCCACCAGTTGCTGTTTCGAGTTCTGCTTTAGTTGCAAATTTAGCAGCAGCAGCTTCGTCAGCTTTACCTTGAGCTTCGGTAATTTTTTCAGCTACTTTAGCATCGGTGATATATTCACCTTTAGGTTGATATTGAGCAGCAGCTTCGACTTTACTTAAGAAAGTAACAACGTCTTGAGCTTGTTTAGCAGCAAGATCGGCAGCTACTTTAGCAACGGCAGCTTTATTAGCTTCGGCTAATACTTTGTTAGCAGCAGATGCTTCTTTGTTTGCGCTAGCTTGTTTCGTTACATCTTCTACAGCTTTATTGTCGACAGGAGTAGAAGAACCACCTTGGTTATCGGTATCGATTTGAATACCTTTATCACGTCTTGGATCGTATAAGCCAAAGTGAGCTTTACCTACAAATTTTTTGGACATAAATTATGTTCTCCTTTAATTCCACTGAATTTCATATAATTTTAGTCATATGATTCTAAAAATAACATAATGTTACTTTATTAAGAAGTTTGATCTTCTAAAAGATCCTTATTCTTTTAGGCGTATCCAGATCGCCTCTATTGCATAAGATACTAAGATCTACAGCTTTACTTTTACGAAGAATATTTAATGCTCCATTACAATCTGCATTAAAACGATAATTATTTTTAGTTTGATATAAACCTCTCTTAATGCGTTTACCACTAAATTCGTAAGTTTGTGGATTATCAGCATTATAGATAGGCAACTCATCATTGTCAAAGAAACTAGCTTTAGATGTATAAGATTCCTCTTGCAAAATATAATTAATATTATATCGCTTACACAATTGTTCTAATTTTTCTCGAATTTTACCAAATGGTAACTGAGTAAAAATTTGATTATTTCTCTTACCTAAGTTAACTTTACATTGAAATGATTGATTATATCCAATAACTAAAGTACCAATATCGTTAGATAAGCAATAATTAATAATATACCGACATATTTTATTAATATAATCATCAACTCTATTTTTTCTCTTACGAGAAATCAAATATTGTTGTTTTGTTTGTCGTTTGATACTTTGCTTATCCTTAATAGATCGCAATCTTGCATTTCTTTTGTTAAAGAATTGATTAATAGATTTTAACTTTCTTCCATCGACAATAAAAGATTTGCCTATGTTAGTTACACAAGTACATAAATTGTTTACACCTAAATCAATCGCCAGTGCATTGTTAGTATTTAATTTGATTTCTTCTTCTTGAATTTCATAAGTATATTGAATTTCGAAGAACCTAGCATTAAATTTAGAAATAATTTTAATTTGTTTTATCTTTTTATCTTCTAATATTTTAGGAATTTTAATTTGAATCTTTGTTTCATATCTTTTCTTAAAAACATTAGAATATGGAATCGTTAAAATATTGCCATCTTTAATTTTGAATTGCGCAATAATTAAGTTTGCATAACCATTTTTAGGTAAATAATTAGGCAATTTTATATGCCTAAAATCATATTTACCTTGTTTTGCTAATTTAATTAAAGCAAAAAATGATTTAAACATCATATCAACATCTTTAAGAGTTTGTTGAGCCATATTAGAATTTAACAGTTTATAATTATCGGAATTTTTTAATTCATGATAATTTGCTTCATATTTCAAATATTGCTTTTCTTGCAAATAATGTTGTCGAACATTATATATTGCTTGATTAGTTAAATTCTTAGCTACTCTACATAATTCTCTTAAAATATTATATTCTTCTTTGGTTAAATGCTTTATTTGTTGTTTTGCTGTTAAGTACACTATATTCACCTCGCTTTCTAATATTATATTACAAGGTAATTATAGTATACTTTTAACAGAAAAGCAATTTTTTAGTAAAAAGTATGCAGGATATTTTAGAAACATATTTCTAAAGTTAATCAGTGGTTTAATTCCAATAGATTAATTCAGCACTAAGTCTGTTTTTCAAATCATCGATAGATTTATTTAAATAATCATCGACTTGCCCATGAATATATTCTTGTAAGGCTTCACCGATAATTTTTAATAACTGGTCTAACGTAGGTTGATAGATACGTTGATTCATTTGATCGACAAATTTTGTTAATTCATCACGAACAGTATCTCGCACTTGATTAAAATCAGGCTTCTTTTTAAGAGCTTCTACTAAATCAGTATAAGTATTAATAGAACCATCTTTTTCGAATTGCTTTAACGTATCAGCCCAGTATTCTAAATCATGGATATCTGGTTTATTATTAACGACACGAATAACTTCATTTAATTTATAAACCAGGTACTGAATACTCGTTTCATCTAACGAGGCTTGATCGATAAAATGTTTCATTCTCTTACCTCATAATTACGTTCGTAATAACTGACTGTTGATTTCCTGGTTCGATCGAACATTCGTCATCAGTGCATTTAATAAGAACTGCAAATTTTTCATTACCAACAGTAGTGGTCGAGTTCTTCTCTAAAATAGATACCGGAATAATTAAATCACCGATATTCGATTCTTCATATAAACCAGAAATAACAATTTCAGATTTATTGCTTAATAAGTATGCAGAATAAACGCCTTCATAACATAAAGTAGAGCAGGTATCATTTTCCAATAATACCTGCTCATCATTCACTAACAATTCATCTGATAAAGATAATGAATTAGAGCCATAAGAGATTACGTCTCCGTCAAATATATTTTTACCGTTTAATTTTAATTCTTTTACGAATAAATTGTTAACCATTATCTTATCGTTACGTTGGTTTTTATTAAGATACTCGCTATTTATATTACTCAAAGTAATACCGTTTTGGTCTAAATGTTCATTAATTTGAGTATGCGCTTGATTAATAATTTCAGATACATTATGATTTAAACTCATAAGTGAATCATTAATAGCACTTAATGAAATTTCATTCATTGAATAGCATCCTTTTATCTTATAAAAATATTAGAAACCTTTTCGACATTATCGATAATTAAGTTATTCTCTAGAATAGATACAATAATTGTTTGATCGACATCTTTATAAGTACCAGATTTTTTTACAATAAACAAATTGAAAACTTTATTATTATTTTTAAAAATAATATTTATTTCATGGGCATGAGATAAATCTATATTTTCTTTAATCGGGATTTCGACCCAGTCATAAGAATTATCATTTTTAGATAATAATTTTATTTCGTTGTATAATTTACCGGACAATTTTCTGCCACCAAGCTCGATATGATCTTCATCGATATTTATACTTCCAATAATCTTTTGAGTATCCAAAGTATCGATTGAATAATCGTATCGTTTAGTTTTTTTATAGTACTGGTTATCGTCGATCGTATAGTTCTCGATATTAAGAGAAACCATATTATCTATAATATCATTTTTTCTAGTGTTTAAATAATCTTGAATTTCGATAATTTTATTTTGTAAGTCGGCAAGGTTAACAGAGTCATCATGTATTAAACTAATCATATGTTACCTTTTATATATTTTAAATTCTTTATCGGACGTAATAATGCCATCTTTTATCGTGATAAGATTATTCTTAAAATCTTTTCCGCAATAATTAATAGTTAATGGGATAGAATATCCGCTTACGCCAACCAAAATATAATAATCACCTTTTTCTAATTTAGATAAAGTATATTCTTTATATTCTGGTAATGCCATATCATAATTATTTTTAACGGATCGATTATTATAAGATAATCGTTGATCGAATGAAAGTGACTTATTGCCGACCAAGATTTCGTTAGAGCCAATTTTATTATTATTTAAAAATATAGATCCAGCAATATCGATAGTGTCGAGCGATAAACTATTTAACGTTTCATTTACCGAAATAAAATTATCGTAAAAATCTAAGGTATTAACATATCGATCGTTATCGATAACGGTTGATTCGAGGCTATTTATTTTAGAGATAAGATTATTAATCTCGTTTCTCAATGTATTAATATCTATCGACATTTAATAATATATCCTCCTAAACCATCCCAATAGTCACTATAACTGCTATGGTGTTTTTTACGTTGACGCCAAATCTCATGAACTTCGAATTTCCAGTTCCATGGATTTTGATCGATACGAGAAATTGTTTGATAGTTCTTATCGCCGCCATAATAGTTTTGGAACGATACCGACATATTTGTCATCGGACTTGAGCTATCGCTAACTTCATATGGATTGTATCTTCGTTTATATGCATCTTTAATCATAAAGAAGACTGTATGGAAATCATTTTTATATGTGTTATATGCATATACTTCACGCCAATCATTTTTATTCCATTCTCCAATGGAGTTACCGTCTTTCCATTGAGGAAGTTTTACGAATTTACGATAATTGTTTTTAGTAATAATCGTTTTATCGGTAGCCAAACCATTATTATTTATTTCTAAATATTTATTATTATCTTTTGCAATAACGAAAGGCCAAACAGAAATATCGACACCGTCAATCGTAAATAATACACCATTAGATTTATTAAATTTGATAGCTGGTTGATTTCCGGAATTAATCGTTAAATTACCGTTAAGATTTAAATCGTCATAACGAAGATAATCGCCGGTATTATTTTTATTTAAAAACTTATTGTCGGATTCTTGTTTTGTATAATATCCAGAAAGTTTATTATTAATGAAAGCCAATAAATCATCTATAGATGTCGGAACAGTATTAGTTAAATAATCTTTCATTTGATTAATACGATTAGTATATTGATTAATTAAACCGTTAACGCCAGTTCCTTCAGCGGCATCTCTAAAAGATTTTATAGCATCAATTATTTCATTTATTTTTCTTACTTGTAAAAACGTAGTCGTTCTACTTCTTAAATGTTCTATCATCGCCATAACACCTTCATAATGTTGCCGTTATTACGGCTTTGATTATACCCAGTAAATACAGGACCAGTCTTTTGAGTTAACTTAACATAAGATGCTGTTACCTCGACACCGACCGTAGAATACGGAGTTAAGAATTTAATCGGAACTTCGGCTCTACACATATATACATAAGCTGGTGCAATACGATGATCGTTTTGTAGATCATGACCACCTTCGTGATATGTATTATCGACAATAAGAACTAAGTCGTTCCATTTCGCCGGTAATTGAACTGTACCGCCTACATTGTTAATAGAGCTATTCGGGATTTCGTTCCAAGCTGCCGGAATATAAGTACGCTCTCGTAGCTGGAAGATATCTTCACCTAGAGAACGTTGAGTACCGGTATTAATATTCTTAGCATATAGCTCAGATCCATCAGGATTAATTAATTTAAGCCAATCACCATCGATAATTAATTTTACACCGTTAAGAGTCATTAACGTGTTGCCATTTTTATGGCCTATAATTTTATTGTCGCCAGCAACTGTAAGTTTATGCTGATAGTCTAAATTTTGATTCTTTAAAATTGCATTATTTAAACTAGCTTTTGTTAAATAACGATCGTCTTGTTCTTGCTTGTTAAAATAAGACTTAATAGTTTCATTAAATCCGTTTTTGATATTTTCTAAAGACTCAGAAAAACTTTTTCTAGCATTATTATAAATTAAGTTAATTTTATTAAACTCTTTGATAAAGTCGTTTGTCGAAATTGTTTTATCAGAAGTATCTTTAATAATATCTTTTAAGCTATCTATAATTTTATTAATTTCTTGTGTCGCTTTATATGACACAGAAAATTTTTCCATTCTTTTTGCCATACAAAACTCCTATCGATAATAAACTACTTTTATAATACCGTTAAATCCTTCTTTACTCCAATCAAGATTGATAACGCCATTCTGTAAATTAATCGTGCAATCACTATCCTTATAATGAGGCTGACCTAAACTTAATTCGATCAATATATGATTGATATATAAATGTCCGTTATCATTGCCGTCATGATATTGGTATACGATTAACATTTGATTCGCATCGTCACCGTATACTCTAGAGTAATTTACGTTTCGAGTATTTCGACTACCTGGAAGTTCGACCCATTCACCAGGAGAAATATAACTAACGCCTGTTACTATTTCTTGACCGTTAATATAAGTAACACCGTTTCGAATTTCGATCGGAACATTGTCGTCCGGAGAAATCATTTTAAAATATCCTGGACGGACTTCCCAACTACCGTTGCCAAATTGAATAATTGGACCGCTAGTATTATTTAAACTAATATGACCGTTAACGTTAAAATTATTATTAATAGTTTCATCACGATCTTTACGTAAATAACTATTCGCCGTAGAAGAGGAAGCGAATAAATCATTACTATTAGCCTTAGTATAATAGCTAGACAACTTATTAGTTATCGTATTACGAAGATCGTTTAGTCGATCTTGTAGACCTTGAATAGCGTCTTCGACAGCTTTTTTATTAGTTTTAATAAAATCTAATAACGTTTGTTTCGTAACCGTTGTACCTGAGATACGTTTAAGATCTTCGATCTCAGTATCAAATTCGTTGATCTTCGCGTCAATTTCGCGAAGACCAACAAGTTCTTTTAATTTTTGAATCATACAGAATCACCGTAATTCAATACATCGTTTTGTTGAGTGTAGTATAGAATATACCCACGTTCTGGGAATACACTATGAAGAATTACTTTGTTTGCATTATATTCAGGAGTAATCGTACTAAGTTTCTTATTAATACCGTCATAAATTACGACCTGAATCACTTCGACATTAGGAATATCCAAGGATAATTCATAATTGTCTTCACCTTGTTTAATCCATTTATTAGTGCCGAATTCTAATTTTTGAATAATAACGCTTTGATTAATTTTATCGACAACATTATTAGGAAGAACACTCTTACCATTTCTTACCAAAATCTCCCAGTCTGTTCCATTAAATCGATAGAGAGATCCTGTGGTATCTCCACCGTTAACAGCTACAACATTGCCAACTGTTGCATCTGGATATGTCGTATATAGTTCGGTTACAGAACCAACACTATTCTTCCAATCGTTATTATCATTAGCTTTTATAATAGCTGCATATAATTCGTCGCGCAACAAGAAGTCTTCGATCGGATGGCCCATAAATTTACGAGTATCTTCACTTAAATCACTTCTATCTGCAGTGCCGGCACGATCAGATAGTAAAGCATGGTCAACGATTAAACGTCGAAACTTTTCTTCTAATGTTTCACCGTCGCTAAACATAACTTGATCGGCCGTCGTTTTTCCGTAAAACGGATCCTTGCCGCCTGCGCCATTGTCGACAAGGATATTACCTTTAATATCTGCCATTTTATATTATCCTTTTCATAGGGTTTAAATAACATCGATTACAGAATTATATTACAAAGAAAGCCTGTCTATGACAGGCTAACTTTCTTAACAATCATCTTAGAATCAGATTCTTTTTTACCAGATAAATAGACTGTTTCATCGTATTTAATATAAGACAAATTATTTAGATAAATAGAACTAAAGACGATTAAATCGATTTCGACGCCGCCACCAACATCGCCTTTACAGAATGCCATAAGGTTGCCAGACTTATCTTTGCGTTCATCGACTTTCGTTATTTTAACTTTTACGTTTTCTACTTCAGTTTTATCTTCCATAGAAAACCATTCCGGTGTATATGTTACCGGACAATTTAATGTTTCCATTTCAAAGCTCATAATGAGTTCCCTTCCGTAATCTTCGTTATTTAAACGTTCATCTTTATCTTTTCTTAAGTCATAGAATTCATTCATCAATTCTAGACGATTATGTTTAATATTAGAGAAAGCACCCGATTTAATTAAAGCTGAACCAACACGTTTATTAAACGCTTTTTTGCCGATTTTTTCCATAGCATCTTCTAAAGAAGTATAAGGTCGATGTTCAATTATGGCAGGTATGGAAGATAGACCCACGCCCTTAATGGACCCAAGACCAAATAAGATAGTGTTTCCATTAGGAGTAAAATCAAGATTTGAAACATTAATGTCTGGAACTTCAACGTCAATCCCTTCCTTTCTAACTAATGGAATATAGCGAACTAAATCTTCTAAAGATTGCATCGATAAATATGCAGCAAAGAATTCTACTGGATGATATAATTTAAGCCAAGTAGTAAGCATACTAATAAAAGAATAAGCAACAGCATGAGAGCGATTAAAGGCGTACGAGCTGAACCCAGAGATATAATCAAAATAATAATTCATTTCTTCTGGAGTATATCCATTAGAAACAGCACCTTTAATTTCTGGACCATATTTTCCTTTAGGATCATACCAAGGAGCATTATCGTCTTGTTCCCAACCTTCAGGACCTTCACAATTTTTCTTGCCATAGATATGGCACCGAATCATCATAGGGAACATGCTAGCTTTCTTTTTGGCTATAATTTTGCGGACAATTGAGTCTGCTTGGTTATCGTCAAAACCAGAAACTTGTTTCGCAATTTGCATCAATTGCTCCTGATATGCAATAATCCCATATGTATCATCTAATATATTCTCGATACCATGTATAGGATATTCAACGGCAGATTTGCCATTTTTACATGCGATATATTGCTTATCGAGACCAGCAGATAATGGGCCAGGTCTACCTATCGAAGTCGCAACAGAAATGTCGCCAAAAGAATTTGGCTTCATATTTCTAAGCATATCTTTAAACATATCGGATTCTAACTGAAACACACAGTCTGTTTTAGCTTGTGCTAATAATTTATATAATTTTTTATCTTCGATATCAAAGCTATCATATAACCATTGAACATCTTTATCTAAATGCTTTAACGTTGTTTCAATTATGGACAATGTTTTAAGACCAAGAACATCAAGTTTAGCGGTACCTAATTCTTCACATTCAACTCCGGTAAATAACGTAATCATTACGCCGTCAGCATCGGTACGTGTCGGAAAATAATCATCGACACGACAAGGCATAGCCAATACACCAGAAGCGTGAACACCGAAGTTGCGTTTAAGACCTTCGAATGCTCGAGCCAATCTAAATAATTCTTTATTGTCGGCTTCAAGTTTTTGCCATTTAGTATATAAAGATTGTTCTGTGGCGTTACCGTCTTTTAGTGCATCATAATGTTTGAACTTTGGTTGAGGTGGTACTACATCTTTAAAGTCGTCGATAATTTTAGATAATGCATTCATTTTATCGAACGGAATTTTAAGAGCTCGACCAATATCTTTTAAGCCAGATTTAACACCCATTTGAGAGTACGTACCGATATGTGCTACGTTACTTTCACCGTATAAATCTTTAATATGCTCGATAACTTTATCTCGACCATAGTACGACACGTCCGAATCGATGTCAGGCAGCCCTGTTCTGTCGATTGTTAAAAAACGACCAAACAATAAACCATGTTTAATTGGATCAACGTTTTTTGTAATACCAATACACCATAACACTAGGCTGCCTGCAGCTGATCCACGTCCAGGGCCAGTCATTACGCCATTATTATCGGCCCAGTTAAGATATTCACGAACGATAAGCATATAATCGGCAAAATCTTTATAGTTAATAATATTAAGTTCATAAGCTAAACGTTGCTCATATCGTTTAATATCGTTAGCGATATAATCATATCTTTTCGCTAATTCATATAAACCTTTATATGCTAATTCACGCAATTTACGTTTAGTATTTTTAACACCAGGCAATTTCGGCATTAATGGTACATCGCTACCTAATTTATATTCGCCGACTTTATTAGCGATTTCTTGAGTGTTATGCATTGCTTCTAAATACAAAGCATATTTTGCACGAGCAACAGTTGCTTCAGTTTCGGAAGTATTAATTAGATATTTAAACCCGTCCTGCATTTCTTCTTCGCTTTTAAGCCAGAAATTATGATCGTATTTCATGCGATTAGGATTATAAATATCGGTGCCAGTACCGACACACACCAATACATCGTGATCTTTATTGTCGGTTTTTAATACGTAATGAACGTCGCTAGTTGCAATAAGTTTAATATTGTGTTTTTGTGACATTGTTAAATAAAAATTATTTACTTTAACTTGGTCATCAAATGCATTAGGTTGAACTTCGAGATAGAAGTCGTCGCCGAAGATATCTTTATATTCTAAAATAAGTTCTTCGGCTTTATCTAAATCGTCTTTGCGAATATGACTCGCTACCATATTTGCAACACATGCTGTCGTACAGATAACACCTTCACTATATTTACGAAGCATTGGCATATCGAATAGGAAACGACCATTATATGTACATACTTTAGCAGATTCACTTTGAAGCTTAATTAAATTATTTAACCCTGTTTGATTTTTAGCTAATAAGATTAAATGATATTGTCTTGTATCGTACATATGTTTTTCGGCACGAGCTTTAATATCTTTTATACCTTTAACACCTTTTTTACCGGATGCTAAATCTTCGGCTTCTTTTTTGGTTAAATCGCCAGCTTCTTTAGCCTTTAATGCCGCATCAGCCCAACGTTCTTCAACAGGTTTAGATAGCGCAAGCGTATCCCATGTTTGATATCCTTCATAACCTAAAATAGGTTTAATATCTTGCTTTTTACATTCTTGTAAAAATTCATAGATACCGCCCATATGATTATGGTCTGTGATGGCTAAACTTTCCATACCGAGTTCTTTAGCACGACTCACTAATTTCGGTATATGGCAATAGCCATCTAAAAAGCTATATGATGTATGTACATGTAAATGCGTAAACATTTTACTATTCCTCCTTGAATATACTTTTCACGTTTAAAGTATATAATCTAGGCTTCATAAAGTTTTTCTCGATATCACCACACATCGTAATTCTATCGCCAACTTTAATTCCGAGATCTCCTAATCTCCATGCCCAGATACTTAATTTTGTTTTTCCGTCGAATACTGTATAACATATATTGTCAGGGTTATTACCACTAGGTTTAACGTCGAGAACACTTAATCCAGATATTCTAACTTGTGGTTTAGCAAAAGTTAAATTGTCGAACGAGAACAAATTAAATGATTTATAGGATTCTACTGTTAAATCAGATAATATAAGATCGATGTATTCAGGCTCTTTCGGCTCGATAGTAACTTCTTCAGGTGGCACATAAGATGCGATTTTTGCGCTCAGAGCGAGTTTAAATTCGTCTTGCATATCTTTATATATCGCAAAGCCACAAGCGGCTGCATGGCCGCCATATGAAGCTACAGAAGGTTCATTAAATAATAGCCAATCTAATGGATATGTATTGCTTCGAGCAGAACCATGGATTACTTCACTATCTGATAAGCCGACAAAACTAGGCTTACCACTATATTCTTGTAATCGTCCTGCAAGTATACCGATAATACCGACCGGTATTTCGTCGTTAACGACCAAAGCTATTTCACTATCGTCGTTTTGTTTATCGTACTGTTTAATAATTCTTTCGCTAAAATCTTTAGTTAATTCTTTACGTCGAGTATTATATTCTTCGACAGTATTACATGTTTCGATCGGTTCTTCGCTTACGTCGAATAATTTAATAGAAGCATCGATATCGAATAATCGAGAACATGCATTTAATCGAGGAGCGATTTGCCAAGATACGAGATCGGCCGTAATTGCTTCTTTAGTTAGCATGTCTAAAAATACTCGTAACGTATTCGGTATTTGTTTCTTTTGAATCTGATTAAAACCTTTACGAACGATAGCTTGATTAACGTAACTGCTTAATGGCATTACATCGGCAATCGTACCGATAGCCGTTAAATAAAGTAATTTATCACTTTCATAATGGTTATAACCTAATTCATTTTCGATAGCTCGACAGAAATAATAAGCGACTCCAGCACCGCATATTGCTTTTGCCCAATGGTCGCTCTCAATAATATGTTGATCGACAACAATTGTATCTGGTAAAACTTCTTGCGGTAAATGATGATCGGTAATCAATACCGGTATATTGTATTTTTTACAAAGTTCGACTTCTTCGACTTTCGTAATACCGTTATCGACTGTCATAATAAGAGGCTTAATTCGCCGTTCATATTTTTTATTTATGTCTTCGATAAACTTAACACTTAAGCCATAACCATCACTTCTCTCAGGGAAGTAAACTTCACTATGTGTCGGAACAATCTTCGATAAAAATTTTTTCATTATCGTTCCGCTCGTCATCCCATCGACATCATAGTCGGCATATACATAAATATCTCGACCCTCTTTAAAGCATTGCACTAAGAACTTAGCTGCTTTATCGATATTAACAATCGGTTCTTTCTCATCGATATTTAATATTTTATCTTGGTCGTATAGAATATTATATGCTACATCTAATGGAATTTGTTTTAGGGCCAATATCTGAGCCACTAAATCGTTAACTTTTAACGTTAACCTGTACTTATCTTTATCTATCATATAAGTAACCGCCTTTCCTAAATATTATAACATATAAACGAGAAAAAGGCGAGCATTATTCGCTCGCCTTCAAAGGTTTTAAATATTTAGTTTTTAATCCTGTAGCCGCTTCCAACTTGCTTAGTGCTAGTCGTCTATGCTTTCTATATTTAGCTTCAGATATACCTAATTCTTTTTGAATATCTTTAGGTCGTTTAGTCTGAACGAATATCTTAACGATAATATTTCGTTCAAGTTCATTAAGTTCGTCGAATACGTCAGAACAAGTTAGACCTGATAACCAGGAATCACTAAAGTTCCCGTTATCGTCGATCGTAACCTGATCTTCGATATTCATATGGTGCATCGAATTATAACCGTTAAGATTAACTTCTTCAAATGCCGTTCTGTCGTAGCCGTTATTAATTCTATCACGTAAGAATTTAGAAATAAAATGGAATAAACGATATTTAAATACATACGTTACAAACGTATTAAAACTGCGATTAGTCTTCTTATACGTTAACACCATTTGAGTAAATACGTAATGAAGGTCAGTCATTACATCGTTATTCTTACCATAATTATCCCGAATTAAAGATAAAGATCGGTTTACTTCGTTGAATTCAGTTTTAGATAATCGAGTATTCCTAAAGATTTTAAAACGTAAATTTTTATCGGCAATATACAAGCAGATAAAATCACGAGAAACTTTATTATTTAAATATGTTTTTTCGTTGACTAATAAATCGTAGAACATATTGATAAAAGGCTCGAATCTAATAATTAATTCTTGGAGTAACTCATCTTTTCTTTTGTTACATTTAGTTTGCTGACACTCTAATACGATCGCGTCAATTTCCTCCCAAGCTTCTTTTTGTCCTTCAAGAACTTTATATTCAGACATTATTTTTTCTTGGATTTCCTTTTTAATTTTTTAACATCGTCTAGTTGTATCCATTGTCCATCATGAAATTGAATACATTCTAGAGTTAATTCGGGGAATTTATATTCGAATATCTTTTTCTTGAGATTAAAGTCGACCGTAGTCTTACCTTTAATATCGATGACACGAATACTTTTATCTAAATTTTTTACGACAAAGTCTGCTACGTAATTAATAGATCGAATCGTTTTCTTATTCTTTTTAAAACTTGGTTGCAATTCGTAGTTAACTTGTCGTTCAAATCCAGAAATTAATTTATCTTTAAGTTGCTGTTTTAAATAAATATAGTAATTAGCTTCCATTAAGCTATCGAATTTAATATCGTCGACAATAGGTTTATAAGAAAAATATCGACTTTTCTTAATTCGATCTTTAACTTGTGGAAGCTCGAATGATTTAATTAATTTATTTTTCTTATATTCTTTCCATAGAATATGAGTATCTTTTAAGGCTTTAGTCTTATAGACGCAGCCATCTATTTCGTAAGGCATTATTATTATTTTCCTGTAAATGTTCTAGAAAGTTCTGGAATAAATCGACTCTTAGAAGATTCTTCTCGCACCGGGAAGAATATCTTTTGTTCGATCCCCCGTAAAACATTATTAGCGATAAAGTTTAAACGTTCTATCGAACTTATATCACGATACGCAATAAATGTTTTTCTAGTTTTAGCATAATAAAACATAACGCCACTCAACTGAAAGTCGAATGCATCGTATGCTGCTTTCCAGTGAAGAGTACAATTAATATTACTATCACATTCTTCTTGTGAAAACGTATGAGAAAATACAGGATAGAATAAAAAGTATTTTCCGTTACGATATGCAATAGGGCCAATATCGACTTCAATTTCTCCGGAGTCAAATTCTAACACATGAGAATGACCGATCGAAATAATATTAAGTTGTTCTTCACTGCAGTATTCATAAAGACTAGAAAGGTAATTAATACCTTTTAATACGTCTTTATTGTTAATACGATGAGGCGCAGTATTTAAATAATTATCTAACATTTGAGTCATTTCCGGAATGCCGATAATTTTTTTTTGATAAATACTACCGAGAAAAGCGTATGCTATATCATGCAAAAACGAGCGTAAGGTACGCTCGTCTGTCGGTATTGGAGTATTATATTTTATGTTATAGTACCAAGGACTATCGAGATAGTCTAGGAATTGTTCATTAGTTATTTTCATACAACTTAGTAATGCAACGAGCTACTTCATAAGATTCAGCAAATAGAGCATCAGGAGTATTAAGATTAGGTCGCAATTGAGGAATTTCAGTTTTTTGACCTAATACAGATTCTGCAGATTGAGCAATTTTTAATTTAAGATCTTCGATAAGAGCGTTGCCTTCAGCTACTTCTTCATCGCTTAATGCGAGAACAAGATCTTTATTTAAATAATCGCGCACTTTAAATATACTTAAAGTATCGTCTACTTCATTATCTTTATTTAACACTAAAGTAGAAACGTATTTAGCCGTTAATTTAAGAACGTCAAACACTACAGGAGCTGTAGCAAAACGTTCATTAGTTAAACCTTTAATAACCGTTGTCCAGACACCTAAAAAATCTTCTTTTTCTTGAGTAGATGCTGGATAGTCATATAAAATACTTTCAGAAAATGCTTCGTACACTTTTTCGTAAATAGTCATTTATTAACCTCGAATGATATTGTTAAAACGTTCAGTATCTTGTTGATTAGCTTCTGTAGCATAAGAAAACTCAGGTACAAAGTAGAAGAAACTTCTTCCTTTAAATTCGCTTCGTTTATTCTTAGCCCAATCTAGCTCTATAACAGGCTGAATATCGGCATAGCCCTCTCTGTTATAAAATACTTTAGCATTATTTTTATTTTTGCTCACATCGTTATGAACAAGGAATACGACACTTGCATCGTATTGATATCGTACTGACTCCTTAAGGTCGTCAAGTGATGGTCGACCATTATGATTTAATTTTCTTAAATGTGCCGTGCCGAATACCGGAACTTGTAAATCGACATTAGCCAATTTTTTAAGTTCTTCCGATAACGCTTCATGACGTTCTTGTGGTTTATTAAAAGTTCTATTTTTAAACCGCAAGTCAGATAAGGAGTCAATACCGATAATGATATTATTTTCCGGATTTACCGATTTGACAAATTCTTGAGCTCGTTTTGCATGTTCACAAATATCTTCAAAAGATTGAACTCGAGTTCCGTCGGTCATCATAAATTGATGACTCTGTTCCTTTAATAGTTGGATGCCGTCTTTTCGACGTTGAAGTTGAGCTTTAATTCTTGCGAAATATTCTTCTTCTTCAGGGCATCGAGGAATAATCGATGATATTTTTTGGTAGCGTTTTGGTTTACCGGCAATTGCGATCGGAATTTGTTGGTCCATCGCAATAATACGAGGAATAACTTCTCCGACAGTATCATCTAATGTATAGTAAATAGCTAATAGGTTATTCTTAGGATTAGTCCCTAAATCTTTTAATAGATTAGACATAATAGCTGTTTTACCGCCATTAGATTCACCGGCAAAAATATACAAACCTTTTGTTAGACCGCTTAGATTCTTATTAAACGAAGGGAATCTAACCGTATCATAACCCTCTTCTTCGTCTTTTTCGCTTTCTATTTCATATTCTTCATAAGTCGCTAAAGACTCTTTATAAAAATCAATACTCATATTTAACTCCATCTGTAGAAAACTTTATCTAAACCAGCTCTATGGTTATCCCAATAAATAGATTCGACTTTTTCAAGTGTATCTATTTCGTAATTAGTTAAGTTAAGTAAAGAACTAACTTCGTGTGCATGATCATCGATTAGATAAAGCAGAATATCTAATGAATCCATAAGTTGACGATTATATCGATTTAATAAATAATCGATAGCACCGACATCTCGTTTTGCATCCCGTATCGTTAAAGAATTAGCTTTCTTATAATAATAGGATAACAATTGTTCTTTCGTATAAGAAATTTTCATTTCTTTAAAAAACTTAACTTCTTCGACTTGAATATCGAGTCCGATATTAAGCTTAGGTGGTCGTGATAAAATTTGTAATTCTGGATGAAAATAATAAGTGTCTCTTTTAATGAGTCCGTTCCAAAGAGAAGATGGCAGATCACAATATTTAATAAATTCTTTACGAAACGTGGACAAAATTTTTACGATATCGTTTGTACTGTAAAAATTATCGTATAAGTAATCTATCGTATATTGTGTAACATACGTTTTATCTGTCGTATGGCCTAATATATTTTCTTCGTACCATAATCCACTAACCATAAAATATCCTCCGATTAAAAATAATACCTTCATGAGTTATTATAGCATAAGAATCCGAAAAAGAAAAGGCCCGGACATTAAGTCCGAACCTTTAAAAATTCTATACTATACATTGCTTTTTTAACCGGAATGTCGGCATAGAATACTTTTGTATTTCGAGAGATTTGATTAACGATATCTCGAGTATGAGTTTCGATCGGATATAATAAATTACCGTTAGATAAATAACTATACAATTTAATATCCATTTCGCTACATGTCGTGTTATGCTTACTATATCGATTACCGACTTCATCGGCGGACTGATCAGATATAATAATATTATCGTTGATATACTTAATTAAATTTTTATATTCATTTTTAATAACGATATTACTATTCTTCGTATCGAAGTTCGCATTATATAAATAAATATGGCGTAATCCGAATGGATACATACCAAGATTATTTACGAACGTTAGTTTGAAATTAAGAACCATCGTTTTAATACTATATGTATTATCGAATAAAATTCTTGTATCTTCTAATGGCTGATCGTAATCGACAACGATAGCTTTGTTGCTTAATTGAGTACCTGGTGTCGTAATAATCGTAATGTTCTTTAAGATAGACGCGCCCGCTAAGAACGGAGAAATTTCGATAGCGTTACAAGTTGCAGAACCGACGATAGGATTGTCGGGAAATTCGATCGTTAAAGTAACAGTATCGGAAGAATATTGATAGAATGTCGGCATCTTATTTAAGATCGTATCGTGTTTTAATACATCGATATATTCTTCTTTAACTTCTTCGTTTATAGAAACTGTTGCTGAATTTTTAAAGATATAACCAGCAGCAGAATTAAAGTTTAAAAGATTATCTAAATTACCGACAATTTTAGGGTGGATACAATTACCATATTTCTCATAATTAGAATTAGCTTCTAATACTTTATTTGTATCGGCAAATAAAATCTTATTGGCATTATAGATATTCTTTTTTAATACTGTTTCACCGTCGAAAATAGTTTCGTTGATACGGTTGCCATCCTTAAGAGAATCGATATAGCGAGACATTTGATTATTTAAATAATTACTATATTCTAATACAGCATTCATAATCTCGAGCTTCTTATCATAAGAATTATGTTGTTTGATAATCGATGTTTCTAAATCGTTATATTCTTGTTGCATTGACTCAACAAGTTCAGTAAAATACTTAGATGTATTTTTTAATTCCATATTATACCTCAATAGAAATTAGAATACTGACGATATGTTTTAGCTAAAATATTAGATTCAACTAATTTTTTATACGTATCATTTATGAATTCATTTTGGGATTCTAACTTTAATAATTTTTCTTTGAGTAATTTAATTTCGTTAGCCAAATTATAATAATTTAAAACGAACTTATCGTATTCCCAAGATCCATTAAATCTTATATTATACTTGATCATATTCATTATACCTATTCTGTTTAATCGCTAAAGAATTAATTTTAAGGTTATTACCAGATGGATTTTCAATCACGGCTACTGGATTATCGTAATTAACTTCTTTATCGTAAGTGATAATTTCTAACATATTATCATAAGCGCCGTCATAGAATGTTCTAGAATAAATATGATTGTCTTTTATAATACAGTTGTCGACAGCCGTAAAAACAATACCGTCGGTATTGAAAGATACTTGTCCATAAGGCGGCATTCTAAATTTAAAGTATTGCACTTTATCGGTAATCGTTACTAAATGATTATTAATATTAGTTTTAATAGGATCCAATGTAAAACTAAAATCGATATGTGTACCTTTATAGATATAAAATTCTACATCGTGTTCAGAAGGATTTTGAACGTTATTATATTGATTTAATTCTATACATTGATTATCGACTTTAATCATGTTATGGCCAGAATACAAATAATACTGAGACTTATATGTATCTTCAAATTTTTGTGGCAACTGATAACTACCAAAATATTTATTACCGGAGTCTAACGAGAAAAATTCTGTTTTAGTCGTAGGCTCACCTGGAACTTGATATAACGATTCATTAGATTCGTAATTAAGAATATTTTCTGTTGGCGATAATTCTAAAACTACGTTCGCATTATTATCTTCTAGATTGGCTAAGAAAGCTAACGTAGACCCAGCATATGTCGTAAATGCTGGCAACTTAACGTAAGTCTTACCATCTTTATTCTTCATATCGAAATTATTAGATTGAAAAACTAATGTATCGCCGAAAATGGCAATCGTTTCTAATTTAGATCGATTATAATATTGATTAGCAATACGCTCTAAATTACTTAATTTAATATTTACCAAATCTTTAGTATTATTAAATTTCTCGACAGTTAATTCATAAACGGTCCTATATAGTATCAATAAATCATTATATAAAACATATAATTCATTATTGAATTCATTCACATTTAGTTTAGAACCTTCTTGAATGTAACGATGTTTAAATAATGCTAATTGAGTATCATATTCTTCTAAAGCAGATTCTAAAGCACTATCGCTAATGTACTCGCCAGATTTTAATGCTTGATCGATTAATCGTTGACGATAATATTCTAATTTATAGATCTGATCTTTATACATTAGATACCTGCTTTCCTAAACATAATTTTAAATTAGCGATATATGGAGAATAATCGTAAGCAGTCGGCACGATCATAGCAATTTGAAGAGTCGTAATAGGTTCATCGATATATTCTACATATTTTTCTTTAATAGGATTTTTAGAATACTTAACTAACTTAATTCCTTTTTTGTCGCTGTTAACAGGAACAACGTTATGTGCGACACCGTTAACGATTAATTGATATTGAATATCTTGACGTAAAGCATCTTGTATAAAATCCGGAATATATTCATTACAGAATATACCGGCACATACTGCCTTACCAGAAGTTATAATATTTTGAGTAGTACCAGAACCCTCTTTAAAGGAATTGCGCCGAGCTTGCATTGCATCGATACGAACAAATTTACGGTATACGCCATCTTTTATTTGATCGTTAATCTTTATCTTTTTAGAATCGACAGCATTGCTATACATCGTAATTCTTAATAGCTGAGTAACCGGAAATACTAATGCACCACTACCATAGATATACGTAAAGTCAGAATAACTATGATCTTGTTTATTCGGCTGAATGTCGCCATTAAATACGGTACGCCATTCTACGTTATTGTCGGAAACTTCAATCTTGATGATATGTGTAGTTGCATCATCGTCGAACGCAAGTTCGTTAAAACCATCTTCAGATTGAGACTCTAACGTAATTTGAACGGTAGCCGGTATATCGTCGATGTTGATTAAATCACTTTTGTTAACCGCATCATAGCTAAATAATCGGCTGTATTCCCAAGCACTGTTTCTAACGCCGTCAAAAACGTTTTCCGTCAGGGATGTATCGAACAGTTCTTTTTGTAGCACATCGTATTGATCCGAGATTACATATTCATTACCAGAATAACCGTTGCCGTTAATATTCACGATTTTAATCGGAATATCTTTTTCGTAAGTTTTACTTGAAGTAATACAATTTCTATATTGATATAAATTAGATTTAATAGAAAAATGCCCAGACGTAATCGGAATAATAGAATTAAAATCAGAGATATTACCGCATATCATATTAATATCTTTTACGCGTTCATCTTCGGCATCTATCTTTTCTTGAATAGAAGCAATCTTTAAATCAACCTCGGACAATAAGTTTTCGATATCGTACGCAGAATCGATACAATTAAAACTTAAATTCATAATATCGAAAATAGATTCTAGTGTATTCTGATGTACTTCGGTATATTTAGGCTCATCTTCTTCGCTAAGATAATTAGGTTTAAATAAAGGAGTCTTGGAATCTTGCAAGCTTTTTTCTTTAAACTTATCCATGAGCCCTTCATCGGCTAATGCTTGAAGGTACGCATTTTTAACAGTCGTATTTTTTAAATCTTCCAATTTAATTTTCCTCCATGAGCATTAACGATAATATTATCTATCTTAACCGGATTTTTTCCAAAATAAATTCTTTTAATTAGTTTTACGGCAATACGATTATCGATCGGCTTAATTCTTTTAGCGTCGAACGGCACATAGCTAATAACCAATTCCTTAGATTTTTCTTTAAGAATATTATTTAAAGAATTAATGCCGGCGAGATATTCGTCATAATTAGCATATGTATTATATAATACTAAACCATCTTTTGTTTTTTCGTGAATCGTAATCTGATAATTCTTATTAATTTTAAATCGAGTTTCGAGATTATAAAATAACTTTTCATATAATACTTGAGTCTGATTATACGGAAGAATCGGAACTTCTTTATTATTATCTAACAAATAAAATTCTAAAGAATATTGTTCATCTTTAGACTGTTCTTTTAACGACGTTATAAGTGTTACATAATCACAATTCTCTATCGTAATAAATTTAGAAATAATCCCGCTCACGCTAGTCGCGTTATTATAAGAGAATTTAATATTATTTATACCAAAATCATAAGAAACGACAGTAGAATCTAATTGAATATTTTTAATCTCGTCACGTCGAGGAATTGATCGAGCAGTTGTACTAATCGTATCTTTATCGTCGAGTACGATACCGATATCTTTAACGGTTAGAGATCGACTTATCTTTGTTTCTTCTGCCATTAGCTTCACCTATATATTTCGTGACATCATTTTCGTAATAAATTTTAGCCATATGCTCTTCTTCTGTCTTTTCACTACCTTTATCAAAGTAGGCAATTCCAGCATAAGCGTTGTCCATAAATCCTTTAGATTTTGCATATAATACCTTCTTTTGTTTAACTTCAGGATTGCTAGAATTCAAAGTAATAACAATTAAAGATATTTCTTGCGGATCAAAATAAGAGTTAAAAGAATATTGATTAATACTATTATTAATCGTAAATGAGCCAGTACAATTTACTAAATCGCAAGATATATAATTTAACATAATTGGCTCGCTTAATTTAATCATAAATGTAGCAGTCTTTTTATTTAACTCTGTAATCATATTACGTTCAAAAGATATAACTGCAGATCCATGATCTTTATCTATATTAACAGAATAAGCTTTTGTCGAAGAAATATTTTTAAATAAATCTATTTTGCCTTCTTGTTGAACGACATAATCGACTTGAGATATCTGAGTGCCATCTCGGTCATAAACAACTTTTGTATCGTCGAAATCTGGAGAATAAGAAATAAAATTTTTATTTTGATATAAAGAATAGTTATTCTCTAACGCAATTAATTTATCGCTTAATTCTTTATATTTTTTATCGACTATATCGTTAACATAAGTAACCATATATTGATTACAATCTTCTAGCGACCGTATCATTCCAGTCAAATCGTTAAGAGATTTTTCGATATCGGCATAATAATTATTATATTCTTCAGAATCCATAATCTTAGAAATATCGTATGCCGGTATTTTAATCCCTTGTTTGATTACGTTAAGTTGTTCTAAAAAATCTTTATGATCGGTAATCATAGTCAATCCTTTAAAATAAAAAAGCCGAGAGCTTTCGCCCCCGGCTATAACAGTTCGTTATTCGAAATCAGAAGCAAAGCTTACTGTAATTTCTTTTAGGGAACCCATTTGTTCTTGTTTCGTGATAGAGCTATCACTTAATTCAGGATTTTCCCAATATACTTGAACTTCGAAATCATTATAATCTACGACTTCTTGTCCTTCTTCATATAAAGGTGTTTCAAAGATCAAACGATCGCTAACGCCGTCCATATAACTATGAACGTCTTTAACGACTTCAGTAAGCGGAACAATGAATCGTTTAAATTGACCTTTAGTAATAATACCGTCTTTGAATTTATATTCACGTGCTTTAATAGCTACGACATAGCCGACACGATAAACAGGATCATTATCGTTAACCAATACTGGACTAATTGTCGTCATAGATTCCGTATTGAAACCTTTTACCTTTGTGATGTTTTCACCGATGATAACATCGACCGGCATAGAAATATCGGAAGGATCACCACGACGCAATTCCATTGGTTTATTAATTTCAGTTTTTAAACCTAATTCATGTACTGAATTAATTGTACCATTTTTTGGACTTCTTTTCAAGGTAATTGCTTCAGTCGTAAACAAAGATGGAGAACTTAAAGTGCTAGCTTCATATAAGCCTTCACGTTTAATTCTTAATTCAACACGAGCTTTAGAAGCACGTTGCAATCTGCGATTATAAATATGTGCAGAATATAAACCTTCGCTTACAGGACTAGGTTGATTAGTTAATTTTTGTTGAGTTTTAAATTGAAAATAAAGATCACGTTTTTTAGTTTCATCTGTTTCTGTTAATGCGTGAGCTACAGCAACATCGGATTTGCGTTCATAATCATAGAAGATATTATTTAATTGAAGGTCGGATTTATTATGATTAATCAATTCGATTTCATAATAATTGTCGGTATTAACTTCCATGAACTCTACGATTAAACAATAACGTGTAGGATCTTGATAGTAATTATCCGGGATAATAGGATACTTACCGTCTTGTTGGAAACTAAATTTTACGTACTGACGTTCAACGGTCGCACTAACTGCTTTAGGTTGAGTCTTAGCGAAAAATTTAAACTTATCGTCTTTATTAGCTTGAGAAGATTTATAAGCAGCTTCAGCTTGTTGACCGTTTTTAAATAAATCGACATCTCGTGCGTCGATTAAATAACAGTTAACAGGGCCTGGATTACCGTAAGCTTTTAAACAAAGTTCAACAGTTTTTAAATAACCAGTTTTACCTTCACTAAATTTTAAAGTAGTCGCATAACCAAAGCCTGGTTTCATCATCTTAACGAATTCACGACTTGTATCGTCAGTTTCGCCAGATGCATATTCTTCATCGCCCATTACTGTTTCTAAAGGACGAGCAAATAAGAAGTCGCCATTATAAATAGCGCCATAAGATTTATATACTTGATAGTATTCTGCATTTTGAAGAATAACGCTGTTCGCAATATTGCGATCTAACGTTAATTTAAAATTAGCTTTATCGACAGCAGCTACTTGACGAATACATTCTAATCCAGTATTACTGTTTATGATAGCAACAAAATCATATTGAGAGAATTGATCCATATCAGTATTCGCTGGGAATACTAAAGATTTTCTATCAGTCTGAACTGTATTTTTAGTATTTGCTAATTCTTTATTTAAATGAACTTGGTTAAAATCATGGAAGCAATCATAGTATCCATCATAATAACCGATATCTTTTACATAACCATTTTTAGCTAATTGACCACGAAGTTGATATAATTCGTCACGCAATGCTAAAATATCGCTACCAAATTTAGATTTAATATTTTCAGTTCTTTTATTTAAACTATTACCTGTCGTAGTAGTCATATAATCGGCAGCTAATTTACCGCCGAGTTTTAATGCATTAGGAACTGTTTCACGATCACCGTCGATACTTACAGCGATGTGGTCGGCAGCAATGCCACCGACCTTATCTACATCTTCTGCTTTAGTATCACTATGATCCCTACGGTATACCAAATTACCTTTTGCGATGACTGTTTCAGTAACAGCATCCATGTCGATTTGGTTTATTGTAACTTTAGTAAAGTCTTGTGCCATTAAAGTCTCCTGCGTTATACGCGATAATCATAAGTGATATAATGTTTTATACTTGTTGTATATTCTGATTTTCCAGTACGCTTTTTCCACGCTTCCATCTTTTCAGGATTTTCATATAAATCGATATACAATGGATCATTAGCTAACAGCGCAGCGACTTTTCTATCAGTAAACGTAATACAGCTTTTATATTTATTTAAAACATATCCATTTACTATATTACGACTCAAACCAGTAAATAGACCATTTATATAGAATAAAACTTCATCCTTGGATTCTAGAACTTGAGGATCGATTTTATAATCGTTAATTGGAAATTCTGGAACACGATTATATCGCATTTTAAATGTTTCTTCTTTGCGTTTATAATCTTGACGAATTTCGATCGTAATTCTATCTGGTTGATGATGATGTACAGTATAAGACGTATCTGTTTCTTTCTTATAGAAAGATTCATTAGGATAATTACTTGCTGTTGTACCGATATAAGGACGATCGGAGTTAATAATTTGAATTGTTTTATTGCCGATCAAAGTCCAATCTTCTTTCGGTAAACGAACACCGTTACGATATACGACTAATCGACCTGGATATAAATATAATTCTGTTTGCGCCGGAATTTCGTATACGTTAGTACCAATAGAATTAGTATTATCTAACGTAATAACATCCATTACTTTAGAAGCACCAGTTTCTAATTGCTCTATTGTATAATGAATCTTTTCGCCAGGTTTAATATCGTTAGCAGGACCTAAGAATTTAATAGATGCGCCGTCTTCATTTTCGATATAATCGATATCGAGAATTTGACGAACACCGTTTCTAAATACTGTTAATGCATTCACACGAGGAGAATATTTGTCGTATTGCATATAGAAAGATCGATTAGTAGGGTCAGTAGAATCCATAATAAAATCGCCAATCTTAATTGCATTTTCACTATCGCCAGCAAACTTATAAGCAAAGATATCGATACTATCTTCCGGTAAAACAGGAACGTTCATCTTAACTGCCGATACAGTATTTTCATAAGATGTACAGATAGTTTTAATATCCTTAAGTTCTTTATCGTTAGCAAGTCTCCAGATCTTTTTATAATCGTCGTAGATTTGAACGGTTGCGGCATCGGTTAAATCGTCAGGCATAAATAACACGACTTCACCATCGGCCGTACTTTGTTCACGTTCTTTAGGAGATACCGGAGAAATTAATGGTTGTTGGTTACATAATAATTTGCCGTTATGATACACTAAACTGTCGCTTAATGCTCCAGTAAAATATGTATCCATAGCACTAGCGCCATCGAATAATCGATCGTCAGGATCTCGTAATAATAAATATTGTTGACCTGGGAATAAACCATCTTTAAGTGTTAAATAATGATAATCTTTATTCCATTCAATATTCTTAGGATTAATTAACATACCATCTAAGAATAGAATAATTTCATCGGTATTCGTAATAACACGAGGGTCGTAATAAATTACGTTTTGTCCACTGTGGCCGATTTGACCTTGTTGAACGATAAGAGAATGTTCACCGTTATTATACAAGGCTGTTGCATCGATATTCGGTGTGCCAGTTTCAGTCGCTAATGTGCGATTAGTACCGGCAACAATATTATTATCGAAGTTTACAGTGCCGGCAGCGTATGCATTTTCTTCGCCTGGAATATATGCTTCGATTACTGTCCACGGCATATTCACCTTAGCACGAGGAACAAAGATTTTATCGTCGCGGAAAATTAAACCACCGAATAACGGATGAATTAATTCACCGGCTACGAAGACTAACGGAGATTTAAATTTCTTGTGTAAGTAGATAACGCCTTGATTGTCCAAGTTTGTTTCTACGATATAGCCAGAGTCTTTAATATAATTTTTAAAGACATGTACTTCATCTTCTTTATAGATTTTATCTTCTAGTTTTACTAGCTGATTTTTAACGTCGACATCGTAAAATTGTTCTTCGAGCATTAAGCCGTCAAAGAATAGGTTAATAGATTCTGGAAGGTCTGGGATATGGAAACCTTCGAATAAGTTGCCATTATTTAACTTCTTCAAAGAACCAGTATAATTAATCCAGTTAAAATCATAAGTAACGGCTAAAATATAATCATAATTTTGAACAGTACGATAATTCAAAGAGATCTTTTTATGTAAGATAACATAATCACCGAAGCGATTATCGGGATCATCTTTCATAGTAATATCTCGACGCATCGTTCTATTTTCAACAGTTACTTTATCTGGTTTATTATAATTAATTCCAGGATTTAATTGTGCATTTATTTTATCGATGCCAGGAATACCGGACGTATTATCTAAAGCTCTTGCTGTACTGTACGTTAATCCTGTTTCTACTTTTTCGTAATATGGATATAAATGATCGCCTTTATTCTCACCGGCTCTAAAACCATAGAATTCAGTATTATTAGGATTAATATCGATAATAGCATTTGTATTACTATCGTCTTTATTAATTTTAAATAAACGTTTAGTAATGTTAGATAATTTTTGTGCGTTAATATGTAATGCACTCAAATTCTTCTTCTGAGCTTTTACAGTCGGATATTGGAAACAAACAGTATTTACTTTTTCATAATCATTAAGTAAACTGTTCTCCATAAAGATTCTATCATGATTAACGTTAGGAATAACGTACTGTGTTCTATGATTAGGATCGACTAATTTATCGTGAGTCGGAGCCGTAAACGGATCTTCCCATTCAAAGTCAAACGTATCGACTTCTTCGACAGCATTCTTTTTAGAACGTTGATAACCAGTCTTCAATTCATTTTCATAGCGTTTAGAATCACCATCCTGTAAGCTCGGTACAGTTACATGTCCAACAGAAAGCAATGGACTAACGAGAGCAAAATCGGCAAATGCTGCTTCATTAAATTGCGCATCGTCAGCCGGAATCGATTTAATCGGTTTCCATTCTCTTCCATCGAAATACAACATAATACCGTTGTAAATCCATAACTGACCTTTAACAGGATTTACCGGAGTCGTTTCTTCGGTCAAATGTTCGATAATTTGGAATTTATTATCGAATACATTAACCCATTGTTTCTTAACGCCGTCATAATATTTTAATTCATTGGTTCTATCTTTACGCCAGAGAGAACCATGAATATTGTTGTCAGGAACTGCACTAGCACCGACAATTTTTTCTTGCTCGGTGATATCTGGGTTAATATCTTTGACAGCAGTAAAGATATCATACAGCTCTTGATTTAAGAGTTGTTCAGATCCACGACCTTGTTTAAATGTTCGATTTTTCTTCATTGACTATCCCTTAACCCATATTCTTTGGAGCATAAATCATATATTGAAATTCGATATTGGCAGCACCAGTATTTCCGACATAAATAAAATTAGAATCTTTTTTAACCCATATATCGCCAGCTTTCGCTGCACTATGCAATGGTTTAATCGATACAAAATCAGGAGTAATCCCGACGTTTCTATCGTCATGTAAATTATGCGGAATTCTAACTTCGTTAGATTTACCTAAAAATGTAGCTTGGCCTACTTTATATAAAATAGTATTGCCACCAAATAATCTATATTTATTTTTATATTTTAAATAAAAGCGTTTCTCGCCATTATGGAAATAAGCATCGTTATTATTATCGATATCAAAATGATTATCGGTCGTAACAAATTTACTTATCTTATTATTATATTTATCTTTACTAGCTTTAGATACGAAACGATGAAGATTATTTGTCTTAATCGCTGTCGCGAGTATTTTAATCTTTTTAATTTCTTCGATACTGGCAAGTTTATCGAATAAGCCCAAGTTCTTAATCGCTTGGGCTTTATCGGCTAAATCATTTAAATTATAAAATATCGAAACGTATGTGGAAAATGCTAAATCTTTTATTTCGTCTTTTAATTTAATTGACCATTTCATCGATTAACACTTCCTAACGGATATACAATCATACATTGGAATGCACCAGTAAAAGAACCAGTATTGTAAATATTAATAAGCTCAGACGTGTAAGACACGGATACTTCACCAAGATCGCCGCCAGTATATTCAACACATTGAACGTCGACAAATACAGGAGAAATTAATGTACCATCTTCTCGTGTTTTAGTGTTACGAATAATAGTCGGTTGAGAATTGCCGGAGAAAAATCCGTTAACGATTTTAATATTATCGAGAGCAGAAGCGCCACCGATAAGAACGTTCTTATTATTTAAACCGATGTAAAATTTTTCGTTTACTTCATCGTAACCAATTTGATTTTCTTCCAAGTTGGTTTGTATTTCGACCGGTTTATTTAACTTATTGTTCCAGTTATTCTTATCGCTATCACTAACGAACTGATGATCGGCATCAGTTTGAATATTCTCTGGAGTAAATACATCTGGTAAAAACCCAGATTGAAGAGCTTCTTTAGAAATAAACTTATCGTATAAGCCAAGATTTGTAATAGCCGCATCTTTATCTTTTACGTCAGATAAATTTTTATTTCGATCGAGGATTTCATCAGAAGATATCGGTACCCACTTTTTAAGTTTGTCGACATAAACACTAACTTTCATTTCGACCTCCTTAAACCACGGCAGGACCGGCTACACGAATAATACGACACATTTGAGGTAAACCTTCTTTACCGGTAAACGTATATGTTTCAGGCAACATAATAGTATGAATATTATCGCATGCAACAAATGCACCATCTCGAATAGTCTTTACGGATGGCAAGAACACCGTATTTAAATTAGTACAATTTTTAAATGCAGAAGCATTAACATTAGTTACGGAAGGAAACTCTAAATGCATAATTGTTTCACAGTCGTGAACAGCATTAGAAGCAATACCGATATATGCTGTCGTTGCTTTCGCAGCGTTTTCAGTATAACTAGCAGAAATAGTATCGGCTTGAACGATAGTCGTAGAACCGGTTACGCTAAGAGTTTCGATAGCATCGTCAGACGTAATATCGTCGACTAAAGTACTTCCAAGACCAGACATATAAGATAACGTTTTAATAACGTCGACTGCATCAAGATCTTTTAAAGATTTTGCATAATTATTGTTAGTTGCCATAGAAGCAAACTGAGAGTTAACATTATTTAACTGTGCATTATTTGATGCTACAGAAACAGCGACATCTTTTAGGCCTTTATATAAAGCGAATAAAGATTGAATAACAGTTGCTTTATTGTTAGTATTAACATTATCTAATAAGTTTTGAATATAGCCTTGATATTCAGTATTGTTAAGTAATGCATAATCGCCAACATAAGTCGTTTTTAATGTATCGACAAAACCGGTAGCCAATGCTTGATTGACGAGTGTATTAATACGAGCACTGATGTTAGCGTTCAACTGATCGATCGTATTAAGCTTAGCTTGAATACTAGTATCAAGATCAGACATATTAATATCGTTATCTAAACGACGATATTCAGATAAGTCGTTTCTAACGACTACATTATCTAACTTATTATAATTAGACTGAAGAGAAATAATTGCTGGACGCAATGTATCGTTAACATCGTTTGCTGTGATCTTTTGATCTTGTAAACGATAACGAGCATCGGCAAAATCTCTCGTAATAGCAGTGTTAGGTAAATCACTAATGATACGTTTTAACTGTTCGATATCGTTAGCGACGAAATTAAGACCGGCAAATGTTGTATTTAAAGCATTTACTTTATCTATAATATTACGAATTTGAGTTTGGAATTCTTCACTCAAATCTGTTAATTGAAGTTTTTCAGTTTTAGCACGATATTTATTATCGGCATCAGAGATATTTAATTTAGTTAATAATGCATCTGCGAAATCTTGCATATCGTCGATAAGAGATTGCATTTCAGCATTAAGCATTTCTTTCGTTAACTTATCGGAAGTTTTATTGAACCATCCTGTCTTCGTAGCAGAGTTTTTTTCCAGAGAAATTACTCGATTACGAATCTCGGAGTCATCATAAGAGATGACTCCTTGAGATGCGTTTCCGATATTCGTTAACAATGTTTTTAATGAAGCGTCCAATTGATCCATATGGACTTGAGTTAAATTGCTGACTTGATTGATCTTGTCTTGAAGATCTTTAGACAGCATAAATTCTTCTATTTTTTTAGCCATTGATTAACCTCTAGTACTAGAAATAATATATTATCGTTGTTATATTACGGGTTTTCTTCCGTATCAACTACTTTTTTATCGTTTAAAACAACGGCCATAGATTTATCAAATAATTGCTTTTCTGGCATATCTTTATTAATGAAAATATTATAACCAGGCTGAGTCATTTTATATATGTCGTAATATTTAACATCGACCCAGCATCCCGGTATTAATACATCGAGATCGATACCGATTCTTCGACTCGTTAATTCTTGTAACTTATAATTCTTATCGTTACATTCTATCGTATTATTAATCGTAGCTGAGATTAAATTCTTATTTTGAATATAAGATCCTTTATCGAGTTCAAATACAGCGAACCAATCCTTTTGATAACGATAAATAAATTTATGTCGACGCTCATTTCTATGATTTAAATAAGTAATCGTATCATTTTCTTTATCGATATCGATAACCAAAAATGGCTCTTTTATAATACGATTGCCGTGAATAATTAAATTAGAATCTTTATTTAACACTTCTTCGACCGGAGTCCAATCGGTTTTACCTTCTAATTTAATCTTTACTTTACCGTTTTCTTCATCGATTAAAAGAGACCCATTAGGTAATAGGTCCCATTTATAATCGCTATCACTATAAACAAAAGTAGCTCGGCCATTACTTATTAATCGAGAAGTTATTTTTTTACTTTGTTTAATTGGCATTTATCTAACTCCTATAAATGATCTAAGCTACTGCTCGGAAATTCTAATATTTGATCGATATAAGAATAAGCCGATAATTCAAATATAACGTCAGATTTAGTTTCCCATGGATTATTAGGATCAGTACCAATATAATTTAAAATCTGATCATATACCGGCACCAAATAAGTATACGTATTTCCGACTTGTTTAATTAACCGAACACGCCCTTGCGTTCTATTATTATAAATCTTAGGAATAATTTGTACGCTAGAGACTGTATTAGGAACGATAAGATTTAATTTCTGATATTTAATACCGGCGATTACTTTTAATGGCTCACTACTCAAATCTAAATAAGCTCTAATTTCTTTTGTTCGCTTAGGTTGAATACTCGTCGTAACAACAGTTGATACGGCATTTTCTCTTGTATCGCTAGCCATGAAAGATACATATTGCATATTATTAGATAATGTTACATTATACTGATAATCATAATATGTTTTACCGTCTTCTTCACCGTTGTTCGACGTAATGTATCTTAAATTTTCTGGATTATTAGAAGCCGTAATAAGAGTAAGCTCTTTATTATAAGTAGTACGAACAAATAATTTAGCTATTTGACTATAAGTATTAGGAACCATATATTCTTTAGAAACAATTCTAATTGGAATTTCGACAGGGTCTTTTGCTTCGATTAGGATTCGTTCTAAGCTGAAAGATAGCTTACCCTGCTTGTGTGCCGTAATATCGACATAATAAGATTTATTTTTACGATCGAAACTTACGTCATATGCATTGTTTAAATCGTCCGGAATAAATCTAACATTAGAAGTGTCGGCAGTACTATATACAGTAAATTTTAAATCGGGTTCGCCAACTAAATGTAAATTTATTTTATCTTTTGTTAACGATAAATTCTGTAATGCAATATTTACTTTAGAAGTAGAATGAATATCGCGAGTCACTTCATTGGTTAAATAATCATTATTCTCGCCGACAATTCTTAATGTATAAATTTCGTTATATGCCAACGGAACTTTAATCGTCGTCCAAGATCGATTACTTGTTTTCGTCGTAGCTAAATTCTCACCTTTATAAATTTTAAAAGTACTATTATTAATAGATTTTAAAAGAATAGAAAGCTGCATACTATTATAATCATAACGGATATAAGGAGTAATAGGAAGCTTTTGCTTCATGTATTCACTACGCTTACTATTAATCCAAAAATCACCAGGTTCAGGATTTACTGGTTCATCTTCTTGATTATAGAATCGAGGAACAGGATTTCCGACATGATATCGTTCAATATAATATACATCGATTTCACAACCTTGTTCTAACTGTGTAGAGTTAAGAACAAAATGTGTACTATCGAGTTCTTTAAGAGTTTTAGTGGCCGGAGAACATTCTATCGCATTGTTAATTAATGCTTTAATATGATGATTGCCCGGAATATATTCACCTTTATCTAACTCAAATACAAAATTGTCTTGTCGAGTTAATTTAGATTCTTTATATACACCATTAATAGAATAATAAAGTTTGCCTTCGATACGATCATAATCGATAAATATAATTTTCTCACAAACCATTCTAGAAGATTCTTCTACGATTAATGATTCGCTAGCGGGCAGCTTAAGAGCTACCCAACTAGGACCATATTTAGAGAATGGATCTTTTGGATCTTGATTATCGACATTATATTTTAATTTAATACCAATATTATTATCTTTTGGATCGACAACTATCGTACCGAATTTTGCGGAGTTCCAATCATATGTTTCATAGTCATGATATATAATAGGAAGACTTATTGTTTTTTCAAAATAATCATTAAGCTTTGACATATTTAATTTTAACTCCTAAATTAGTATATTCTTTATTTGAAGAACTATTTTTTATAATAATTTCTTCTAAAGCAGGCCATCGATATTTTTCCATAAATCTACTAACATAATTAATATCATAAACAAAAGAAGAAATAGGTGCGTAATTATATACATATCCACTAGAATATGGTTCAATTCCCAAAATATCCAATTTTATTTTTTTTATTTTTATATCATTTTTATTTACAGCATTAGAAAACAATGTTATGAATATTCCTTTTGGAACATCTAGTTCTTCAAGATTAGCTTTAGCAATAGATTCAGCATCATTATAATAACTAATGTTTACTCCATTTGATGTTCCTCCAAAATCGTCAACATGTCTTGCTAAAATGGAAGGATCCTCATTCTTATCAGGATTATATCCATAAGTTTTTCTTTTTTGAGGACTCGCAAAATATGAATATTCAAGATTTGGCATATCTAATGTATGATATGTACTATACCCACCTTTATTTTCAAATATAAACACTTTTGCATTTGGAGCATTTATTTTATAATTATCCGAAGATTCATTTAACTTACTATTGTTTAGCATACTATCTTCAATAATTATTGCACCAATCGTAGGAGAATCGATAACTAACTTTTCTAAATTTACATTTCTAAAACCTATATTGAACAGTCTTAAGTTTGAATTATTTAACACAACTTCTTTAATTTGTTTTGCTTCAGAAAAGCATCTTTCTGCAAAATTTACAAAATTATTTTTAATTCTATTAAATGACTCTTGAGTCATATTTGTACGGTAGAAAGACGTATCAGACATTATTACTGGGAATAAATTTCCTTTTTCTAAAGATTCTAAATATCCATCTTTAAGAACTACTTCTTCTCCTAGACAGTCCGTCGTTAATGTTCTTTTTTTGTAAATAAATTTTTCGACATTAGAACTTGAAAATGCACTATATCTAAATTCTTTAAAGTAATTAAGATTTACTTCTGTTTCCAATCTTTTTGTATTAAAAAATGAATTATTGCCAGCAATGTTTGATGCAGAAGTCACAAAATCAAGATTATCGATATAAATAGCATAGCAATCAGAAAGACATTCTTGAGCATCGACAGTCTCACTAGAATATCTTCCGATATAATTATCAGGGAAAATTATTTTATTTAACTTACTATTGTCAAAAAAGTCTTGTGGATGCAAATAATAATTTGTATATTTTCTAAGATCGATGAACTTTAAATTTGTTCGACCAAAATGAGAGAAATATCTTATATAATTAACAACTGTTAAATTATTAGGAATATTATATTTACTTTTAACAGTATTATAAGATCTATTCATTCCAAGAATTCTTGGTGTTTTAGGAATATTTTTATGAGATATAACATCTCCTTCTTCGTCAATCAAAGTAATAGAAGGTGATTCTATTGTAATTGATTCAACTGCTGCCCAACTAAACAAAAGATCTTGAATTTTTAAATGGTTATTCCCACATTTAATAATGATATTAAAAGGATCAGATAACGATAAGGTTATTGGGAATGGATACATTTTATCAATAGTAGAATATTGAGCATCATTAGGCAAATCAATTAATCTATATTTTATTCCATTATCAATATACTCTTCTTCTTTTAATACAATAGTTATATCTTTTTCAGATCCAATATTCTTAACTTGTATTCCATGACACTCAATAAAAGGATTGGAGAAAGAAAAATTGTTCAATTTTTTTATCTTGGTATAATCCATAAAGATAAAAGAATTGTGAAAGAATGGAAGACCGTTATCAGAAACTTCTTCTATATTTTTTGCTAAAATAGTAGCTTTAACAGCCAAATGATTGTAATCGCCTAAAAAGAAAGAAGGTATTTTTTTACCAGAATAAGAGATAGCTAAATTTACCGAAGAAGCTTTTTCTATTGGTTGAAGATTTGAATTAAATCTTCTAATTCCTACCGTATCAAATACATTATAGAAACCACTTAAAAATTCTTGATTGTTACTTTTAACATGAATAACGTTATCGTCATTAACTTCACAATTTAAATACATTGCTGGAATAATTCCATTTTCAGAAGCAGAAAAAGTATGATCATTGAAATAAGCTGATACAAAAAGATAAGAGAATATATTTGGGAATAATAATATTTTTGAATTAAAATCTAAATATTTGTAATTATTATAAAAAAAATCATTCCAACAAGTTAAAACTGTTCCATTAAATTGTAATGTTTTATATGTATCATTAAAATATTTTAACTCTTTAAATTTTTCTATTAAAGAATTTAATTTAGTGTGAGCATTAGTATTATAACTCAAAATAACTAATTTTACTAAATTAGGATGAATATATTTTATACTGTTCCCAACTGAATAAGAATTATCTTTAGGATTAGTTAAAAGAGCATTGGTAACTTTAGTTATTTCTCTATACTTCTCATTCATAGAAGATTCAATATCTTTATTTAAAGTTATTGATTTTTCTAAATTTTTCCAATGAAGGATAGTTGTTGGAACTGTTATATTAACAGTATCTTTATTGTTTGCTTTAATATTAATTACTCTATTTTCCATTAAATCGTAGAAGTTATCTACTTTAAAAATAAAATAATAAGATCCATTTTTACCTTCATAAGCATTTGTTAAATAATTATTGATCTTAGGTAGAACAGTTAATGTTTCTTCATTAGACAAATCTTCTTTGCCATAAAATTCTAAATAAGATGTTTTAGAACCATTGATTTTTTCTAAAAGATTTGCTCCAGAATACTTAGCAGGCTTCGCATTACTACCGCCATATGATAATATTAAGTTATTTGCAATTTCAGGATGAGTATCGACAGTTAAATGTTCTCTATCTAAATCTTCTGTCGTTTTATATAACTTAACTTCTAATACTTGATAAGCATCAGAATTATACATATCGGCATATGGATTAATAACATAAGTATTTAATAACTCAATCTGATGTTCTGGCAAATGCGCGCCAATTACAGTTCTCGTCACTTCTTGATCATTATACAAAGGATGAGTACAAGTAAATCTTACAGTATAATCATTATTCTTTTGTTTGAAAGAATAATATCGGCCAGCAAAATAACGCATTGTTTCATCTGATGTCGTAACAATACTATCTGTATTATCTTTAGTTTTAATTATATTATTATTCGCATCATATGCCGTAATAGTCGATCCTTTTGTATAATCGAACGACACATCCCAAATTCTATTATTAAACGTCACATTGTTTACGTTAAAAGGAATTTTTGCATTTACTTTTTTATAACCATTAACAGTAACAGTCTTAGACTCTGGAACTTTATTAGTTTTATTAGCTTCGACAGTAAAAGTTTTTACTTCTGGATGATAGAATAACGGAATTCTATAAAGCGTTTCTTCGACAGATAAATTAGAAGGCTGTCTTGTGTGAATAACGGCACCGGAACTATCTTTAATTACGATAGTAGAGCCTGATTCTGCTTGAATCGATAATGCATTTGTTCCTTCGTAATCACCTGTTAGAGAATCTTTTCCGTCGACTACATAAACAGAAAGAGGCGTAGCTGGAGTATGAAGTAATATTTCAATATCTTTACTAACGGTATTATCTGCTTTATCGTTAGAAACTGTTACCGTATATGTTTCAGCTTGTTGCGCCAAAGGAATATTTACTTTATATTTTCCGTTGTCACCGACAACAGCATCTCTAGCGATTACTCCACCGGCCATAGGACCAGCGCCCATAATCGTTATTTTTGACCCAGGCAAAGTTGTCACGACAACTTCTGTTCCCGAGGTTGTTGTGACATAACTAATATCGGCTGTTAAAATTATTTTTCGGCGGTCAACAGTTAATACTTTTTCTTTACTTAACCCATTACTAGGATTACGAACTATAACAGTGATATCATATGGATCTTCTTCACGAGGTAAATTATATTGAACTCCCATACCAATATTCTGAGAAGCATATAATTTTTTACCGTCACGTTTAAATGTTACGATATTACCGATTTGAGTTTTTACAGAAGCTCTCCCCATTAAAGCATTAGGATATAACATTTCAGCATCTAACGTTAACTTATCTGTTTCAGTTTGAGTACCTTTAATTAATGCTTTGCTATAGTTAGTTTGATAACCGAAGTAAGTCGAGAAAAGATTTAGATAATAATCGTATACTTTACGCGGCACTTTAAATTTAGTAATGCTACGTTTAGTCACATCATTAAAATATTCATCGCGGCGATGTGTCGCAATTAATCGAGATTTTTTAGTCGTAAAAACTGTAACTTCGGCATGAGCTGGATCATCGGCTGGATAAGAAACTGTGTAGCTCATCGGTGTAATCGCTAAGCCGTCTTCAGATACGTTTTCTGCCGTATTAATCCAGATATCTTTATCTTCGAAGAACCAAGGGTATCTTTCTTGAATAAAGATAAACGGATATAGTTCACTTAACCGTTCATAGTTAATATAACGAACCGTAACTGTCGAACCTAATCGAATATCGTCGGCATCGATTTGGAAATACTTCATATTAATTTCTTCGAGACTATCGTCCAAAGTATTACATCTTACAGTATCATTAATTAATACTTCTAATTGATTTGTCCCCGGAATATATAATCCAGAACCAACTTTAAATTGAGCCTTGCCGTCGATCAATTTACCGATACGAGTAATTTCTTCTCGGTCATGATAATAGAATCGATTATGCTCTAATTCGAATTTAACAATCGTATAATATTCGACATTGATTACGGCATCTTTAACGAGCTTATCTGTACCATCTTTACGAATACCGACTGGCACCCAATCCGATTCACCAGTTAATTTAATACTAAGATTACCTGTTTTATCATTTACTAATAACGATCCATCAGGAATATCGGCCCAATAATAGTTATCTTTTTCGCTATCAGTAATAATAATAGCTGTGTCTTTACTTATGCTGTATTCATTTAATTTTCGAATACCCCAAGTAGGTTTCATTATTTAAAGGCCTCCTTTAAAAAATATACTTAAATATAAATAAATATATAATATTATATACATTGTTCTAACCAATAAATCTTATTAAATTTCCAAAGTAATTTACATTTTCGTGCATTTACTTTTTTACAATGTTTAGTTCTTGATTGAAAATTTAAAGCTAATTGTTCTGGATATAATGCTGTAACATAACCTGTATGGATTTCTCCATTTTTATATGTATAAGAAACTAAGTCTTTATGTTTAATTCCCAACACATTATTAGTTTTTGCTTTTGATTTTCTTCTCATTGGTTTAATAATCCATTCTTTTATATTGCAATTGTCTGGTATACCATCTGCAATACATATAGCATCATTGCTATGAGATTTTTCTATATTCCATTCAATTCTTTTATTTGCAGTTTCGCCACCATTAGTTAGATGTAATAGTCCTAATTCAGATATTTTATTTCGTAGATAGTTTTTACCTTGCATAACATGCATCGCATAATCAAATCGTTTAGGCTTAGAATTAATAATTTTAAAGTATTTATCTTCAAAATCTTTTTCTTTACCTTTTGTTTTATCATGACATTTAGAGCAAAGTGTAATTAAATTTCCAATAGTGTCTGCTCCGTGATATTTTCTTGCTCGAATATGATGTACTTCTAATTTACAATTAGATTTTCCACACTCTTGACATTTATAGTTATCACGAATAATGGTTGCTTTTCTAAGATTTTCATCTAAACGATTAGATTTTTGATATTGCCATTTATATGGCTTATAATCATCTGTCATTGCACGAATATCTATACAAACATCTTCGAGATAATATTCTCTAATATTTATCCATTTATTTAATTGATATAATACTCTTAAAATAGCATCTTTTTTTTGCTTAATACTCGGTGCTAATCTACCAATTCTTTTAGAAGATGCACGATTATTAAATCTCATCGGTCTATATCTTTTATGATAACGATGATAACGTCTATATCCACGCCTAACATCCATTAAGTGTTTTACATCTTGACGTTGTTCAATAGTTCCTTTAAAGACTACTTTGTTTTTAGTAGGACACTTTTGAACAACAGCTAAACCAATATGTGCAGAACCATTATCTATACCACAAACCATATAGCTTTTATCATTTTCATCAAACTTAATTTTTTTCTCTAATTGAATTACCATAGGATATTTAGATTTTAATTTTGCTCTGTTTTTTCTAATTAGATACCATTCTTTATTCACTTTTGTTGGTGCTAAAGGTTGGTTATCTTTATTGATTACAAAGCAATATTCAATATTATTTGCCATTTCTAGACACCTTCCTTACGGAGAATTTTTCGTCTTGCCAATGTCGTGGAGGGTATATGTGTTTTTCTGTTATCTATACAGAACATTAGCATAGTTTCTTGATTAGCACTCACAGAGCTTCAGACTGACGAGCACATCTAAAGGTGTGTCTTTAACCTTTTCCATAACGTAGTTCATATCTGCAACATATCTTTCGATAGTAGCAGTCACTGAGGCTAGAAACCTATTATTAAGCAAGTGAAAATAAGAAATATAATATATATTTGTTCACTTATTTGCACTTTTATTTATAAAATAAGCTACTCAATAATTAGTCCTTAATAATATACAATATCACAAGTTAATTCTTTGAGATCGTTAATTTTATACTTAAGATCTTTCGGTAACTCTATTACGATATTAAAATCGTAATAATTATGTTCGCTATCTCCTTTATTCGGAGCGCCACTAAGTACGACTTCATTCGTTAAGTTAACAGTTAATGTGTCACTTAAACGAGTTGTCGGTAACTCAGTAGAATCTGCATTTAAGATTTTAATATAATCTAATAATACAGAATCTTCAATATCGGTGAAATAAAAATTAACACCGAAGTTTTTTAAGTCTGGCTGCTTCTCGATACCCATATAATTATTATATAGACGAACCGGAATTACAGTACGAGAAGCCGAAGTAATAACTCCGGCTTTATAAATACTATAAATATTAAATTCTTGTTCGTCGAGAACCATCCATGTCAATGTATTTTGCATGAATTACGCTCCAAAAGAAATAACCATAAATTTAAGTTTTCTTGTATTTCTAATTAGTCCGGCCGATAATTTAATCTTATTATTATCGACATAGACATAATCAGTACCATAGTTTAAGATCGTACTAATATTAGCGTTATCGATTTTATTAGTACCGACATATTGGTCTAACAATACAAACGATAATTGTTTATCGGTAACAGTATGTTGTAATGGATAAATTGTACTAGTTGGGTCGATCGTGATTTCATACTGTTGAATAGTTTTAAATAAACCATTCTTAACTTCGTCGTCCAACATAGACTTAGTAATCTTTTCACTACGCTTAATAAAGTTATCAGTATTAAGTGTCGAAGTTTTAAGATCTTGAATCGTTGTTTGCATTGCCGTAATTGTAGGATCGATAGAATCAGTAATGCGGCTATATTTATTATCGACTGCAGTAATGAGATCTTTAGTTTCTTTAATACCGTTTTGAGCATTAGTAATAATAGATTCTAATTGTTCATAAGACCAAGTATAATGAGAAATTCGATAAATGATGCGGTCGCCATATTTTAAATTAACGTTATTATTAATAATAAACTTATTCGTTAATGTCGGATTCGGATTATCTTCTGTCGGTACTGGTAGTACTTCACTAAAGTCGACCTCATCAGAAGACCCATTATGTAACTTTAATCCATTTAAGAATACTTCAATTTGTTGTTTGCCGTATTCATAATATGTAGGTAACTTAATAACACGAGTATTGTTAGGATAAGAATCTTCGTTATAAATAATACGTTTTTCTTCGACGAATACGGCAGCACGTTGGAATACACCGGATTCTTTACCTTTTTTAATTGTATGACGAACGTTAACTTGTACGACAGTCGGTTCGTTTAATGCATAGTTTAATTTAAAACCGACACCTTTTACGATATCGCTCATTTTATATTTCGCACTATCAGGTACGATTAAATGTTTACCTTTAGCATCTTGTTCTTTAAGCATAACCATTTCGACGTACTGGTCTTTCATGATATATCCTTGATCGATATATACGTCTAAAGAATTAGATCTCGGGATGAAGAACATGTTAACATCGTCTTCATCGAATACGAATGTTTGCTTTTCGTTCTCTTCGTCAGTTAAATTTTCATCTGGAATAAACAATTTAGTTTCGTGAAGATCCATCGTACTGTGTTCATTTACCGGAACCCATTGGTAATCTTCACCGTTAAATTGTCGCCATATATATAGAATATTTGTATCGCTATCATACCATAAATCATTTGGCTCAGGATGTTCTGGTTGAATAAAGTAAATAAATTTACGTTGATTCTTAGAATATAATTTGCCGTAGAAATAAATATCGCCAAATTCATCGACATAAATAGCTCGAGTATTTCTGTTGTCATAGAAGAATTTAACAGAGATGCCTGTTTCATCGACTATCCAATAAGCCCAACCTAATACAATATCGCCAGCATCTTCAAAGTTTTGCATTGGCGGGAATGCAGGCGATGCTGAGAAAATACCGTAATGATATTTAGGATATAATTCAGGAGTTTTATCGTTGTACGTAATTGTATCGATATGAGATGATGCATAATGATATACGACACCGACTTTTCTGCCGACGTTTGCTTCTAGGTCTACGACATGAATAATTTGTTTATTGATAGAAGCAATCTGTAAACTTTCTTGAGTTTCTAAATCGTATACCCTAAATTCTTTTAAATCTGGAAGTTCGCCTTGAACTCCGGAGATATATGCTACCTGTTTTAATTGAGATGGAGCATATACCGGAAAACGTAATGTAATTTGTCCGCTAGCATCCAAAGTAAATTTTTCGAAATATTGAATAGCTTGTGGAGCACCTACGTTAATGGACGCAGCGTCAAGATTAATTCGATGGCCTTTTTTGTTGATTAATTCACCAGCTGCTACATCGATAATAAACTCATCGCCACGTCGACTGCATTCAAAACCGGACACGACGCCCCAGCCAGCTGACTGAAGACGTTCTGTGTCGATCCAATCTTGAATTATTTCAAAATTGTCGTTAATAGGTTTAGCTTTTACGCCTTTGGTAAAATCAACCTTTGTTAAATAATTTTGTGCCATTTATTAATCCTTAAATAATAATACTGCTGCTTCCGACGAAGAAATATGTTTGTCAATTTGTTCCTGTAATTGGTCTCTATGACTTTCATATTTTTTAGGTAATGTGATTACCATAGAAGTACCAATTCTATACGGTCTGCCAAGTATATTACCTGTATCGATATATTCGTAATTGTCGAATTTACTAGATCCGCCACCAATTATTCTTGTGTCGGTAGGCTCGATTTTTGTATCGAGTTTAATAATGATATCGGCAACTTTAATATCGTTAGATGGTTCATCGACCGGAAGAATATAAAATTTTTGGTCTTTTAATATGCCCGTATTCGTCATATATAAACTATAATTAGTTTTTATATTCGAGATATTAATAATCGTTTCTTCAGACTTAGCTATATTATATTTAGAACTATAATATTGACCGATAATTAGCTGAAGTTTTTCTTTATCATAATTATAACGTATAGAAGGTAACTGTTCAATGTTAAATAAAGAATAATCGACATTATCGATAAATTTTAATTCTTGATTTACTGTATAAATTAAAGATTCATTATTATCTTTTTTAGGCTCGTCGTCGATTACTTTCTTAAAGTAAATATCACGGGAAGGTGTCGCATAATCGAAGATAACGTTTTCGTTTGTTGTTTCGACATAAACTAATTTATAATCGTGATTATCGAGCGAAGTTAAAGAAGCGATATCTTTATCTAAATTAATTTGAGGATGTTTCATGTTTAATCGATTATTTAAACTATAGTAATAATCGATCAAATTATTAGAAATAAAAGTATTAATATAGCTGTCGGCTTTCTTTGGAATGCGATGGTAGCCAATGCTATAAGCGTAAACAATATTTTCAGCAAGAAATTGAATTAAACGAGGCTGAGTAAAGATTTCTTTACCGCACAACAAAATAGTTTTAAAGTTCAATCGATCTTGCATGATAAGTATTGGAGTATGATTAATCGTTAATTTAATATAATCATATGTGGCGCGAGGGAATAGCGACATTTCTAAATCATGATTGAAGATATCCCATGATGGTTCAATTACGTATTCAGATTGATTAAATAAAACAGGTTTAGCTACGTCGAATATCTTAGGCTTATTATAAAGAATCTTATTGCCGTAAATAGAATTTACGATATAAATATTGCAATTATCTTTATAGCCGCCGGCTTTCATGGCCTTTAAGAACTTATCTTCTCCGTTATAATATTTAATATCGGGATTATCGGTAACACTATTAAATTTAATATTGTTAGGAACAGTAATACCTTGTAACATAGACTTTACTTTTTCCATACCGGTAAAATCTATATTAATATCCCAGCTACGTCCAGAAGAAAACGGAATATTTCTTTGGAGAATATATTTATATCCGAACACTGTTGGACGATAAGAAGCTTTTTTAGACGTATCTTTTATCGTAATAATACCGTCTTTATCCAAAAGATAATCTTTTTGTTCTTTGGCCGGAACATAATTTTCCTTAAATAAAAGTAAATTTTTATCGATCTTTTGATATAAAGATATAGCTTCTTTTTTATTTAAACTTAATAAATCGTTATTGAATTTAATAACGGTATCAGCATAAACAGAATTATTAACCAAATAAGATAATGGCATATCCTGATCGTCTAGCAATACAGTATTCGCTACTTTTTTCTTGTTTCTATAAATCTTCATACCGTTACCTCATAACAACATATTCATTTGGTATCATATTTAAATCTGTTATTCTATATTGATCGATCGCTTTAGTTTCTTTATTTTGATCGTAGATAATCTTAATATCTTTTTTGTTGGAAGATACTTTCACTTCGTAAAGATTAGAAGCTTCTTTTCCGATTAATACATTATATTTTAAATCGTTAATACAGTAACTGTCTGCTTTTAGATATTCAATAATATAATGCTTATAATTATTATTATGAAGAACGATTTCGTTTCTTTTAAAATCGATATCGAATTGACTATTATCTAACACATCATAGTTAGTAACGGCCATTTTTACATCGGTCGTTTCTTTTTCCTTACGAACACGATAAAAATATTTTTCATCCACTTCGTCGTTTGTAGCATATACAATAATATTATTAAACGTATCAAGAATCGGTTTAGCTAACTTTAATTCTTTTTTAGTATTAGAAAATACTTCACGATTCCAGTTCGTAAAACGATACATATATTCTTCTGCATGCGGATACACAATAATAATATATTTATATTGTTTTCTAATTTCATTAGAAATGTTAATAGAATTATGTTTAATATTGACGTCGGTATTATGATTAAAATCTAAGTACATATATCCGACATCGGATAAAATAAATTTATCCAACGTTTTGGCTAACGGATTAACTTCAGTAAATTCTTTAATACCGACTACTTGTATATCTTCTAATTCATACACATTAAGTTTTTTAGATAAATTAATTGGTGTATATCTATTAAACATTTCTATTTGAGTAGAAGGAATAATAATTTCTCGATATGAAGAACTTAAGTCGAGCGGCTCATCATCTTTATCTAAACATAAGATAGGAGATGTTACTTCATCGGTCACATAAGAAATAAATTCACTTACGTTAAGAATATCTTCGGTTTTATTTTCTTTATTAGTAATAAGCAACTTAGATACATAAGCATCGATATTATAGAACATATCTAGATATCGAGAAGAATATTTATTCAAATGAACGTATCCACCTGGATATGCGATAGTTAATGATTCACGATCGTATACGATTCTAACGTCTTCATTAAGAGGAAGTTCAGGCGTATATTCACGGCCATCATATTTAAAATAATAATATTTTAATTTATCGGCAATAGGTAGTTTCTGAATATTAATAACGAGTTCGATTCTAGAAATGTTATCTAAATCGAAATGTAAATAACTTCCTTCTTGTTTAGAGCCGCTGCCAGAAGATGGAACGTATTCACTATTCTCATATTCCTGTAACAAAATATTTTTAACGGTACCGTTTCTTCCGGCGAAGCGAATAGAAATGTCAGCATCTTTTTCGAGAACTATTTTATTACCGTTTAACAATTCTTTTTTATTTATATCTGTACTGTCACTATTGGATTCAAAAACATAAGTGATAATGTCGCCTTCGATATCGGCTTTTAAGAAGTACGTCCCTTTCTTAAGCGATATGAAATCAGTTTCTGTTTCCGCTTCATAAGTACAATTTTCAAATTGTATTGTATTATCATAATAATAGATCCGACCACCAACAGTACTGATAGAATTAGCAGCCCATCCAATAGGAAGACCAGTTGATATCTTGATAGATTTGATAGTATTTCCATACTGAGAATAAAATCCTATTTTATAGTCATCGATGTCGATTTTAAATTTTTCGATAAACACGACTTTTTCTTTTTTAGTCTTTAAATAAAAATTAACTTCGTTATTTATTTTTTCTAAAACTAAAATAGCATCATCGTTGTTTATTAAATGCTTAAATTGTACGGTAGAATATTCTTGAATTGTTTGTGTACTTACTCCAAGCAAGTCGACAACTTTATCGATAACAGAATATTCATTATCGCCAAGTTTAAACATGTATTGTTTAGGAGATTTAAAAATGTCTTCGGCATCTTGAATTAGCAAAATGCCGAATCCAGAATTAACATATTTTAATTGAAGTTCAATTCTACAATCTCCAGAATATAAATAATCGGCAGTTATAATATCTTGATCATAAAAATAACAACCATTATTTTTTGTTACACGAGCTTTATTAAAAAATATCATATAGCCGTTAATCCTATTCTGTTTAATTTAATAGTAGATTTATTATTTAATAACTCAATTTTAAATTGGAATGTATCGGTATCAGTAAACGATACAGGAGTTAATGTGCCAGATCGATATAAATCTTTCCAAGCCGTAAACTGATTATTTACACCTTGCTTCCGCAATGATCTTACTTTAATACTAACGTCGCCTTTAATATCGGCATCGATTGTATCTAAATTATAAGTATCTTTTTCAGATACCATAAATAATCGAGAAATAAAATCGCCGCCAGCAACAGGTAAGGACTCAATAGCCTGATCTTCTAATTCATCATAAATATTATATACGTCGATAGAACTAATAGAACTATTTGCTGGAATATCGATTTCGAATCTAATATACTGTACTAATTTATCGTTAGATAAAAGAACATAGTCGCCATTTTCAATAACGGCAATAGTTGCATATTTAGAATAATAGCTCTCGGAACCTAATACTCGAATCGTAAACTTATCTTCGCTAAGAGTATTAATTTTCGCAGCCATATATAATATATTTTTAAGATACTTATACCAATCTTCAGATTTAGCTTTATATTGATTATGAATTAAATCAAAGATTTCTGTCGTAACAGTTCCTGGTTCATTCAACGTAATTAGTTTATTGCCGCGCAATAATACTTTATCTAACTGACAACGTTTCAAATCGGCTGTCGCTAATAATGTAGCATCATAATCTATTGTTGTACCATATTGAATTACGTCGTTATCATCGACATCGATATTATTATCGGTCGTATAGTTAAATGTATCGAAAATAATTTCGTTTGTAATACTGTTTTTCTTTTCGGTTAAGTCCCAACTATATTTATCGATATTTTTACTATGAGGATCTGTTATTAATTTATCGGATAGAACGATTTCCTCGATTGAACCGACTGTACCAGTAACGACAATATAATAATAAAAATCTTTGTCGACATCAAATTGAGAAAAAGCAAAGTCATCATTAATAACGAAATCTTCGACTTTTTCTAAAAGCGGTTTCTTTTGTAATCTGAAGCCGTTTAATTTCTTTTCTTTATATAAAGAAATTTTTAAATTACCAGCTTTTTTAATGTAGCAATATGATGTAGCATATGCATACTTATCGATTCTAAAAATAGCATATCCTTCTTTATCGAATTTAAAATTAATCACGTAATTTTTATTTAATTCGATTAATGTTGGATCACAGTCTTGGAACGTCCAGTTATTAAACGTATTTGCCGTCGTTAATGAATGAAGCGATGAAATTTCAGAGACTTCTTTTTGTTCTTTAAAGTTAACATAACATAATGGATTTAATACTTTCATATCCATTAAACTATTCGGAATGAAGTTCTGTCTTTCTGTCTGCATCTTAACAAGACTACCTTGTTTCTTAGTGCTATTTAAATCGACATAATGTTCTTTATGATGATCGACTTCTGTTTCGTATACTGGAAAATAATATTCCTTACCGGCTTCATAATAATAACCAGATTTAATAGCAACCTTATTATCTAAACTATTACGATATACAGACACGACATTATTTACGACAACTGCAGTAAAGTTAGGGTCCAGTGCTTTGGCATATACTTTATCGATATCGTTATTAGCGATATTTAAATTTTTAGAATCGCCATCCTTCATATCTTTAATCGTCATTAATGTTTCTGTGTCATAAGCATTAATATTATATTCGACTAGTTCATATAATTTATCTAAATTAGTGAATACGATTTTAGAAGGATGCTTATAAGTATATGTTGCCTGCAAACTTAATGAATCATGATCGTAAATAGAGTTTACTTGAATGATACCTGGAGTTTCGTATAATACATATTCATCTTCAACTAATGCCGTACCGCCAATCGATAATTCGATATTATTAGAAGACACATTAGAATATTTAAATTTACCTAACCCATCTTCTGTCAACTCGATTGTTTCAGTATATCTTTTTTCATTATATACGATAGTAGCATATGAAGGAACTGATAGAATATATTCTGATAAGTTATAATCGACGCTATCGATTTGATATACGTCTTGTAAGCTTAGCTCAGAAGCAAATAACGTTGTCTCTAATTTTTTATTAACCGAGATATTATAATCTGATTCATTATCGTTCCACATATTGGCGAATATAGAAATTTCTGGTGTTAAGATATTAATATTATTACCTAATAAACACCATTTAGATAAAACTTCTTTATTCTTGTGTTGATATCGAATATATTGTGTCGATTGATTATAACCGTCCGGCAAATTAATTTCGACGAAATAAACTTGTTCTGCCGATAATTTAGGAATAAAGTTATCCAAAATGATCGGATATTCTTTTTGATTTTGAACGATCGTTTCAGAATGATGTAGTGTATGATTAGAAGAGTTCTTTGTCGACAATAAAATCTTATATACTTTATTTTCGGTTGATGCCTCAGTCGTTTTAATTAAGCCTCGAGCATCATGAATATAGTTAACTAATAGCGTAGTCGGAATTTCGGATATAATTTTATTATATTCGAGTTCAAAATATGCACCGAAAATATCGACCTCTTTAAATGCCGACTGGTCCATATTTTTATTGTAAATAATTACACGACCATCGTAAGTAATAAATACAGCATCGTTTGATTTATCGAACGAATAGTGATTAGTTAATATATTTAATAGCGATAGCGATTCGATTTGTTTTTCATAATGATCGAACGTTAACGTGATATACTTTGTTTCGCTATCAACATTAATATAATCGACATTGTGTTTGTTTATTTGACCTGTAAGGATAGGGAACTCACTCTTAGATATATTTTGTTTATCGACAAGTAAAGGAAGCCTTCCTGGGCCAATAAATGAATCGTAGGTATCATAATTATCGTCGATAATATTATTATCTTTATATAATTTTAATACTGTGTCTCTCGATTTAATCTTTAAATTAACATGACTATTAGGAGAAACCGTAATAGATTTTTCATAATATTTAAAGTTAGCATATTCACCAGCAATAGAAATATAATTAATTACTGGATTAGAAATACCGAGATAAGAATGAAGAGATAATGTTAGTATTTTATTATCTGGATTATCGGGGATAGAATATGTATTTAAAGATTTAGATAATGGCTGCCCATTAATCGAGAATACCAATCCGTTTGCAGTAGCGTTAATATATTTAATCTTAAATCCGCGTTGACCGATTTTAACAATCGAAATATGTTTTCGTTTCGCATCTTCAGATTCGAAAGAGAATTTCATATTTTTAGTATCGGTATTTAATTCTTTAGACGCTAAAATATTATTATTGTCGTCAGTAATTAAAACACGACAAGAACCGGTATTTGTTTCATTATCTAACTTATCGATTTCAAATTCGAGAGAAGTAATAATTTGATCGATATTGATTTGACCTTGAACGTCGGAATCGATATAAAGATAATTATCGGCTTGATTATATTTAAAATTATTTAACTTAATTAAATCGAAGCGATTAATAATATTAACAGGAGTATCTTTAATAGAATAATTGATTGTTTTAAAACGCATATTATCTGTTAAAGGAATACTCAAAGTGCCGACAGTAGATTTAGAAGTGTCGAGCTTAATGCCGTCTTTCGTATTGATTACATTAGAAGATGAAGCAAAATCGCTAATACGAGTACCGTAAAAATAATTATCTAAATAAGAAATGGCTCCATTTTCTTTAATAAAGTAATCGTTAGTGAATTCATTATTTAACTGTTCAGTATTATCAATTTTGAAAGAGGTTAAATAAATATTGCCGCCTTGATATTTAGGATAAGCAATAACTTTATACGTTACTTCTTTATTGGTATCGTTAACGAGTAAACCTTTATTCTTAATCGTAACGTTTTTTGGACCGACTTCATAATCGACAAAGTCTTCTAGCGGTAAGCGATATTCACCGTTATAAGTCTTATAAGATTTAAAGTTAATTGTCGCAGGATCGACCTTAACCGTAGAAGTCGCTTTTAAGTTGTATTCAACTTGTACCGGTTTAAGTTTTAAGTCGAACTTCTTTAATCCGATACCAATATTTACGTTCTTATTACTATTTAATAAATACTGACTAACCTTTTGATTAGATTTTTTATATCCGATAATTGATACGTCAGTTGTATCGGAAGAACTAATTAAATTAGATGTCGTAACTTTTAAGCTATCATAGTAGCCGACGCCGTCTAAATAATATTCGACAGGTTGATCCCAGATATGAGGAAGGTAATCGAGTTTCTTAAATTCATTTTCCCAGAATGTAATATCCCAGATCTTTTCTCTCGCAATATCTTTATTTAATTTAGCAATATAATCATATACTTTCTGATCTTTTATTGCTTCTTGAATATTAATATTATTTAATTTATCGATTTTAATATCTTTAAAAGCAATGCCGGCATAAGCCGATAATAAATTTTTAATTAGATATTTTAGGCCGAACTCAGTTGAATTAAATCGATGTTTATATGTATTAAGAATATTAGGATCATCGAATAAGATATTATTATTTTTATTATTCTTCGTTCTTAATGCATCATATGTTCGGTTAGATAAACTAAGGTTAGACTCATTCGGAAGTCGATCGATTCCGGCAAACCATGCAAACTCATCAAAGATGTTCCAAACAGGTTCTTGTTTTAGATTAACCGTATAATGAAACTTATTAATAGTATACCCAATCGGAGTACCGTCTACTTCATCAAGTTTAAAATAAAGATTACCGTTTTCATAGTAAGCATATTTTTTATTTTTATAGAACTCGTTCAAGTTTTCTGTAATAGTAAATTCATTATCTAACTTTAAACCATCTTCTAGTTTACCAATGTTTGCTACATAGATTTGAGAGATAATAGAATCTTCTCGACCAGCATAATTTACTAAAAAGAAATCTTTAGTATATTCATCGACCTCTTTATAGATAGAGGTCATTTCTTCGATTACAGCTCTAAGTAGATGTCCGGATGTAGACTTGTATGGTCGGCGTCTAATTTGCATCCACTTTGGAAAATACTGCAAAGCTCTTGCAAAATTTTTATTAGTAATTGCATCCATTCACTAAACCTCTATCCATTGAATTGTATCGAGAATCATTTTGGATTTAATATCTTGTAATGATTTTAATGCTGTCACAGATACACCGTCTACAAATAATCCAGTAACATTAAAATAGCTTACGCCAATTTCATTAATGCCCATCTTATTAATTACTCCGATATCTAAATAAGAATCAGGAGGAATAGCATTAATATATTCTGCAATACGTTGTTCTAAATTCTTTTTGATATCGGCTAAATTAGAATTATCGTTAGATAAAGTAATAGACAGTGTAACAGCTTTTAGTGCCGGAGTCACATACTCTATATATAATGAAGGGCTTGTGACATTTTTTAAACGATCTTTTGCTTCATTTAGCGCGGCTTCAATTTTTTCGACAGTATATTCTTTAGGAATAACGTAACAAATAGCCGTACCTGTTCCATATACCATTGGTACGTATGTTACGTTAGAAGCATTTTGTAAATCTAATAGCGCCGCATCGATTGCAATCGTATTAGATTTTTCATTAATTAAAGACCAATTAATTAATCGATATAATAAGTTCTGATCACTTTCACCTTCTCGACGAGTGAAGCCACAGAACTTAACCATATCGTCTAAATTGGAACCTTTTAAATTTGTGTATATATGAGGATTTTTATTGGACTCAATATACAAATACGCTTCTTCCATTTCTTTGGAATTAGCTAACATAAATAAATCGACAACAGAACCACGTTCAACAGTATCGTTAGTTAGTTTCTGAAAAATATTTTTAATCGATTCATGGATTTGTGTAAATGTCTTCATATAACGAATCCTTTTAAAACCTTTCCAGTTCTTTTATTAATAATCTTAATATGAATATTATGCCATGCCATAATTTGATGATCATCGACATTAGGTGTAACAGATGTATCGTATAATGAAGTGTCGACAATACTGTCGACAATTGCTTTTATCTCATGTAAATTTGCTTTATCAAATTTATCTTCATGACGATATTCAACAAGTCTAGATCCATAATCAGAATAAGGCTGAACTTCACCTAATTCAGTTTTTAATCGTAACATAATTTGTTGGATTTCATAATCTTCATTATCTTTACATATGTCGACAGAAGATAACTTTTTATTTAAATAATCATCTTCTTTAGGCTTAATATTAAATTTAATATTTAAAGCATTTACTTTGTGCTTTGGTCGAGTAACCGATTCAACAAAAAATTGAATCTTTAATTTATTTGTTTTCTGACCGATATTAAATTGAATAGCTAATGAATTAGATCGTCGACTCGGACCTAATATGATATCATCTTTATTTGTGTCTAATAAGAAATCGATCATTTGTTATCCTTAAATTTTAAATTTACCGAGTGCCGATTTAGCAATCTTACCAATTTGTTTACCGATAGCTCCAAGTGCCTTAGTCGCTAATTTAGTAACTTGTTCTGTCGCCCATGTTTTAGCACGATCTAAAGCTTTTTTAGCGATCTCGTTATATTTAACTAAATACTTATTAACACGTTCTACTTGTTTACTTACATAATCAATTTTAGATAATTGCAAATTCATATTAACTACTTTTGCAAATCCACTAATCTTTGTATTATCTAATCCAGATATAGCGGCATTTAACTTGTCTTCCAAAGCTATAGCTTTATCTAAATAAGTCTTACTCGTATTATTAGCAATATCGAGATATTGAGTAGCTTTTGTATATAAATTATCTATTTGCTTTCCACTCTTTTGTTGTGCAATTAATAGATATTTATTTTTAGCGTAATCGACTTCTTGATCAAGTTGTTTATTAATATTAGTCGATAATTCTTTAACGAGAGTATTTGCTAACTCTGGATTAGTATTTTTAATATGTTTATACGTTTTAATAATCGCTACAATTTGTGAACGTTTATCACCGATTGCGGCCGGAACAGCTTTCAAACTATCGACATGTAAAGTATCGTAAATACGTTGAGTAATTTGTTTATCTAAAAATTTATCTAAAGCTAAGTAAGCCAAATCTCTTTTATCGACATATTTAAGAATATCTTGCGCATTGACATCCTTAGATATTTCAGGAATATTTTTAATATCCTTAAGCACTTCTTTTGCTGCCTTAAGATCTTTTTTACTTAATGCTTCAGCTAGTTTAGATTGCGTATCTTTAAGTTTTTTACGAATCGTATCATCGATTTTTATATTTTTATCATGCAACAAAGTATTAATTTTATTATTGGCGCCATTAAAATCTTCCTTTATCGGATTCTTTTTATAAATTTCATGATACTCTTTCGATACTTTATTCTTAGTTTCTTCACTAATCTTTCCTAGTATCTGATTATAGTTCATATTTATTTTCCTGTAAAAAAATTAAATCTAGCACCAGTATTATTACCAGTACTAGATTTATATTACAATTACTGCTTTTTATTAGCATAATAATTTGTTGCTGCTTTTAACAATAAATCATATGCTTGAGTAGCTTGTTCTATTGAGTTTTTAGCACTAGCATCACCTTTAGAAACTTGTTCATTAAAAGCTTTAATAACGTTTTCTTTTTTGGTATCTAATGCTTTTTTAAAATCATCTATAGTCTGATAATCAGAAACTTTTAAATCATAGATATTAGATTCTAAAACTTTTTGCTCGGCAGGGTTAGCTTTTGCTAATGCTTCTTTTGCTGACTTCTCTGTAATCGGAGAATCGCCAGCAAGCATTGCTGCCGTAAACGGAGCAAAGTCTGTTACTAACTTAGTAGGATCTTTTAATTTTAATCCTTCAGCAATTTCGACAGTCGTCGTTGTCTTACCGAATAACGGTAAATAAATATCGCGACGGATTAAAACATACCGAGCTAAATTTGGTTCCCATGATTTTACGAGAACAGTTCCTTTAACCATTAGATCACCGATAATAGAACCTTCTTGATCTGGAAGTTCTCGAAAATCGGCAAGTTCAAATATCCTATTATTTAACTTATGACCGTTAATAATTAATTCATCACAATCTAAATGAATTCGATTAGCTTTAATTCTATGTGTTTGAGATATAGAACTAATGCTTCCTGAATCTAAAGATAGTTTTGTATCGTTACCGATAGATAAACCAATAGACTTACCCATCTTAATAACGATACTGGCTAAGAATCTTTTAATCGACCAATCTTTAATTCGATGTGGATGCTTAGAAGATTCTTCCATTTCAGTCGCATTAATTTTTAAATCTTGATATACTTTCTGATTATCGATCGCAGAACCGTCATCTGGAGTATCTTTAATTGCTTCAGATACTGCTTTGTCGGTTTTAGCGATATCGACGTTCTTAGACGTTTGATTTATTTCTGGCATTTAATATACTGAGCCTCCATTATCCTGACCATTTTCATCTGGGAAGATATCACTCTTTAGCTCACTTTCTTGATATATTTCAGTGCCATAATCTGCAATCCAGCGACCAGTTACAAGAGGACGATCCCCATATGCTTCTATTATAACATAATCTCCGCCTTTTGGAAACCAATCGTCAGGTGAATTTGTTTGTACTGGCATAGCAGGTTCAGTTATTGTTTCACCAGTTTGTGAAGTATAAGTTACTGAACAGGTACAAGTTTTAGGGTCAGATCCTAAGACTGACCCTTTCAACTTTGCAAATCCGTCATTACGGATCTGTTGTCCAGCATATGTATCTTTAAATTTATTTTGTATCGTCGACATTATACACCGAACTTAGGAATATTTACATTAACTTGATATACCTTACCATCGTCGTTATCGTATACTTGATAAGTTATTTCGTCTTTTTCTTTTAATGTATCCATAATAACTTTAATATTTTCTTTAGATTCGCCATGAGCAATCAACGTAAAACCAAAACCGGATCCCGGGAATATTTTCTTAGTACCGAATAAGTAACAACTTGTTAAAGTGATATAATCATTCGATACTTTATTGATATATGTATTTTGGTCGGTCGTAGTTTTATAAGATAACATTTGCTCTGCTTGGAATATAATTTTACGAAGAGTATTTAAAGCAAATGGATGCAATAATGGAGCGTCAATAATTTCGCTATCGTCGCCATCTTTACCTTTAATACCGATAACCTTAACAGGTTTACCGCCTTGATTAATAGAGAATTCGACAGTGTTCTTAGACTCTTCATTATTTAACGCCTTTTCGTGACGAACGACGAAGAATTTAAATTGTTTAAAAATATCAAACTCAGGACCAGGAACCGGAACTAAAGGATCGAGAATAGACGTATTATCTTTTTGAACGTCTTCAATTTTATGCATGAATTGTTCAGCTCTCATTTTAATCTCTTGTTTATCCTTTTGATTTTCCTCGTTATTACGCATTAATAATTGTTCGACAGAACGAATGCTGCCACGTTGCAATAAGCCATCGACATAGTTTTGATTTACGAGATATTCGTAATCGCCGCTCATGTTATTAGCATACATATTACCATCAGCATTTAATTCGTAACGTTGTAGAGCATCGGCAGGACCACCGCCCATTGAAGCATTTAATAAGAAACTTAATGAACCGGCAATAGGATGATATCCTTCTTGATCTTGGAAACGATGATTAAATACAGAGTCCATAAGGTCTAATACTTGACCACGTTTCCCCCAGTTAGGGCTCATAAAGATTGTTCCACTATTACCTGCCCATGCTGGTATGAATGGCATACCACGTTTAAGTAAAGGAGTAACACTTAATGTTTTATAGTTCTGAATAAAATCAGAAATCATATCGCCCCATCTACCTAATGTATAGGCAGCAGCGACCATTAATACGTTACCACCGATTTTACTACCAAAGTTTAATACAGAAGATAAATATCGTCCTAATCGAGTGCCGGCAATTTTATTAAACAAAGCACCAGCTTTACTCTTCATTAAAATATCTTTAGACGTAGCATCAATTATCTTTTTACTTATTTCAGGTTTAGCTTTTAATGCAGCAAGAGTTTCTTGACCTTTTTTAGTATTATTAATACTTTTTACTTCATCGACTAATTTTTCAGTTTCTTTTGAATACAATTTTACTTTATCAAGCTTCTTGTTATATTCTTTTTCCCAAGCAGCTTCAGCTTGTTTTTTATATTCTTCCATCGTGGCATTATCAATAGTCCCAGATTCTGCTCTAGCTGGAATAATATCTCGAAGCTTATTATAAACAGTCTTGTCTTTGTTCGCTTTATAAGTTTCAGCTTCTCTAGTAAGCTTAGTAAATTCAGGCAATCTTTGATCGTATACTTTTTTTGCTATAGCTAAATTTGCTCTTTCAAAATTAGCACTAGCTTCTGCCCAAGTATTTAATATTTTAGAAATACCTTCTTTACCTTGAAGCTCATATTTATTTAATGCTAACGAAGATCTAATTGGATCAAATTTTGATAAACGAGTTTCGACAGTTAAGATTTTGGCTTCTAACTCTGCAATTTTTGCTTCATCTTTTGCATCTTTTGCGGCATCTAACGCAACCCTAAGAGCAGATTCTTTTGCTTGTAGCTTTTTGTGGATACTTTCTAAAGTATTTTGGCGTTTCTTTATTTGATTAATATTATTATTAAGTTTGTCAGCATATTCAGCAGCTGCCCAACCTTTTGCTCGAGCGAATAAACCCCAGCCATCATCGATAATAGCACGAACGATATAAGCTCGTTGTAAGTTATAAACACCGAGAGCATATATTGCAATACGCATTAATGTAGACGTAATAGCCATATTAACGGCTTGAGTCGTTTTATCATTAAGCACGTCGACAATAGCGTCAGGTGTAATTGTCGTAACAAAACCAGTCGTAGCCGATAACGTATGAACAACTTCACGAACTCTTGCTTGTCCAGTCATACTACTTGGCTCATCGAATATAGAAATTCGATCGTGAGGTTTTACGGTAGGGTCACCGTAAACTACGAGATTGCCAGAATAAATTTGTTCGACAGATTTTTTTAATCGAGACAGTGTCATCAATCGAGCGGTTTGAGCATGATTATGTTCAGGTCCACCGTAATTATCTGGAGCAAAATTAGAAACAGCCCAAGAAGCTACTTTCTTTAAGCCTAGTTCTAATGCTGTACCAATACCACCACCTGCGGCAGCGCCAGCAGTAGCACCTAGTCCACCACCACTAGCACCGACTACGCCACCTATACCAGAAGCAAATGCGCCAGTAACAGTAGCATAACTATCTAAAGAACCGATTTCACTATCGATTGCAAATGTATTTTCAGAAGAAGTTTGAAGTTGAGATCTACCATGTAACCATGTATCGACTACCATAGAACGTTGATATTCAGGATAAATATCTCGGTCGAAATAAATATCAGGTGTCGATTTTTTAACTTCTTCAAACTGATACATACCTTTAGCTACTGTAGCTACTTTATTAGAATTAGTTTGAATTTGGTTAGATAAAATGTCATGATCCGACCAATACATATGGAATTGAGAATAAGGTTTACGTTTCTCAAGAGTATTTAATTGGTTATTGTTCTTAATATATTTATAAGCATAATACCAATTAGGTAATCCCATAAATACAGTGCTTCTAAATCCGAAATAATCGGTTGCGCCGATATAAGATGGATTAGCACTTGCTGCGAACTGCAACATATCCCATACTGTTCTACCTTGTGTTTTAATACTGATAAACTGATGACCTTGTTCTGGGGGATCAATCCCAATAACACTTCCTAATGAACGATACCAGGATTGCTGTCCTTGTTCTGAGGCGCCATTTTCAAATTGTAAGCTATCGCTATTAAATAAATTAGTGATATCAGTATTTTTACGGAAATTATAATAATGAGCAGAAGAATCATTAGTAACTTCGTAAATATTTTGTACTGGTTCACCATTAACGAATATATCACGATAATATGGATCACCATAATGATAGATACCAAATGGATTATTAGAGAATACTCTCGATAATACATTCCAATTCTTTTCACGGAATAATTGGCTAAACCAGTTTTGATCTTGACACGTTAAGAATGAACTTACCAATACTCTAGGACTTACACCGCCAAATGATAAACCGTAAGGAGATTCACCTAAATATTTTACGCCACGGTTTTTAATCTTATCGCCGAAATTATCTTCACGAATAGGGTTAGATAATTCAATGCCGTCGCCTTGGCCTACAATACTTACGACATCGCCACCTTGAATCTCGGTAACTGTACCGTTAAACATAACAGGTAGTTTAGCTGCATCGGCAGAGTAACCCATTCGAATATGCATACGAGCACCAGCAACTAATTTAATAGAATTCCTCTCAGGGATTAATGCTTGTTTTTCACTTAAATTACGAACATAGGTATGAGGATTAAAAATACTATCGTATAGATTTTCAAGTCCGGCAACACCGTATTGTAATTGTGTCGTAAAATTATCGCCTTGTCCGTCATCCTCATATTCAGATAATATATTTTGATATAAATTATTTAACTGAATAATAGCTGTATCGGCCGCAATATTTTTAGACTTAACGACTTGAATAGAACTTACGGCATTCGTACTATAGAAGCTATCATGCATCTTCCAGAATCCCGATGAAGCGCCTTCATCGATAAACATGATCTGAAATGTCGGGAATCCTCGAAGCATTCTACCACGAACATCGGTTTGAACCATATTAAGATATGAATCTCGAATACGTCGTGCCAATGCTTTTGGCGTCATTGCATTTGCTTCTAGTTCTAATTGCTGCATAAACTCACGTTGAATTTGAGCGATAGGATTATCGGTCGCAATATCGATACCGAGTTCTTCGATTTTTTCTACGAGACCAGAAAGAACTAAGCCGTATAATAATTTTCTTAAATTCACTTCGTCGTTAGTTAATGGAGCTGTCGTCGTTATGTTCGGCGTAATTACTTTATGAGTTAACGCATTTAATGCATTATAGTCACGAGTAATAATTTTCTTAATTAAAGAAGAATCTTTACACATTAACGATAATGTTGTCGCTACAAATAATTTGCCTTTAACGAATTTATCTTGATTATCTTTAACGAAATTCTTAAGAGTATTTACATTCTTTTCTTGAACATCGTTAGCTAAATTCATGTCTTTCATGAACTCATATGCAGAAGCTTCACTTACCGCATTTTGGAACATGATATCAGTCATATAGTTAGGATAGATATTCTTCTTAATTAAAACACATAACCAGTATAAAACATTTCGCAAGAAAGCATGTTTTGCATAATTCATATCATGCATACAGTTTTTCATGTATTGAATTGTTTCACTATGATCAGATGTTTGATAATAAGGATCTAAGAAGTAATATCGATCGGACGCCTCGAACGTAAAACCTTTATCTAAAAACTTTTTGCGACGTTTATTATAATCGATCGGTAAGAATTGAAGCATAGGATTTTCTTCAAATTCTTTTTGGGTAAAGCAAGGTATGCCATAAGGGCCTAATTCCGTACAAGAACCATAATTATAAAATTCAGAAGTATCGTCAAGATGACGAACATAAGTTAATCCATTAATTGTATATCTTGTCGGTTTTAAATTTTTATAATTAATTGGAGACTTAACTTTTTCTTCTGTTGTTGCAGCATCATTTACTACAGCAGCATCCATATCTGCCACAGTATAACCTGCACCTTTAACTGTAGTTTTATTATCGCCACCAGAAGTGTAAAGGCTATTAATAATTTCCTTAGCTTTTTCTGGTTCAAGATCAACAGCAAAGCCAGATCCTAATGCAGAATAAGCAAATTTATTCAACCAATCTTTAATATTATTTGTCCAATTAGATAATAATTTATCATCAACAGATTTAGTTTCAACAATAATATTTTTAAAGTATTGTAATAAGGCTTCTTCAGAACCTTCATCTTCAATACAAGTTTCCGCTAGGAATTTAAGAGCTTTGTCGGCTTCCCATTGAAAGACATTAATACTGTCAACAATTACAGATTTAAGAGCGTTTTCATTTGCTTTTGTTGCATTTTCTTTTGCTTTTTGTTCTTTAGCTTTTGCATCAGCAGCAGCCTTATCATACTCTTCTTTATTCTCTCTATAGACAACAGAGTTTCTATCTACTTGAGTTCTTGGATCTATAATACCTTGACCAGGACTAGATTTTTTAACTCCACCTTTGCCATCAGGAGGAGTTTCTTTAACAGCTTCTTTAGCCTTTTCTACTTCCTTTTGGCCTTCTTCTGTATTTAAGTTATGATATAACCATGCATAATAAGGTTCTAAGAAAGTAACGCCGATAGATTTACCGACTTTCCATTGACCAGTAGCAATGCCAGATTTAAAGAGCTTCATACGTTGTTCGTTTTCTTCTTTTTTCATCTGGCTAAGTTTATCTTGTGTTAACTGCCAATCTTTAGCCGTCATTTCAGATATGCCACCATTTTGTGCTATCATACCATGACGCATAGAATATTGAGCAGCTTCACTTAAATCAGATAATACTTTTAATTCACCAGATGGATTACCGTCTTCGTCAGGCTTAGCAAACATTTGTAACATCTTACTATCTTGTAAGATACAGTCTCTTAATAATTCAGAGAATAAATGTTCGTGATAGAAGAAATAAAAATCGGGATCCACGAATACTTGATCACGAGGATTTTTATAACGGATAAATTCAAAACCTAATTCACCGAGTTCTTTAATTGTCGGTAATTCTAAGTCTGGATATAATTCAGCTTTAGATAGATTTTGATCGATCTCGAAATAACCTAATGCGGCTTGCGCAGCACGTTGAGCCGTAGCTTCTTTCGACGCAAAATTGTTTTGTTCAAACTGTTTATAAATAGCAAACCGATTACGAATCGTTCTATCTGTTTGTCGTAATGTTACATTAATTTGGTATAAACCAGGATAATTTACGACAGTCGAAATCGACACTTGTTCTACGATTACTTCGAAGATACCTAATAGGCGAGTAAATTCAGAATCAATTCTAAATGGATAACTCGGTAATGCATTAGGATATTTCTTTTTAAAATAAGAAATAATCTTCGGAATCTTATCAAAGCGGTCAACAGTTTCTCTGTCATATGTCATGACCGAGAACGTTAATGTTGCATCTTGTCCGCCCATAAATTGAGGAGCTTGACCATGATATGTATTCAACGTCATATTCGCATACGTATTAGAGAAGTTTGCCGTTAAACCTTGTACTAATACATCTTCTAAATATGTCACATATTGAATAGAACCGATACGTTCAAATTCGGAGTCTTCATAATTTTCATATGTCTCTTGATTACCGGACATTTGAACAGAGCCATCTGCATTTTGTACGGCCGCAAACTGAGACGCACAATATTCTAAGAATTTAGAATCGCCATCATAAGGAGAATATTCTAAAGTACATTGACCATTATTTTGCTTTAATACAATTCTAAAGTTAAATGCGTTATCGGCAAATACCATATCATAATAATTAGTCTGTAAATCGATACCAGATTGATCAGTATTACGAATATTATCAGACATATTTTGATTGCCGCCACTCGTTAAAGTAGAAACAAATTGTTGTCTTAATAATAAAGATTCATCTCGATTATTATAATCGACAGCCGGAATGATTTTAATTTTTAAATAATCATTATCTGGATCCTCATCAAAACTATATTGAGGTTTAGCTTGTCCGCCGCCAGCAATCGATAAGGCGTAATCTCGAACAGATTTTACGACGTCGATATGTTTTTCTAAAATAGAATAATCTGACGGGATATTTAATGCTCGCAAATAATCGACGATCTCACGACCTGCAGTCGACATAACAGAAGCTTTATCACTATAATTAAATTTATATTTTTTAAGAATGTTATTAATTTGATCACTATGAATCGTTTTATAATATTGATTTGCAATCGCAAACAATTCTTTATCTTTTTCAGATGGACGATAATAGTTAGGAGCTTTATTATTGCTATGAGTAAAAGTCTGTCTAATCTTTTCCATCTTAACAAGTTTACCTTCATCAGGCATATAAATATTAATTCTAGGATTTAATGTATCGACCGGCATATAAGCAGATCGATTTGCGAATAATGTTTTCTTCATAAAATCTTTAGAAGAAATATTCATTTTCCGATCGTGAAGATCTTGTCCTAATTGTAGTGGTCGTTGAATATACCAACGTAATAAATCATAATTAATCGTTTTCGCAAAGAAGTTACGATATATATCGATAACGCCATCCTGTAAATCACGCTGTTTCGGAACTTGAGGCATAAATACCTGATAATCAAATTCCTTAAGTAATAACGTAACTTTTAATAGCTTAGGATAATTTGGAACTGTCGCTACCGACATCGATTCAAAACAAATAGCATCGATATCAAGAACTTCGTTAATATATTTATTCTCGATTGGCATATATGGAGCAAAATGGAATTCCGAGAGTAATGCTCTGAATCCATTCATATGATATACGACTTTTTTCTTCTTATCGCTAAGGTTTGTATACCATTCTACAGGTTGACCATTAATGCCACGATCTTCGTTAAAATATAATTCTAACTGTAAGAATCTTTCAGGTTTTGCATTTTCAATATTTGCAGAACCTTTTGCACGAAGCAATGGAACAGAATTTGTATAAGCTTGTGTTACCGTATTAATAGAAATTGGTGGAACAAATAACGTTACATCACCGATCGTACAAGTCCAATCAGAAATAGAATTTAATCCTTTAGTGATATTGTTCCAACCAAACGCTTTATTCTGAATATCGTGACGATTATCGTACTGAGATGTCGCATTCCATACCGCATCAGTCCAAGCTTTTGTATCGTATTGGTACGCCCAAGGTTTAAGATGAGGATTCGTAAAATCAGAATATTTTAAAATAGATGTATTACGATGGCGAGCAATGATATATTTATTTAAATTAATCCATTGCCCATCTTTATCTTTTACGAAAATAACAGCTAGGTTACGACGATAATGTTCTAAACCATATGCGTTAATGCCTGTTTCTTGGAATACGGTAGGATCTTGTCCAGTAAAGAATTTATTAAATGTATTAAAATAGTTAGCTAATAATCCATTACCAGGAAAGCTAATCATATTCTTAGGGTATGCCGTAGTTTGGTCCTGTTTAGAAGAGCCATTGATATCGATAACGGCACGAACTTCTTGTGCGTTCTTTACCATATTTACGACGTCATTAGCCGCAGCATATGCTACTTCTAATGTACCGTAATTAGTTCCGTCAGCCATTAAACCGAATACAGGTTTACGTCCATTTAATAAAACAGAAGATCCGCCAAAACGTCTCTCTGTTAAATAATCATTTACTTGGATCCATTTATTGTCGAACTCACCAATTTGAGCAATCGTAACGGTATCACTATCTTTATAACGTTCCCATTTAGAACCATTTTTATTACTACTAGAATCATAAGCCTTCGTTAAAAAAGCTTGATAATTTTGAACGGCTTCACCGTATGTAACTTGTTTTACGTCGGTTGCATATACGATAGACCAGTGATGAACTTCTGGTGCATCGTAGAATAAGAAACGGAAGCCCATATCATAATCGAGGCTTCTGTTTTCGTCTTTTACTTTATTCGCATCCAGAACATCTTCTGTCGCTTTTTTATTGCCGGCTAACCATGCTCGCATGTTTTGTTGACCGACACATAAATATTCTAATAGCTCTGGATCTTTTACTTCTGCTTTTCTTAGGTCGGCATATAAAGTATCGCCATCGACAAAACCAGCATGTAAATCTTCATCTGTAATTCTGAAAGCAGATGGAGGAAGGCTGACCATAGCCAGCCCTCTCAATCTATCAATACCGGTATTTTCTAATGGAGGATTTTCTTTATAGAACAAAGCCTGTTCTTTTGAATCGCCCATCTTCTTAGCGAGCTCTTCATAAATTCTCATGTCGACTGCGCCTTCTTCAAAGTCGGCTAATTCCGGAAGGCTCATTTGAGTATCTCGGACCATTTGATCGAGTTCTTCTTTTGACCCTTCAGTCGGATTATTAGGAGTTTCTTCCTTTTTGGTTTCGACTTGATCGGAAGCCTTCTTGCCGACTTTTTGACCTAAATGTTGAGTCGCATAGTTGACACCTGGCTTTTTATCTTCCGCCATAGAATTTCCTTTCATTTATAATACACTATCTAAATAATTGCTAATATCGTTAGCATTCATATCTTCATATTTAGATGTAACTCTTGTCGTAACAGTTGCGCTACCGCCAGAACCAACAATGTTTGGCATAGCGTTTAATGCAGCAACTGCAGCTTGTGGATCTTGACTTGTCGAAGTTGCTACATTGATTATATAACCACCATTAGCAGCACCTTGTTGAGGTTGAACTAAACGAACTGACGTATTAGAATTATTAATTTGCTGAGCCGGAGTATTATCGACATCCGGAATCGGAGAAGCCGATCCATAACCAGCAACAAGAATCGAAGAACCTAAAGCAGCCATTGCACCTAAAACCGATTTACTTCGTGCTTTACGAACAATGTCCATAGCTTTAACTTCGCCACTTCTTAATTTAGCCATACGTTCAGCAACACCGGAACCAATTAAAGACTCGTTCATTTTAACAGCTTGAATTTGCTCTTCAGGATTATTTACGATAGGCGCCATATTGTTTAAAGCAGCGTTATTTATAACCGCTTCTTGAGAAGCACTATGTGCATCGGTTGCACTTCTAAACGTAGCATGTCGATCACCAGTAACACTTACACCAAGATCTAATTGAGACATCGTAAAATTAAGATTTAATTTATTTTTCTCCATATAAGAAGCAGTTGTCTCAAACATATTAGATACATGTTGTTTATACTGTTGACGAACATATTCATCGGCAGCACCTTGAATCTCTTCAGCACTTCTGCCTTGTAACCCACTGTTCGCAATAAAGTCAGAGTTATTAGCAACGGCATCGACCATTGTCGATAAGGATTCTTGTTTACGCTTCATTTCAGACCATATAGCTTTATTATATGTATCGTCTGTAACAAGTCGGCCAATGTTACGAATATCTTCAGCTGTTTGACCATGTCTTGTTAAATCGGTAAATACATCGGCAAACTGATTCATTATATCGGCAGTAGCACTACCGGCATTCTTCGCCGATAAACGAGCTTCTTGGACACCGATAGCTACAGTAGAAGCTGTATGCCCTAATCGCATTCCGCCAGAATACTGAGTCATAAACTCTTCGTTAAATCCGACGTCATTAACTACTTTTTGTAAATTCTTTAACGGGTTATATGTTTCACCAGCATAGCTCGAAGCTTTTTGAGTTTTAGCAAGAGTATTGCCATCTGCACCTTCTATTGTAACATCACTTACGGATTTTGTCGATGGATCATAACTTCTTCTTGCTGTTTCTTGGAACGTTACAGCGCTATTGTCCATAGAAGATGCAAGCAATAAACTATCGTCGGTCATACCAGAATTAGTGATGATATCTTCGTTCATCTTAATTAATTTAATTTGGTCACCGTCATAGTCGAGGCCTTTACCTTTAGCCATAAGCTGATTAGTTCTTACTTCATTCTCGGCAAGACCTTTATTTAAATAAATTTTACCGAAGTCGACCGATGTAGGATAATCGAACGGATAACGTCCTACGCCCATCGCCATACCTTCAGTCTCGAGTTGTTTAATCTTAGCAGCTCGACCTGCAGCATCTAGGCCATCAAATACACCAAGCTTTTCAAAGACATCGATAGAAGCTTCACCAAAGCTTGTGCTTAACCCGGCTTTTTTGGCCTCTTTAATCGTCATTTCGCCAGCAAATTTTCTCGACGAAATAAAGTTTTCGTCGAAGTCGAATACGTTCGTAGCAGCAGCTTGAATGCTCTCACCAAGATAAGCAGAACTTGTCGATTCTAATATATGACCTTTGCCTCTTAAATTCTTTGTAATGTCGGTACGTAAGCTATCATAAGCTTTATCCATATTCTCTTTTAACTTAGCAGCTTCTTTAGTGTATTGAACTCCGTCTTGGATTTCCATTTCGCCAAGCTTTTGTGCTGAATCGAAGAACGACTTAATTTGAGCTCTTGTTTCTGGGCTGTGGGCACTTTGCGGAATAAACATTTCATATTTTCTTCCGCCAATCGTTTCACTAAACTTACCTGATTTATATTCACCAGTCTTTTTATAGTGATTAATCATTTCATCAAGAGTAAGAGGTGTATCTACATCGTTAAGAGCCTTTTTAAATACTTCTCTTTCTTTGTCGGTACCACGACTACCGGCAATGATATCGGCAAAATCTTTAGTATCATCAGCCATGCGACCGCCTTTATTATTACGATAATCGGCAGCATGGTGAGATAACCGTTCGGCAAATTCTTCGACATAATCTTTAGTAGCTTTAATGCCTTTTTCATCGAATAAATCATATACGAATTTTTCTAACGATGTATCGGCAAAGTCACCAGCTTGAGCAAGTTTTTGACGAGACTTTCTAGCTGCACGAGAATAACGAGTTCCGTTCATTGCTGCATCAGATAATTTTTCACCGTAATTAATTTCACCGGTTATATTATCGTATACACCAGTTGCGGTTAATGACTCTTGTAAAGTACCAGTAGGATCTATAACTTTTAACAACTCTTTAGCTGTTTTTGCGCCGACTTTTAATTCTCTTACTTTCATTAACTCATTCTGATTAAATACAGCGTGTTGTAATTCGCCGATATAATCTTTTGAATATGCCGTAACTTGTTGAGCCGTTACTTTGCCAGAAATACCCATAGTTAATTTATCGACATCGCTAAGTTTTTGTACGAGTTTTTCGTCTTGATCTTTAAGCATAATCTTAAAGATGTCGCCAAGATTTTTACCGTCCTTTATTTCGTATACGCCGTCAGTAAACATAATTCTATTTAATTTCTCGTCGAAATAAATAGCACCTTTGTTAAACAATTCTATGGAACCAGACTCATTTAAATTATCGACGGCTTTTCTCATAAACGCACGTTTAACATCCATAGGCTCATCGGCAATATTATCTAACCATTGTTGTGTTAAGCCTACAATATCTTTACGTTTAACCATCTCTTGTTCACCTTGAATAATATCGATCGGTGATCCATGGTTAACGGTTTTAGCTAATGCATTAACGATAACATTACGTTCGGTATTAATACGTTTTTTAATCGCGCTATACGCTTCTTCTTTAGATGCATTCTGTGTTAAGCCAACCTCTAATCGTAAACGCTTGCGCATTTCTTTTAAATTCTGAGTTCGTTGACCTTCATCGCCAGAATAATAATGGTAAGCAATTTCGTTAAGATTGCCAGATAAGAATTTAGCGATACCTTCTGTATTGAATTTCAATCCGACCATATTGCCAAAACCTGTTTCATTTAAAATTTTAGCAATATTCTTATCGACTTCACCTAAGCCGAAACCTAATGTTTCTGTTGTTTGTTTAGCGTTGCCAACAAACAATTTACGAGCTGTATCTCTGAAGTTATGCAATACCATCCTAGTATCGATGCCTTTAGATTTAAGCAAGTCAATCATACCTTTAACATCGTTAGGTCTTTCACCGACACTCAATTCTTGTAACATCTTCGATATCTTAGACTCAGAAACAATATTATTATTAGCATCGACAAAATGAATTCGACCAAATAAATTACTCTTAGCCATTTTAGATGTTGCACCAGAAAACTCTGTATCCATCGAAGTCTCGACAATATCTTGACCTCGTAAGAATACCGCATCAGATACTTCTTTTAACTCGAATTTGCCATCGGCATTCATTTTAATCGGAACGTGACGTTCAATAAATTCTTTGCTAATATCTTTATTGCCGGCTAAATTAATAGCTTCACCGCCATGTAATCCATAAGTAGCTTGGCCTAATGCATCGGCTAACTCCGGAGAAATTTTAGCAGAACCTTCAATACCAGATTTTAAAGCTCGAGAATATTCTCCATATAATTTATCGACTTCGTTAGAACTTAAAGTACGATGATACTCGTTTTCGATACTCGTTACGATTTCATTGAAAGACTTATCGATGATTTCTTGTCCTTCTTTATCGTGTTGTAACAATAAAGTATTCGTATTTAGTACAGCTTTGTTTGTATCGGCTTTAGTAGATCCTATCCAAGATTTATCGGTATAATAACGAGCAGGATCGTCACGATGATCAAGAGCAACTTGTTCGACGCCTTCTCTTAATAATGTTCGAGATTGACCAGAAGATTGTTGATAACTACGTTCATTGCCAGGGCTAATAGCAGAAGCATTTGTCGCGGTATCATATCGTTTAGCACCTTTAAGTACTTTAGCATAATGATTTGTTTCACTCTTAGTAATATTTTGCTCTTCATATTCTGTATCGGATAGAATAGAATATTCACTACCAGAATATCGAGTACTTGTTTTTAATGTGCCATCATCGTTAAGAATGATTTTACCGTTGTCGTCATATTTAAAATCATAAGTATCGACGCCGACAAAATTCTTTTCGATAAATGACTCATCGTGAAGTACTGCATTTAATCCTTTAGACGGATCTTTAGGGTTAAGCAATGCATTAATTGCATTCTGGGATTTACTAGACGGAGCCATATCTTTAAATAAATCTCCGGTCTTACCATCCCATGCTGGATTAATTGTCTTAAAGAAATTAATTACGTCGTCTCGGCCAGCGCCCTGTTCAACAACGCCCATCTTAACAAAATGGTCGACAGTTAATACGTTAGTATTAAATAACTCAGGAAGAGATCTCATGATCTCTGCTTTATGGTCGATAAGATTTTTTTGTGCGATATTTAAATCGGACAGTCTTAATAATTCTGGCTTAGTTACATCAAAACCTTTATCTCCAGGAGATAAACCTATTTTATTAGGATTTGCTTGAGCATTTTTAAGAACGTTAGTTAATACTTCACCGATACTAGCATTCTTATCGGTTTTTAACCATCCTTTAACAGACGGAAGTATATGATCAAAATTAGATAATTCTCTTGCTACATATTGTAATGCCGGTTTTACTTTTGCTTCGCCGCCATCCATATAAACAGATTTAACGGCTCGCTCGACAAAACTCATATCGACAACACTGTTACCATGTTGGAAAGCAAAATTACCGCCATTAGCGTATACTACTCGAGATAAATATTTGCTAATATCATAGAACTTATTACCTTCGACAATCGCGACAGTATTACCTCTAATCGATAAGTTAGCATTATTACCGAGACTAGCTACAATTTGATTAGCGATACCTTCCATTTGTTTTTCGATCGTATTAAATCGAGCCGATAATACTTTATCAGGCACAAGACCTTTATAGCGATCGACGAACATGTCTTCTGTAAGGCCATTCATTAAATAGCCTTTTAATCGTTGACTTGCATCGAGTGGGCTTTTACTTAAACCATTTGCAGCAGATTTAGCTACCGATCTTAATACGGTCTTTTGAGCATCAGAAGTTATAATCGCTTTACCTGGAGTTAAGTCAAAACTTCTAAATGCTTCATCATGAGGATTACGTTGTTGATATGTTTGCAATTCTCGAATAAAGAATTTAGACATATCTCTAAATGATACATCGTCTTGAGATTTTAAATCATTAAAACGTTTAGTAATGTTAGATAAAGCTCCGCCACGTTTTTCGAGCTTGGTCGCAAAATAATTAAAGCGATCAATTAATTGTGTCGGAGTAATCGTCTTATTAGTACCGTAAGTTCTAAGCTTCTTCTCAAGTGTAGCAGCAGCCATATTAAAATCTTTTTCTTTTAGGCTTAAACTAAACTCTACACCACTAAGATTTTGAGGGCCGGCGAGTCCTGCCAAGAATTTATCGTCAATTCTAAAACGAGAATCATAAGATACTTCATGATTACGAATCATACGAGTATATTCGTTCATCACAGATTGCATTACATAATCGGACGCAATCTTATCATGTTCTAATCCACTTGCCGCAATTTCTCTTGCTGCTGTCGAGATTAAGAAATGATTATCTTTAGAATTAATATTATTTAAAATTTCTTTAACGGCACCGAATGACGGGATATATCCTTTTTCAGGATTATATCGTTCTTTCATTCCGGCTGCTATTTTTTCAATTGAACGAGCAAATGCTCCCTTATCGATACCGCCAAGATCTTCGATCGAATATCCTGACATTGCTTCAGCAACAGATTTACCTAACTCGATATGATCTTGAAGAATTGTCGCGGCTGCTAACTGTTGTTTTTTAGTAGAGAACGTACTAACGATAGGATCGATAACAAAGTTTTCTCGACTATAAGTCGCAGACTGAATTTTATCGATAACGTTACCACGAGACTGTCGTTGGTAAGAATGAACCAATAAATTATTAAAAGTATCTTCTGCCGTATTTGCCATACCGATACCTAAAGAATTTGTCGCAATTTTCATGCCAGGCATATTATATTGCATGCCGTCTTTAGTTCGTTGAGCAATCGGTACAAAAGATTCCATAAATTGATTTTCTAAGTTTTCTTTTGTTCCGACAATATATCGTAATGCTCCATCGCCGCCAGTTAATTCTACCATGTGTAAATCATGGCTACCGTTAATACCGAGTTGGCCAGCATTCTCTGCAATATAACGACCGAGATTAAGATCGTTATGATCGAGCTTCATTACTTTACTTACTTCATAAACACTATTCGTTTTAAAAGTAGAACCTCGATATGCCGTATAATTCTTACCGTCGACATGACGCATATTATATTCTGGGAAAATATACTCTCCGCCATTACGTTCAAACGTTAATAGACCAGAGTTTCTTCCCCATACAGAATTAATATTGCTTACGAATGTACCAGCTTTAATTTCTTGCATTGTCGATTTATTTTCGGCAATTATTTTAGAAGCTGATTCTAAATAAGATCGGAAATATTCATTGTTATATAATTGCTCTAACGCAGAGATATCGGCGCCAGCATCATGGGCCTTAGATACGTCAATACCGAGCATACGAGCAAAATCTTCTTGTCGCAAACTAGAACCTTTAATATAATATGCTCCAAGTCGACCACCTTTAGTTTGTTTAGCTCCACGCAATATAGAGTCTTTATAAGCTCTAGACATCGCTTCAGGGTCTAATGTAATAGCTGTTTTAATCGTCTTAAAAATATCGAAATGATTTTTAGTCGCTATTTTATTAACAGCTCTTGTCCCTAATGTTCTCGTGATATCAGGAGACTCACGCAAAGCAGTCGATACTTTATTTACGTCGAAGAACTGACTATTAAAACCGATTACTTGTGTACCAGAAGAAATATGTTGATCTATTTCTCTAGCTATATTATTTAAACCATCTTGATGATTGTTAGATAAATAATCGATACCACGCCCAATTAATTTGGTCTTATCGTCAGCATCTGTTAGTGCTTCAAGTGCACCGCCAGAACTCATATTATTTGCGTTCTTACCGATACGAGCTAGTGTATCGTAAGCAACTTTTTCTTCTCGAGTCGCAGTATCGTAATTAAATGTGCCGTTATCAAATTTCAATCTTAATAAAGATGCTTGATCTTTTGTTAAGCCATTCATAACGACACGAGTACCGTTCTCGTCTTTTGCAGCATACTGCCAAATAATATCTGGCGTTCTAACTGCTCTATCTTGACCGTCGACATTTACGAGTACAGACGGAATTGTTTCAATATCGAAAAAATAAGGTTTTGCGTCAGGAGACGGCAATGCCTTAGCTTTATTATTTAACGATAAAGCGGAGTTAGACGCTGACTCGATTGCCAGCGCCATATCCTTTCTTTTATTTAAATTAGCTTTTTCTAATAATTCAATAAGATGACTAGGAGGACCAAACGATTCTTTATTAAAAGCATCGTATGTCGGTCTCCTAGTTATATAAGTAAAATCTTGATCCATTATTTAATCCTTTTATAAGAATGATAACGCTTTGTCTATTTTGTAACCAAGAACAGAAGTTACATTAGTTACTATATCTATTATACCATCTTGTTGCGTAGGATTCACCTGTATTTGTTTTTCGGTTAAACCGATACCACTTAATACAGTATTAATTTTAGCTCGGACAGTAATAGGATCATCGCCGTTCCTAATATTCTCTATATTAGGAGCATTGATAACTTCTGGATCTTCATATGTCGAAGAATAAATTCCGAAGTCTGCAAATTGCATTCCTTCGTTATATATTACTTTTGCCTTAATATCTTCAAGGTTAGAAGATGCTTCCCAACCTTGCCATAATGGCCCAGGAAGATTATGAGTCGTGAAGTATGATTCATTAGATTCTGTTTCAGTTTCTTCTTGATACCATACAAGTCTTAACGCTTTAGCTAATGATGGAGATACATTACGTAAAATAGCTCGGCGCTGTTTCTCGTTCGTTACTTTAGCAAATTCGACGAAATATTCTTTTTCGGTGCTAGGTAATGCACGAATAATATCGGAATATTCACTATCTTTATTTAACGCATATACGGTAGACTCAGCTACTTGATGATACATAATAGCTTGTTCTGTCCATTCACCGGCAGCAAGCGTTGTCATATCTTCACTTAAACGACCGAACTTTTTATTAATCCATTGCGCTAATGGATCGTTAGACGGAGTGCCAGAAGTTAATACGGATGCCATCATATCAGTAATCGATACGTCGCCATCCATTTCGGCACGAAGAGCTTCTTGATGTTGATACAATTTATCGACATCGACGCCTTCTTCGGCTTTTGCTTTTTCTTTAGCTGCTTCGTATAGACCCATATATTTTATATAACGAAGTCTATCGAAATATTCTTCTGTATCCCAACGCTTTTCTACGTTATCTGGAGTATATACATGATCGAGACCGAGAGCTTCGGTAATCGGATTATTCTTAGCTAATGCAATCGCTAAACCAGTTCCGGCAAAAGCGGCAGCTTGTAGCATACGACTAGCACGAGTTCGTTTAGCAAAATCGACTAAACTTTCAATGCCTTTGTTATCGACGCTACCAAATAAATGTTCGGCAAATCTACCGATAGAAGACTCATCGGAAACAAATTTATCAAACAGATTTAAATGACTACCGATATCGTAACCCATACGTCCCCATGCATATGTTGCATACATAGGATCGTCGGTCGATGTTGCCATTGCAAATGCATTGCCGGCAAATCTAAATGCACGAGATAATTTTTCTTTTCGTTCAACAGCATTCGCGCCAACAAAAGTAAAACGACCTGTGATTTCACCGGCTAGTGCTGGGCCATCTAAATATGTCGAAGCAAATTTAGCAATAGCTAATCTTGATTTAGAAACATTATCTAAAGTTCGACTATTTATACCTTTGTAATAACGATATGCACTATCGGCCACTAAATCTTTTACAAATGATGTTTTACTTTGCTCGAATGTCGGAACAAGCATTGTATCGATAATGTCTTCCCATGAAGAAAATCCACTACCGTATAATTGATCGCTACGATATTCTTCTAATGGATCGTTAATTCTCATAAACTGACTATGAAGAATCGGAATTTGTGCATGCGTTACTAATTCGGCAGCACTACCGAAAATACGTCCAAACGTATTATAATTAGCATATGCACCAGCCGCAGAACTATCATCCATATCGTATTCAGCTAACCCGACTTCTCGTAACGTATCCGAGATGTTCTCGCCGTTCAAGAATAATGCTGCACGAATTGGAGCTTGTGGTGCATCTGGATTATCGGTACGTTCTTCATCGTCGATACGCATCGTTACTCGTTGTCCTGGCTGGATAACTTGTAATAATTGTTGTTTCGACATAAAACCGTTTTCTTTAAACTTAACACCGGCAATTTGATACAAACGATCATCGCCAGCAATTTTAAATTTACCGTTAGATAATACTTCTTCGATGTGGCCATCTTGAGATACTGTAGTTTTACCTAAGAACTTATAATTAAAGAAGTCATGTTTTTTACCCTGATGTTTAACCATTTCTTCAGTATCTTGTAATACTTTTTTAGCTTCATCAGAGTTCATCATCTTAACGATTTGTTTCCAGTATTTATACTCTGGACTATTAGGAGCTATATCGGCTAATATTTTATAGCGGTCAATGGCGCCATACGCCCCGAACTGATCGGAATGTAATTGATTGATTGCTTCGTAACCTTTGCCTGGTAAACGTGCCTCACCATTTACGAGCTTAGTATAAGGATCACCAGTAAAGAATTTTTCTGGAAGCCATGCATATTGATCAGCCATTGTATTCATCAATGGATTAACGCGTCGTCTCCTTGAAAATTCTGGTAAGAAACGACGACTAATTTCGGCTGTTTCACCACCGAGACCACCGATACCAGCATCCCAGAACTGACGAGTAAATGAATCAATATCGCCAGCATTAGCAATGAATTTAGATTCATCACGGCCAAAAGCACTCGATGCCATATAGCCATAGATACCAGTTAATAATCTTGAAGTAGTTTGTAATTCGTCTAAATAATCACGGCCACCATTTGAATTCATCAAATTATTATAAAGGTCGGCATTATTTAAAACGTCTTCAATAGATCCTTTATACTTACCACGTTTAATACGCTGTTGTATATACATACCGTTAGGATTAGTATAAGGAGAGCTACCAGAATAAATAGCATTATTCATTGCTGAAATAGCACTACCAGTACCATTCGTAACAGGTTGTAAACTAGCTACTTCAGGATTTACGGTACCGTCAGGATTGATATATTTAACGTAATCAGCTGCCGATGCATACATCGGAGCTTGCTGACTATATTGTTGATCACCACTTTGAACATATTCATTATCAGTAGGATGATCGAACGCAGTAAAGTCGTATACACCGAGACGACCATTTTGAAATATTAGATAGCGATTATCTTGTGATTGTTCTTGTATCTGTTGGTTCATATGGTACATGACTGCTTTAACGTCACGACCGAACCACATTCTATCCTCGTGGTATTTTTTCTTAGGTTTAATTATTTCACCTAATGTCGGATTAAGAATTAAACCTTGAAGAGTATTAGATTCAAATAACGGGCCTGATTCTAAATAAGGTCTATCTTCTGAATGCATCTCTTCTAACCAATAAGGATTAAGAGCATAGATTAAAGGAGATAAAGGGTTAGATAAAGTCGGAATAGGGCTATGCATCCACTTATTAAAGTAGCCGCCATAAATACCTTCAGTCTTATAATCAGATTTAGCTAACTTTAAACTGTTATCTTCCCAGTATGAAATACTAGAACCACGGAATTCATTCGCAGAACCCCATACCCAATAACGACCAGCACGAATAGGGTCTTTACCGTTTTGATAATAATCTAATCGTTCTTCATAAGATTGATAAGGACGATAGTCGCCACTGATATATTGAGCCATCGGGTTGGCCATCTTAGCCAATTTAAATGCATCAGTTAACCCAGTAGCATCGGTAAACTTTCTAAAGCCTAAATCGATATTCGCTAGACCAGTTTGAAAGTTTTCATTTAAATTAAATGTATCGTCTGCCCAGTCTAATTGAGTATATAAAAAGCTAGCAGGCAATACACGTTTAAATAATAGTTTGTCGAATATTTCTAAACTACTTCTCGTCGCATTTTCATGTAAACCAAGACCATGGCCTAATCTAAAGAATCGACCAATACCTCTAGTTAACCAGTTATTTGCAACACCGGCAAATGCACCTGGGTCTATTAAATTAAGGCCTTCACTTAAGCGATTGCCCATTTTAAACAAAAAGGCACCTGCTACAGATAAATCATTACCAGTTGTATTATTAGAAAAATCTAAATGGCCGCCAGTAACCTTATCTAACCATGTTGTTTGGCTTAATTTAGCATTTGCAAATAATCCTTTTGCGGAATCAGAAATGCCTTGCATTAATCCATTAAGATCGCCACTATTCCAAGAAGTAATTATCTTCTTAACATCGAGAGATTTTCTTGCTAAGACTGGAGCGGCAGCATTTCCTTTTTTGCCAAAGTCAAAATGAATGTCTTTTTCATTACCTAAATAATGACCTAATATTCTATCGGCTTCAGGACTGTCGTCTAATGTATCTTGTATTTTTTTAAATACAGCAGAACCTATATCTTGTTTATCTCGATTAAAATTATGTCGATCTTTAATTGTATTAATGCCAGATTCTTTTTTATACTTCTCGATAGTATACATATCTTTAAGTTTTTGTTTCTGACCTGGAGATATATTTAAAGAATCTATCTTAGCATAAGCTTCTGCTTGTGTTTTACCTAAAGAATCGACAGCGTTTTTAACGACAGCTTCGTTAACTGTTTCTTCGACAGATTTAATTTTATATAAAGCTTCACTACCGATACCGATACCGTCATCGCGTAAACGAGCATTAATTTTCTTACCTTCTTTAGCAGCTTTAGTTACGCTTAATAAGTCCAAGTTATCGACCTGATCAACGTCGATATCTCGCAAAATTCTTCTTTTAGCGCTTTCGCTTTTAGCATGATATACATCACGTATCTTAGAAAGTGTATCCTTTTTAATGCCTTCTTTTGATGCTGCTAAATCGAGAACAATCTTTTCAGTATTTTTCTCTAAACCAATATCGATACTTTGTACGGCACGAGCATGAGAATAGGCACGCCTGCCTAATGCAGATAGCTCAGACTCGCTTAACTCATCTATATTAGTTTTTCTTAAAGCATATAAATTATTGCCGTCGATATCAGTTATGTGTTTAGCGCCTGCAGTTCGACCAAGTTGAGCCCAATTGGTCTTTTCTTGTTGAATACCATATTGATTCATTTGACGACCATAATGTACTATATCGTCATTAGCTGCATGCCAGTTATAACCACTGATATCCATCTCTTCCATCTTACCGGTCGTAAGATCTTGACGATATAATTTATCACGGTTACGAACTAATAGTGTTCCTTCCTTTTGGAAGTTAGCCATACCAAGTTTAAATTGAGCATTAGAATAAACGTCGACACCTAATTGGTTTTTAGGAGATAAATCATCGATACCAAATAATTTACCGACTAAAGTATCACCAGCTAATCCTTTTGTATTAGATTTTAATCTGTCTAAATTAGGAGTATTTAATACTTCGCCATCAACATATTTAGTGCTATCGTTATATTTAGCATTTTCGAATAAATCAGCTAAGAAAGCAGTTTTTTCATTAGTACGAATTTTATCGAGAGCATTTTCAAAACCGATCACATCTCTTTTGCCTTTACTCGATACAAGAGGTACATCGAGAGCCCCATCATCGATTGCGGCATCAGCTTGCTTTTGTTTTACAAAATCATCAAGAGAGAAATCGTGAATCTCACCAGTCTTTTTAGCCTGATGTTTTGTTAATAGCTCTTCAGCATCTTTAAGCTGATTATCGATAAAATTCTCGACAATTTTTTCGCCACGACTACCAGCACTTTGCCAATCCTCGAGACTACTTTTTCTTTCGAGATTTTGAATAGCTCTTAATGCTACATCAGTATCATCAAACATAGCATGCTCAGAATCGCCACCAGTAACAACATCTCTTAATGTATTTTTAAAACGTTCAGAGAATCCGAGAGTACCGTCATAACGTTGAGACGGAGCCATCTCGTTAATAGCATCGACCATGTTATCGATCGTTGCCTGATTAACGCCAGCCGCTTTAAAATCGCTTGCTACTGTATCTATAACTTGAGCATGATATAAATTTTGAGAATATTTTTCTGCGTCAGCTTCTACATTTAATACACGATTAAAAGTATCACGTAAAATATCGGTTTGCTTATCGGCAGTTACTGTAGATGATGGTTTAGGAAAATTTCCTCGTAATGCTTGATTAGCATATCCTTCTAATTCAGAAAATGTAATCGCATTAGCACCGTCATCAGTAATTCTTGAAAGTCTACGTTCTACTTGTCCTATAATAGGATCGAGTTTAGATAAAACTCTCGCCCCTCTTTTTGTTCTAGAAAAAGCAAAAGCGGCCCCGACGAGTCCGCCGGCAGCCGCTACTGTATCAACAAAAGAGTCGGCAGGACTATCGGAAGGAGCTTCTACTCCTTTATATAAATAATCGTCAGCCATAGTTTTCCCTTGTTATATTAATTTAATTATTATTTCTAAGTTCAGCTAACTCTGCAAGTGTCATATCATGAGGATTTTTACCACTTAATGCTACTTCACGAATAGAGTTTTCATCGCCTTGATTAACAAACGCCTCTGGGAACATAGCTTTTAGTTCGTCTTCAGACATTTGTTGTTTCCGTCTTTGAGGACGTTTAACTGTTTGTTTTGGTTTCTTAATTTCTTCTGGAGGTTTTTCTCGTTGTTCTCTTAACTTATCGAAATATTGTTTTTCTTCGTTAAATAAACGAGGATCGTCTTGTTTAAATGACACATTACTGCCGGCATCGAGAAGTTTTTCCATATCGAGACCACCACGGCCATGGATATTTTTAAGAATCCATTCGCTTCTTGCTAAGAAATCCATCGTTCTAACCATATCCCAGTTATCGATATCTTCTATATCGTATTCAGGGAATGCTTCATGGATTACACAAGAGATTTGTTTATCGACATTTTCCATATTATCGACAGCGTTTAAATAAAGAATTTCTCGTCCTCGTTTACTCATGAAACTAGCGTCGAGAATCTTTTGTGCTAAGTCGGCAATAAGACCGGCTGGTTGTGCACCGATATCGAAATTTTCAGGATATAAGATACAATTATAACAAACAATATCTTCACGTTCAACGTCCATTAATTGCTCATTCTCAAATAATTCATAATATTGTGAACGAGTCAATGGTCGATAAATTACGATGCCATCCGGAAATCCTGTATAAGTAAAAACAGTTTTATATTTATCTTTTAGCTGTGTGAATATTTCATCGAAACGTAATTCTTCCATATTAACACACCTTACAATGGATTAGAAATAGTATTCTTTTCATAACCAGAGTTTACTAAAATTTCATTTACGACAGTATCGATAAAACCACCGAATGTTTCTTTACAGTATTCAATTCGTTCTGGGCGTGGGAATAAAACGAAATAACGAAGAATATTATCGCTACGCAAATCTTCTAATTTTTGAATACGTTCTTCGTAATCTGTAATTGCATCGAATTCAGCTTGTTGTTCAAAAGACAAGTTAGTCATAAGATGTTGTTCGGCGCGAGTAATAATTTTATATACGATAAACTGATCGTTTAGCATTCGAAAAAATCGAACGTTTTTATTTTCTTTACGAATACGAACAGCTTCACTATTCATTAAGTATTCGGTCTTGGAAGGGTCGAAATCATCGTCATGTTCTGTCATGCTAACTTCGACAGCATCGACACCACCTGTCATTTCACGATCGATGTTATCAACAGGATTACTTGTATCCTTTACAGATTGAGTTTCTTTAATGTCGATACCTTTTTTATGTTGTTGATTATTAAACTTTTGTTTCTTCTTGTTATTAGTTGTCATAAATCAGTTTGTCCTTAGCTATTAATTACCTTACGATCTCGAGCTAAAAATTGATATTGCTCTAACACTGGACGACCAGAAGAATCGAGTACTGTTTGTACATTCATTATATGACAGTCTAATAAAATAACATGTAATGGTTGACCCATTACATCGTCATCTTGTCCATATACAATATCGATTTCAAACCCTTGTCTCCATATAGCATCATGCTCAGGATTAGATTGTACGGTTTGAGATAGTCGATGTGGTTGAACAATTTCTTTATATTCGACTTCTTCTGTTTTATCTTCGGCAACTAAAGTTGCCTTTCGATATTTCTTAATCATATTGTCGATATAAAGTGGTTCAGTAAAGTTAATCGTAAACGTTCCTTGTACTAACCGATTACCGATAGCTAGTTCGTCATATATATAAGAATTATAACCGAATAATGGCATATCATGTTGAGATAATCCATAATTAATATTCTGGATATCGGTAACTAATTTATCACCGAACCACACATTCGCATCGATCTGAGAATAATATCTTTTATATGTCGGAGTATTTTTAGTGTACCCAGACGAAGATCGAGTTATTTCTTGTTCAACGTTTTTATTTGTATAGGACAATAGACTGCTTAAATGATTATCGAAGCGCTTTCGTCTCATAATATATTATACTCCATTTTTATTTAAAAGTCTATTTGGTTCTTAACTAGAACATTCCAATTAGCCAAATAATAATCGTTACCATTTCTCCATACTGTAACTAATCCAGTATGAGTTCTAGTTTCTTTATCGTATATAGATATTACAGTATAGTCTGCATCGTCATATGTTATATATGCAGCATTATCTGTTACTTTTTTATATTCAAAACGATAGTTTTCTCCGCGTTTAAATTTAACGGCCGAGACTATCATATTCTTAATATCGTTCGGTATGATTACTCGATGAGATGTTTCTTGATTATATACATACATACCAATATCTTTATGTACTTGTTTAGAATAACGATATACATTTAAATAATGAATCATGTCGAGCAATTCATCATACGGATTAATTTGCACAAATCGGTCAATAACTTTATCGTAATAATTAGATAATGTTACATCGCTATTGCCGATACAATCTGTAAAATAATGATAATATTTATTTACGTCTTCTAATTCAAACTCTTCTTTTAAGAATGCTAATAAGCTAGTTTGTTCATAGCGAAGAGTTTCTTCGATATATTTATATTCGATATCTTGGTCGATATTAAATAAACAAATCGGACTTAAAATATTATTATCTTTATCAGATAAATAACTAAAGTAATTACCGTCGTAAATAGAATTACCTTGTGTCGGCAAATCGATTACTAAATTATCGATTTCTTTTTTAACTAATACTTGATCGGCCGCCAATCCTTCTACATCTGTTATACAGAAATAAATCGGGCCGATATCTTGATATTGATTAGCGCCATCGATAAGTGCAGTTATTTCACCGTCTTCGACTACGATCTTAGGCATTTGCAATACATGGTTATCGATATGCTTATTAAGCAACATACTAATCGCTAATTTTGTATCGTCGTCAAATGATTGATACGCTAACGGTAAGTATCTAAGACTATCTGTTAAATCACTTATCTTAGTCGCAATTATATTTAATTTATCCCAGATAAGATTAGCCGACGTTAAAGATGGATGAATCGTATAATAAGAATTAATGATATTCTGATCGATAATTAAATCGATACGATATAAATAATCTTTATCTAAAAATCCTAAATCGATATTTTTATCTTTAAACGTTATAGTATCTTGATACTCATAAAACTTACCGGTAAACTTATATAAATTAATTTTACCTTCCAAGAATCCATTTACGATATTAGGATGCAATAATGATTGATTGTCAGAGTTTAAATAAAGCGAACTATTATTGTCGATATTGTTATAAAAATTGTTAGCATTATAATGTTTAATCGTTGCCAATAATAAATAAAATAATCGATATTTATTTTTCTCTTCTTGATTGGTCATATAAGAAAAATATAAAGTTTCGACTAAATTCAATCCGCGCTCATCGGATACTTTAATAATAAAATCTTTAAGTTCTTTATTTAACTCATCGTTAAATATTAAATTATTTAAATACGTTAGCTGATATTCTAATCCTTCTGGATATACTTCGATATATTTATCTTCAGATTGTCCGTCAGGCCCCTTACTGAATACTCGATAGATACCAGACTGTAAATCATTAATAATAGCAGTCGGTTCTTCTAATTCATATTTAGTTAGTTCATTACCGTCATCGACATATAATTCTGTATGACCGTTAAAATAATCGTTACAATAAAGGGCAACGAATGTTTCAAATTGCCACAAAAAAGTAATGCTAGATGTGCTCAAGTTCTTCGTTGCCTCCTTCTTTTTTATTAGTAACGTTATCGGTAATAATCACGATATTTCCATTTTCGTCGAGACGATATTTAGTAGCGTCTTCTTCGTCGACTGTTTTAATATCTTTTCTAAAATTAGAATAATCTGGAAGTTTAGTATCTTTACGTTTTTCAGTTTTCCTAAATTCATCGTAAGACGGAATATTGCTATTGTCCTTTTTAGGATCTAAACGATATTTACTATAATCAGGAATGTCCTTAGAATCACGAATTTTGCCGTCTAAGCGATATTTAGAGTAATCGGGTACATCACGTCTAGACGTATATAAAGACGTTCTAAAATTGTCATATTCTTTATTTATTTTAACTCTTTTATGTTCAAGGAATCTAACTTTCTTTTGTTTCTTAGAAAGTAATGCTTGAGACGGATAATACTGTTCTGCTTCTGTGCGCAAATCGTAATAATCTTTTTTAAGCTGAGCCATCTTTTCAGATTCTTTTTCGCCCATAAATTGATCGGCTAATTTTTTATATTTGCGATTGAGAGCTTCCATATAAGATTTAAAAGAATAATATCCATCTTTAGATAATTCTAATACATGTTGCCCATATTGAATCTTAGGATTATAACGAGAGATTTTAGCATTCGTCGTCGTTAACCACGGATTAGATTCGATAATACTTTTTTCATTTATTTTATAATAGTCGTTAGACTCTGTCATATAATCGATATCGGTCGCATAATAATGATATGTATTTTCTGTTAAGATATCGTTAATCGACATAATCTGACCTTCGTCTATAATCGTACAATTATAAACGCTAATAGTAGATTGATGGCCATATTCATTTGCAAAGGATAATGTTACATCAAATACAGGTAATTCATCCATTAAATAATGTTTATTTAAATAATTACCACGTTTAGTAACTTCATCAAATATTTCATAGATAACATGTTTATCTAATACTGCAAATACAATAGAGCCGGCGATAGTTCTTGGGCCGCTTACATATGTAATAGCGTTAACATCACCTAATGTTCGGATAGGAGACTTCTCTTGATGAATACTATAAGAGAAAGTTTGAACACTCCCGAAAACATATGAAATCATATCTTGTCCTGGGATCGTGATATTTACAGATGCCACAATATCGCATCCACTATAGGATGTATAAGTTCTTGTATATTTAGAAGTCTGAATTACTTCCTTATTCCCTAAAGAATAATCAGTTGGCATATTTCACCTTTAAGTTGTATAGCTTCATATATTGTTTTACTCTGTTATCGACTAACGTGATAATATGAGTTTTGAGCTCGATGTTGTGCTCATCAATAATGTCATAGCAAACTTTTAACATTTCTGATTTCATATCGATAGGATATTCACCAGAAACTAGGACATCATTGATCAATGTTTGTAAGCCACGATTTAAGTATAAAAAGATTTGATTTGTGTTTTCTTGAGGATTCACGCCTAATTCTCCTTAGAAAAAATAAAAAGGCGAGGAAAAACTTCCTCGCCAAATTTATTAATACTTGTTGTCAAGTAAATATTTATTTTCTACTGGTTGCAAGTAATCGACAGAGCGAGCAATGTAAGTACAAGCTTTATCAGTAGTTGTAGAATCTACGGAGAAGCTGGATGCTTCATTCAAAATTTCGCAGCCATAGATAACCATTACTGCAGATTGACCATATTCGTTCGCAAAGGACAACGTAATGTCGAATGGAGGAATTTCGTCAGAATATTTTGGCGTAGATTGAATAGCTACGTTTTGCGTAACTTTGAATGGATTAGTAGAAGCTACTTGGCTATCGTTACCGTTAGAACCCAAGGAGTTAACTACCATGTTAGTTAATTTTGTATCCCATTCTGTAATTGTGTACGGTTGATAGTTAATCTGAATTTTTTATAAAATAAAATTTCTTTCGACACTATAGTGTCTTAAGACAATCTCCGTAATTCCTACGGTTCAACAATAATTAATTTTTCATTCCTTCTTTAAGAATATTTTTAGCTGCGTTTATATCTCTATCATGAACAGTGCCACACTTTGGACAAGTCCAAAAACGATCATTAAGTGTAAAATCTTCTTTTTTGTAATCACAAACTGAGCATTTTTTACTCGATGGAAAATATCTATCAACAATATGAATTTTTTTATCATAAAATTTTGCTTTATATTCAAGCTGTCTTCGTAATTCATACCAAGAACAATCCATTATATCAAAAGATAATTGTTTGTTTTTAACCATATCTTTTATTTTTAAATCTTCGATACAAATATCATCATATTCTTTAATTAATTGCATAGACAATTTATGAATATAATCTTTTCTTGCATTCGTTAATTTTTCATATTGCTTAGCTATTTTAATTCTTAGTTTTTCTTTATTGTTACTTCCATCTTTTTTTCTATCAAATTCTTTTTGCATTCTCTTTATTTTAGATATCGTTTTTTTT